CTGCTCGCAGGTATGCTTCAGGTGACTGCGGCTTCTAATATGGTCTATCAAACATATACGGCCTACAGCACCGGCAAAATCTACTCCCGTGTCAAATATCAAACTGCATGGTCGTCTTGGGTCGAAATGTCGGTTGTAGGTCATACTCATGCTATTGCCGATGTTAGTGGCCTAGAGTCCGCGCTAGATGATAGGTTGGCGAAGACAGGCGGTCTAATGGCTGGCCCTATTAATTTTAATGGTTTCGGTTCGGGTAATTCGATTACTGTAGGAAATGGCGATGCCGCTACCGCAACCGCGGCCAATTTGAGATTGTCTTCGTGGTACGGTATCGGCTTCATGAACGCCACTTCCGGACAGTCTGTACCTCAGTGGGAAAATTCGCATTGGTTTAACGTTCGTAATGGCGACATGGGCATTCGTGGCACTTTGACAGCCTCGGGAAACCTCTCGGCGTATTCTGACGCTCGATTGAAGACTGACGTGGAAACGATTGATGACGCACTTGAGCTGGTGATGAAGCTCCGGGGTGTTCGATACACCAAGGACGGTCGCCGCAATATCGGTGTGATCGCTCAGGAATTTCAGAAACATGTACCGGAACTCGTTATCGAAGGCGATGATGACGAGAAAACGCTTTCTGTCATTTATGGAAACACTGTCGGCCTTCTGATTGAAGCAGTTAAATCACTCAAAGGTGAAGTTGATGAGCTAAAGAGGGCTGCGTAATGGCCCTCCCATCATCCGGAATAATTACAGCCGCCATGATCAATGCTGAATTGGGTCGAGCATCCAATGCGGCGATTAATCTTAATGATCCTGCCGTGCGCGCATTGGCAGGTAAGCCATCGGGCGCGATTAGCTTTTCTGATTTCTACGGTAAGTCTTCAGAAGTTGTCGTCACGCTTACAAGCCGAACTGCCGTATGTCTGCAGGATCTCTTTTCTGCCGCTGATTGGGCGAGCAACACTGCCAAACGCGTCGTGATTCCTTCGGGCGTGGAGATTGGCGCAACTAATCTCGATTGGGCGCTTGTTCAAGCCTGGGACGCTACTGGACAGGCTGGTAGTTGGGGCGGTTCACTAACGCTTGAAAACCGGGGCGTTATCTCAGGAATGGGTGGCGCTGCAAACAGCGGCAGGGGCGGAAACGCGCTGCGCATAATCTTCGGCGGCCGTTCCGGTCAGAAACTGCTCGTGAACAATTTGGGCACTATTCGAGGCGGCGGTGGTGGCGGTGGACGAGCTGGTAACGGCGGTCAAGGTGGTAACGGTGTCTGGTGGAACCAATATTGGGTCTATGATCCAAGTAATGGAGCCTGGCTTTACAATCTCTGGAATCCGGGAACCTACTGGAATACCACTTATATGGGTGCTGAGTTATATTGGTATGATACCCGAGTCGCATCCGGTCTGAATAACGGAGCTACTACATTCGAAACTGGCGGTTGGGTTTATGAACGTGGACCGATGGCTGTAGATAATGGCGGCGGGTTAGCGGCATATCACATAAGACGCCGGAGGCTACAATCCGACCCTGTTTATACAACTGGTGGTGCTGGTGGCGCCGGTGGTAATGGCGGCGTTGGTCAAGGTTATGGTCAATCGGCCAGTGCTGGCGCCAACGGCGCGGGCGGGTCTGCGGGTGGCACAAATGCCGGTGCAGGCGGTACGGGCGGCCGCGGCGGTAATGGTGGCGGTTGGGGCGCCGCAGGTGCTGCGGGTGCGACAGGTAATACCGGTGCTGCGGGTAATAACGGTGGCGGTTATGCTGGAGCAGGTGGCGCCGGTGGCGGGGCTGCGGGCTATTACCTTACTGGCAGTGCGAATGTTACATGGCTCAACACGGGCACGCGTCAAGGTCTAGTAAATTAAGAATAATTGCGTGATGCTAACTAATTAGTTATTTAGTTAGCATCACTATTGAGTTATTGTATTTGCAGTAATTCTCTAACTCTGGATCTTCAAATGACCCGTATGAATCGAGCCGCAGCCCGCCAAATCCGTCGAGATGGCAAAAAGGGCCGCAAGTCGCATGATAAACTCATTCAGGCGGCCGATGCTCAGACCAACCCCAAGCGGCCCGTAAAACGCAGCTTTGCTCTCGCCAAGCCTCTTACGGACGCACAACGCGACTACGACAGGGCCTTCCATACGAACCAGATCATTTTCGGCACCGGTCCCGCTGGCACAGGAAAGACCTGGTTTGCAACGATCCGCGCTGCGGAAGCTTTTGAACGCGAGGAGATTGAGAAGATCATTATCACGCGGCCTGCAGTCGAGGCCGGCGAGTCCCTAGGCTTTCTGCCAGGTGAACTGGAAGAGAAGTATGAGCCTTATTTCCGACCTGTGCGTGACGCGCTCGAGGAGAAGTTTGGCACCGGCTATCTTGAGTATTTGATCAAGGTCGGAAAGATCGAAGCGCGCCCTCTAGGTCTGTTGCGTGGTTCGACCTTCAAAGACTGTTGGGTAATTCTGGACGAAGCACAGAACGTCACGCCGACGCAGATGCAAATGTTCCTCACGCGTATCGGTGAGAATTGCAAAATGATCATCAATGGCGATCTGAAGCAGAAGGATATTCCTGGTCTCTCAGGACTGGAAGACGCGATCCACACCTTGCGTCGCGTCGCCGGTGTGGAAGAGGTGAACTTTACCACAAAGGACATTGTACGCTCGGGCATTTGCCGAGATATCGTGATCGCCTACGACAGCAAGAAAGCTGCGTAAAGAGGGGCAAAATAAAAATTAAATTTCCGCTAATCCCTGAAGCGGTCTGACTATAGCGCAGTCAAACAGCATATCAGGAATGGAAATGAACAATCACGAATACATAGCGGCGGCAGAACGTTTCGAACTGCCGCCGTCTGATCGCTTCAAGGACGACTGCGTTACAAACGCTTTTGTAAAATCTCAATTCTCTGCAATGGATCTCGGGCTGTTTCGCACGAAATGGTTTGATTATAGATTTTATTCTCCACTCCAGGCCACTTTCCTCTATATCGCCTATTTCGAGGAAGCCTATTATGACTTTTTCAAGCGGGATGTGGATTATGTCCAGGCCGAGTTCCGTCGGCCAATAACGCGGGCCAAGATTCTCAACGGTCTTCGTGAAAACGATTCCAAACAGCGTCGCAACTTCATGGCTTTATGGCGCGGGCGTCAGGTTGCCGACGCTCTTGGTATGCCATATCCGGTCTTCCTCGATTTTGCCTTTAATGCGCGGCTGCAGAATTGGAAACGAGATACGCTACCGAGACCTGAGCATCTTTACTCCGCACGATGTATCGATAAGGTCGAGCAAAAGTGGGAAGAGTATAAGCGCACTTACTTTCTGAAATCCGATCATCCGGCATACAAGCTGGAAAATTTCTGCGGAACTGCCGATCAGATCGCGCATCAGAATTGGCTCATCGAGCAAGCGGAACACTGCTTCAACTATCCAGCCAATCTTTATGATCTCGTTCAGGAGGGACTTCTTCCTCAAGATCGGGTCGAGGCTCATCTTGGCGTTCAACCCCTTTCGCACTGACTTATAAATGAAGAAACGCATTGTGTTTGTGCGTGATAAATAATAACTAATTCGTTAGTTACTATTCAGGAGTTTGCAATGAGTGATCTGGCCGAGGACGAGCTGGTCGACGAAACCAAATATGATTTTGACGAGGGATTTCAGAACAGTTTGGTAGCGCACTATCTGCGGGATAATAATTTCGCACTGCGCTCCAACGAAGTAATTGACCCTAAGTATTTCACGAACGCGGCCACCGGACAGGTCGTCGGCATTTTCAAAGATTACATCGGAACACATAAGAGCGTTCCGCCATCTTCACTGGTTCGCTCGCTCCTTGAAGACGCTATAGCGAAGAAGCGCATTAAGGCTGAGGATAAGGCCGAAGTCGTCAAGATCGTCCAGACTGCCTACAAGGCACCGCTGTCAGGTGGCACATACATTCTCGGTAAGGTTGGTGAGTTCGCCAAGAATCGCGCTCTTGAAGCCGCGATCATGAAATCTGTCGAGTATCTCGACAAGGGAGACTACAAGGCGATCGCCGATATAATGGCGAAAGCGCAACGTGTCGGCGAACTCGAAGAGACCGACGATTACGATTATTATGCCGACGTCGAGGCGCGAACTGCGGTTCGCAAGGCAATCGCGTCCGGCACTCTCACCAGAAATGGGATCACAACCGGCTATTCCGAGCTTGATGCGCACCTCTATCATTATGGATGGGGGCGCAAGGAACTCTCCTGCATCATGGGGCCGTCAAAGTCGGGCAAATCTCTATCGCTTGGTGACTTCGCGAAGAATGCCTCACTGGCCGGTCATAATACGCTCTACGTTTCGCTCGAAGTTGCGAAAGAGATTATCGCTGATCGTATCGACGCCGCGCTCTCAGACACGCTGATCCGCGATCTCCACATAAACGCTGACGTAGTTGAAGCCTCCATCAAGGCGGCGCAGGCGAAGGCCGCTGCGTTTAAGATGCGCGACTTCGCATCCAATTCAATGAAGCCGTCTCGTCTGTTCCGGCTAATCGAAGATTATAAGGCCGAGGGCATCATCCTCGACCTCGTTGCGCTCGACTACGCGGACATTATGGCTGCTGAATATCGCTCGGACAGCCTTCAGGAAAACCTGCGTTCGATTTACCTCGATCTTCGTTCTATCGCTCACGAATTTAACCTCGCGATGCTGACTGCTACGCAGACGAACCGTGATGGCGCCAAGGAAATGACTTCGAAGGCGACGAACATCGGTGACGACTGGAATAAGACAAGAACGGTCGACATTCTGATCGGTATTAACGCTACCGAAGCTGAGAAGAAGATCGGTGAGGCGCGTCTGCATTGGGTCATGTCCCGTAACACTGCTGACGGCTTCTCCATCCGCATCAAACAGGACAGAAGCAAGATGCAGTTTCTGACCAAGGTTCTCGGGATAATCTGATGAGTGATATTTTTCAGCGCATCCAGTCAGAGCTTGATTTCGGATACTTTCTCGATAGCGAAGGACTGGATTACAAGGAAGTTCAGGGGTCGAGCGGCGAGCAATTTCATATAAAATGCTGTCCGACATGCGGTGACTCCCGCTGGCGCACTTATATGGGCGTCGAGTCCGGTCTAGGGAACTGCTTCAAATGCGGTGAGAAATACACCAAGATCACCTTTCTCAAAGCGCATTTTGGCTATGACAATTGGGGGGAGACTTTTCGCAAATGCGAGGAAGTTCTCCACGATCAAGGCTGGCGACCGGTTCGAAAATCGGTCGTCGTGGAGCCAAATATATCGGAAATTCGTCTGCCGATCTCGGATCCAATTCCATTCGCAAACGGAGCCAACTTTCCTTATCTTGAGGAGCGCGGCGTCACGAAGGAGCTTGCGGCCTACTTTCATCTCCGGTTCTGCAAGTTTGGCGGATGGGTGTTCAAGTCGTCTGAAGGAAAACAGCAACTCCAAAATTTCAGCGACCGCATCATTATCCCGATCTTTGACCTCGACAGAGAGTTGAAGACATTTCAGGGGCGCGACGTTTCAGGCAACTCTGATCGAAAATATCTGTTTCCGGTTCAACTCCCTGGAACTGGCCGATATCTCTATAACGGCCAGAATGTTGTCGCCTGCGAGCATGTTGTGATGGGCGAGGGCGCTTTTGACGTGATTGCCATCAAGGCAGCGCTCGACCTCGATCCTGCAACCAGGAACGTGGTTGCGATCGGCTCATTCGGCAAGCACCTGTCGCACGGTCACAAAACCAATGACGATCAACTCTCCCGATTGTCCACGCTAAAGGCACAAGGTTTGAAGCGCGTGACGATTATGTGGGACGGAGAACCGGCAGCATTAACCGCAGCGCTTGATGCAGCCAAGCTGATCCGGTCAGTCGGATTGATGCCGCTCATTGCCCTTCTACCGTCAGGCAAAGATCCAAACGAAGTGCCGGCCGAGGAAGTTATCAAAGCGTTTTACGCAGCCAAAGAGTGGAATCTCTCCACAGACGTGAAATGGCGCTTGCGAAATCCATACGCGTAAAATAGATACTAACTAACTGATTAATTATTTACCGCGTGAAACCCTCGTTTCGCTCGCGTATAAAAATGTCAGATAAAGCAACAGCAATAACAGACGGCAGATCAATGACAGCTAATCGCTACACGGTTAAGGTGACGCGAACACCTTTGACGAATGGCAAACGCACGTTTGTCTCTTTTGTCGCTGTGGGTTGGAATGGCGCAGCGCTTTTCTTTTCGAGCGCGCCCAATGAAGACGCCTACGGATTAGAAAAGGACGACAAGGAGTATCACGCCTGGCTTCCCATCCAGAAGAATGAATCCGGCGTCCAGGCGATCATCGCTGGCAGCAATCTCAATTACAATCGCCGTTCATGGGAATCGAGCCAAATGTTCGATGACGATGTGGTGAATTTCTTCAAGGAAATTAAGAAGGTTGGCTACACCGATATCAAGCGCGATTTGGTTCAGCACATCGTCGGCCCAGGGCTAGACGAGGAGCGGTATTTGGAGCTGCGCGTAAACGCGGCACTGTCTGATGCTGGTAAGCACTTTAGGGCACAAATCAGAGATATCGACTCGCGAAATCCAGTTTTCGTCAATTTTAAAAGCAGCCTTGATCGTGATCATGCCGCTTATAAGAAGATAGCTGAACGTCGGCGCGCGGAAGCTGAGGAAATTCAAGCCCTGGAAGCGCTAATCACTAACCAGGTGTTTGCACAGACACACGAAGGTTTTGGAGCGTTCTGATGAATGAGGTTGATGATTTCGGCCGCAGCGATATCAAGATTTTCGCAAATCTTGTCGCCAGCGAACTTACCGACGCGGCGACGCGTAAGAACCCCTTCCTCGATCCTCGCACTGACGGATATCTAAGTAAATCGGTCGCGGAGTATTTGGGTAGGCTGTACGATAATGGTCTGGCGAGTGCAGATGGCTGGCTGTTTGATACGATGGAGAACTTCGCCGCCATCTACAGATGCGGCTCGAACGCAGTTCTGTTTCAAGTTTATATTGCGCCAGATAATGGCGTTTTCGCCTGTATGACGCGATGGATCAGATACGCCGGCCAGTCTTTGAATTTCTTTAATTTGGAGAGTCGGGCTGTCTTTCTCAATCCTGAAAATCTCTTAAACCAGGCGATTATATGCGAGGAAAATGTTTCCGCGCCGATGTTCTTTAGTGGCCGCGTTGGACGGCTCCTGCCTTACATGGATGTGACCTACGAGCGGGATGCATATAAATACTGGCGTCCTCGCAAAAGTGAAAAGGATAAGCGGGCTGGCGGGTTTGAACCATTCCATCAAATGCTCAGCGGACTTAATCTGGCGGCCGCACTGACCTCTGAGGCTGGTCGAAAGTTCGCCTCATATTACGCCAGCGACAAAGGTTCAGATACCGGCTCGGGCGATATGTGGGAGGTCGCTCACGCCATTCGCGATTTTCGCTCCAGAGCGGATACGAACGACGATCTTGGCGTCAGTGTCGAAGGTTATATCAAGCCAAAAATCGATCAGAAGTTCTACGCGGAGCTTCCCGGCTTTGGCGCTTTCTAAGCGAGGATAGAATGAACAACTGCATCAAAAGCTCCGTCAATGTTAAGAAGATTCAGTTCTCTCTTTACGGTAGGCCGTTCGGAGCTTTCCATTATGAGCGCTTCGATGACTATTCGTTTCGGGAAGCATTCGTCCAAGATTTCATAGCGAATCCGGAGGCGGCGCTTGGCTATCGTCACTTTGTCAAAACCATCAAAGACACAAAAGAGAAAACCTCTTTTGGTGCTCTGCAATTGATCTATATCCTACCAACGCTACCTGACCCACTCAAAAATCAGTGCGTTCAAACCTTCAATGCGATAATTCCCACCGTTTTCGATGAAGAAATAAACGGTTGGCGTGTCGGTTATCATTATGAAGAAACTGAGAAGGGCGGCTCGGGATCTGGCATAGCTATTGATAATGTTACATGGGCGAACATGATGGGTCCTGATATCAATCATTATCCCGTTGACGAAGCTTTTCGCCGATATCGTAATCGACTTCGCCGTTATGTGAACAATATTTTTATGGGTTACGCACCTTCGCTTATTGAGCGAAACTGGTTACCAACCCAATCACGGGCAACATTCTTCTACGGCCACGATGAAAAGAACTACAAAGGTCTTTTCAACAGCAATGCAAGTCTGGCTCTCGACGGTCTTAATTTATTGCTCGCACTCCAGCATCATGGCGATTTTGGAAAGACAGCGCTCGGAAAAGTGCTCAGCAAGAGCGCTTATAATTTTCGTCCTACGGTACATGCTTATCGGAATCGTCGTTCATCGTATGAAATAAAACAAGGCATGATCAACGTACTCGACGATGAAGAAATCCAAAAAGTAGTAGAATACTACGCCGACAATCCTCTTTTTGGTGCCTTCTAAGGTAACTAACTAATTAGTTTCGCCGATACTAACCCAAATCAACTTGCGTTATGTTTGAGAAAATCGCGCAAGTTGAACAGAGAGATATAAAACAATGACCTATTATTTGTCGTTGGATAATGACCCCAAGAATAACAAGTTTCAGTTCGTTTGCCCAATCTTCGAAACGAAGGTTCACATGGCGCACTGTGTTCATCTTCGCAACATCGTTTGGTGCGGCGGTCGAAGCGAAATCAGGCGCGGCTGCCAGGCGTGCATGTTGTCGGGTAAATGTCCGGCCTCTGAAATCGTGCGCAAGATAAGTTTTCATAAGGATACGCCAGACGACTACGGCAGTGCTACTCCCGTCCTTGGCAAGATTCGCCGAGACGTTCTTGAGAAAGTCGCTCCAGTCATCGTTCAGGAAAAACACATGCAGGAGCTGCGTGTTTCCGAAGCGGAAAGGGCGCTCATCATGACCGCGTCCGAACGAATACGAAAACTCATTCCTTCAGCTCCTGAGCCAAGTAACGCAGCGCCGAACTATTCCCGGCGCGCGCCAACCAGTTCTGACCGCGCTCCTCGTTCGACACGTAGGCAGGCAGCGCCGAAACCAACATCAACTGTCAATAACGCGGCGCGCACCGGTGACATGTCGGCCGCCATCAATATGGAGGCATCATAATGCGCGGAGTAGTTTCAGCTTCGGATCGAATGAAGGCAGAAGAATACAAGGTTGCTCGTCTCCTTGAGAATATTCGCGACACGCCTTCTCTGAGAGAAAAGAAGGAAATGGTGGAGGAGCTGCTCGACCTGGAGCTTGGCGCGTTTGTTCTCAAATGGGCGCTCGATCCCGACTACACGTTCGGGATTTCGCCAGAGCGCATCGTTGGCGGCGGCCGTCTTTCACTTACGCCAAGTCGAACCATGGGGCTTCTGTCTGATCTGGTTCAGCGCAAGCTCAGCGGAAACGCAGCCATCGCTCAGATGCGAGATTATATGCAGATGCTTTCACCTGATGGATCGGAGCTGCTATTTCTCATTCTGTCCAAGAATTTACGCTGCGGTTTCGGCACGCGAATGGTCAACGAGATCCGACCCGGCTTCATCAACACCTTTGAGGTCATGCGCGCTCAGAAATACGAGGAAAAGCGCGTTGCTGGCTGGAAAAACATCGTCGGTGAGCCAAAGCTCGACGGTAATCGAAATACGTTTCTATGTTCAAACGGGCAGGGTGCATTCTACACGCGTTCTGGCGAGATTGTTCGGGCGCTCGATTTTGCGGTTGCTCCAATAATGAAGGTGGCAAAGCTGATCGCCGAGCAGGATCCCGAGTTCTATATTCGCACGGTTGATGGCGAGAAGGGACTTTATTTCGCGCTTGATGGCGAGGCGATGATGGGTTTGTTCGGTGACACCGGAAAGCTTCGTCGCAAAAACGAGCAGGCGAAAAACGCGGAGCTGCATCTTTACGATATCATTCGCTATTCGGACTGGACGGGCGAAAGCGCAAAACCGATGACGCTGAAGGAGCGTCGTGAGAAACTAGCAGCCTTCTGCCGTGTTGCCAGGGTACTTCTGAAAGGCGAGTTCGAAAATCTCGTTCAAATTGTCCCTCAGACGCCGCTCACCGACGTGGCCGAGATTGAGGATTATTATAATACTTGTGTCACAACTCCGCTTGGTTCGTATCTGGCACGTGGTGATCTCGATCAGGAAATTGAATTGACCATTGCGCTCACAGACGAGCAAACTGGGCTTCCAAAGAACCTTGAAGGAGCGATGATCAAGAATCTCGACGCGCCGTATGAGCGCAAGAAGTCTTACAATTGGCTCAAGATGAAGCCGAAAGAGACAGAGGATCTTCAGATCACCGGTGCTTTCCCAGGCGAGCCGCATAAAAAGTACGAGAACACGCTCGGTGGTGTTCTGGTAGATCGTCAGGGCGTTGAATGTCGCATCGTCGGCTTCTCGGACGAAATGCGCGATGAACTGTGGGCGCTCTATCAGCAGGATCTCGAAGCAATCGCCGATCATGGCATCGAGGACCTATCCGACTTCAGCGGCAAGCTGATCGGGCGGCTGATTGAGGTCAAGTTCCAGGAGGTGACACCAGATGGCTCACTTCGTCACGCAAATTTCGTGCGCTTCCGGGACGACAAAGCTGAAGAGGTTCGCGAAGCAGCCTAGTTCATGGCGTCTCCTTTAGCTTTCGCAGCAGAAGGCGGCGCATTTCAAACGCCAGGTCAAACTTGCCGGACTTAATCATCCGGCACACTGACCGGAAATAGCCGCCAAAATTCGCGATCGGTTGTGATCCTACAGCCGGTCGCGCCTGCATTTGCATCACGTATAGGAATGCGGCCGCCGCGGACGACCCGCCGATACTGTCACGCGCTTCCTCCCAGGCATCATTACTCACGCCAAACGCGCCGCGCAGCTTCACCACCCCGCTAACCAGGTGCTGTTCAGTCCGCACTTCCTCAAAATACTCCATCGCGTCCGGGCACGCCGCCGTCAGATCGCTAATTCGCAGCGCCGCCGCTTGGCTTTCTTCGGAAGCCCCCTTACAAAAATTGGAATCTTTGTTGTTATCTATATGACGGCAATTATTGCCGCCAGAGGCGGATTTATATCTCTCTTCGGCATCAATACGGAGCTGGCGCCATTCCTCGATAAACGGTTCAGGAGAGGCGAGTGACCCGCGGCGAGGAAGTCTACCCATCAAAGCGACGAAGCGCTCCATTAGGTCCTCGGCGTCGATCTCAGCCAGAATGCCGCGAACCGTGCGTCGTTCCATCGTCAGCTCGTCAAATTTGGCCGATCGCTCCCGCTTGGCCGTCTCGATCAGATAAGATAACTTATGGAACTCGGACTGACGTGCCATTAATGGCCCGAGATCAAAACCGAAGGCTTTAATTATTTTACCGTCACGGCTTCTCTGAGCGAACCTTTTGCCATTTGCCGAGTCCTTGGCATTAATAAGCCCAAGATCAATGAGCTGGCGCAGCGCATATCGAATAGATCGCTCAGAAATTCCGGAATTTTCGCATAAATATTCATTGGAAGGCCAAACGAGAATTTTGCCTTCAATCATTTCATTGCCATAAACAGCGCAAAGCTGTGTCAGCACATGACGCACCGAGCTTGTGAGTTGCAGAGCCTTACCGGCCAGCGTTGCTGCCTGGAGCAGTTCGCTTCGGGTGACAGGTTGCAACTCCTCGTGCGTAACAGCAGGCGCATAGCTCCGCTGCCCGAACACGCGGGTTCCCATATCTCCAAACCTTTATTTAGGCCAAGCGATCCCGTTCGCCCAGAAAGGCGTTGACAGGTGATTCGGAATTGGAGTAGGAAGAAGACGCTTTAAGGATTTTGGTTCTTCCTACCCTTGGTTTTCCAAGTGATCGAAAGAGGTTCCTTCTTCCTACAAATTTCCAACCCGTGGCTCCAACCACGGGTTTTTATTTTGCTTGGCGAGTTTCCTTTAAATTTCGCAAGGCGGCAGAAATTAATTCGGACCTGCTTTTCAGTCCTTCTTCCGCCATTACGCTATCTACAAAGTCTCTCTCCTCTTTTTTGAGCCAGATATTCACCTGAATAAACCCCTGGTTAGCCCGGCGTTCTCTGAATGCCTTCAGCTTATTATTTGCCAAATTGGGTTCACTCATGGTTACTGCTCCGTTAATGCGATTTCTAGCTACTCAGATTCTTTCCGATTCTACAAGCGCCCCAAAATGGCCCTCCTCTGGAATCTTTCATTCCCTCTGAATAAGGGGGTTAAATAATTGTTGAATAATTATTTTCGTAAAAAGTCGTGGTTTTAAGCGATTCCCTCTTGATTTCTCACTATTTAATTACTTATCAATGTCGCAACGACAAAAGGCGATCATCGACGAAGTTACAAACTGAGTTCCGTTAGGATGATGTAATGCGGAATTAAAGATACAGGCAAGGAGATCGATAATGGGCGAACCGACTAAGTTTAATGAATTTTTACAAAATGCACTTGAGCGTCCGCATGGCCTGACGAACAAGGAAATCGCCGACAAGGTTGGTATCCCTAATGCCAACATGATCTCCATGTTCAAGAGAAACCCCGATTACAAGACGCCACTTCAATATATTGCCGGTCTCTCCAAGGTGCTTGGCTTTGACTTCCGCTACGGAATGCGCCTGGCATTGCAGCAATATTATACCGATGATGTTATCAACGCCCTCGAGCGCGCATTCGTCGAAATGACGGACGACGAGCAGGCGGTCCTGAACGAATATCGCGAAGCTAAAAAGTCCGGAAAAGCTTTTGCTGTTGATGGCGAAACGCTTTCCGAGGAAGAAGCGGAGGTAATCCGCAACATGCGGAAGCTTCGCGAACTGGGAGTTCCGGTGAACTTCAGCAAAGGCGCCTGATAGCGCTACCCAAAACCGACGTTTGAGTAAAACAAGGCTGCGGCCTTGTTTTATATTGCTCCTCAGTCTCACTAACCGGTTATTTAGCTAGGTGACAACATGTCTAATAAAGCAGTTCTTCAGGAAATTCGTATCAATGAAGCCGAAGTGTTCGAGCAGATCGACAAGATTTCGAATCCGACGGTGATCGATATGAATGGACTGACTATTTATAGCGGAAATCACGAAGAATATGGCAATTGCCGTTTGATCGTTACAGCGTTCGCCGAAGCGGTTTTGTATTTCGCCAAGTGATCCCCAGATCGATTTCGAATAACTTGTGAGCAGTTGAATAACTCACAAGTTATTTCTTTTATGAACAGCAGCAGCAACGTCCGAGGTCAGGAATGTCCAATTCTGTAATGCAGATTGCACAGCTCAAGGAAGTCATCCAGAAGCTTGTGCCACTTATCGCCGGCAAGGGACTTGAGGTTACTCAACGCGGCTCCAAAGCATACGTTAAGACCCATCCTGTCACCGGCAAGCCTGTCTCGGTGAATATTCCGAATATCTCCGATAATGCGTCGCCCGATTTCGTGCGCGCTATTCAGGGCTTCATCGATCACGAAGTGGCTCACGTTCTCTTCACCGATTTCGATATCTACACCTCGGCAGGCGCAGATCAGTTGAAGCTTTCACCGAAGCAGCGCCGCTTCACCGAGATCCACAATATCGTTGAAGACACCATGATCGAACGTGAAATGGTGAAAATGTTTGAAGGATCGGCTCGCAATCTCTCCGATCTCGGAACGCACTTCATCGAGAAGGTGACCAAGCCGGCGATCGCCAAGGCCGGCTCACCGGAAGAGGAATTTCAGTACCTGTTCGTTCCGATGACGCGAGCGCTAGCCGGTCAGAAGGTTTTTCAGAATTTCATGGACGACGGCGGCTACTGGAAACACCCTGTGGTCGAAGACGTGATGAGCAAGCTGTCTACCGAGAGCAAGCAGTTTCTGGCGAAGGCCCGCTCCACAAAAGAGACCCACAAGGTCGCCAAGGAGTTCGAGAAAATCTTCTTCGGCGACGATGAAGATGATGAAGACGAAGAGGATGGCGATGACGGTCAGCCGTCGCGCAGCCAGGACAAGCCCGACAAAAAGGCGGGTGCTGGAAACGGAACTGGCAAGCGTGACCATTCAGAGAGCAAGCCTGGTGAAGAAGGCGACGACGAGGGTGAAGGCACGTCCGGCTCAGGCAGCTCAGGTGGCGAAGGAGATGAATCCGAGGCGGAAAGTGAAGGTGACGAAGGTGGTAGCGACGGCTCCGCGGGTTCAGGTGGCAAGCCGAAAGGTAAGATGAGTGACGAGGTCGGTGATGGCAACGGCGAAGATGTTACCACGGACGGCGCAACTGGCGGCGGCAACGGCGAGTTCATGTCCGAGGAAGACCCGCAGTCAGGTGGCGGCGGCGTCGGTAATGGTTCCGTGAAAAAGTCCATCTTCGAGTTCGAAGATGATGCGTTCAAGGAAGCAGACGTCTCCTCAAAACTCTGCATCGAGATTGAGGAAGAAGCCGTCGATATCATGAAGGCGGCCGACTATAACGTTTACACGACGGAGTTTGATCGTATCGAGCCACTGCTGGTTCCAGAAAACATCAATCCAAAATGGATTCCTGAGATGGAAGAAGCGACCTCGCTTCTATGCGGCAGAATGCAAAAGGATATCGAACGTCTGATGGCGGCTCAGTCCGTTGTAACGCGTGTGCCAGGCTATCGTCGTGGTCGTTTGCATATGGCTTCGCTTCATCGCGTGGTTCAGGGTGATGATCGCGTCTTCACGCAGAAAGTGGAAAACCGCTCCAAGGATACGGCAGTTTCGCTTCTCATCGACAACTCCGGTTCAATGCATGGTGAGAAAATGCGTGTAGCGATGCTGGCCGGTTACGCTCTTTCCCGCACGCTTGAACGCGTTAAGATTACCCATGAAGTGATCGGCTTCACAACGGGAAGTTGGGGCGATCTTCCACAAGACGTCCTGAAGGCAATGTATGATGAGGCGCGCAATAGCGGGATTTCATATGATCGCGATTGTACGCTGGCGATGCCAATCTACAAAGACTTCAACGAGCGGGTTGATTCCACTGTCAAGACACGCATCGCTTACGCCATGAACGCACAGCGCGGCCTGTCAGGCAATATTGACGGCGAATCCCTGCGCGTAGCAGCCAATCGTCTTCATACGCGATCTGAAAAGCGAAAGGTGATGTTGGTTCTGTCAGATGGCCAGCCCGCAGGATCGCACCGCGCCGCCCCTCACCTGAAGCAAACGGTTCAGGATCTGAAGAAAGAGGGTATCGAGTGTGTTGGGATCGGCATTCTCACTGACGCGGTGAAGAAATTCTACCCAAATCACGTGGTGCTTCGCAACGTTAACGAGCTTCCAGGCGAAGTGATGGGTCAGCTCAAGGCAATCCTTCAGTAAGCCCAAAAAATGCGCAAAGGACTAACTAATACGTTAGTTGCCAGTTGAAGCCCTTTGCGCAATCGCGTAAATAAATAATCAGTTAGTGAGAACTAACTAAATCAGCAGCAGCAACGAGGATCAGATGACCGCGCTTCAGAACGAAACAGCCACGCCTACCGCCAACGACAAAATCAAATGCCTTGTCGACGGACAGATGGTTCACTCCATTCAGAACCATATCGAGAAGAACCTTCCTGAATGGACCATCCAGCGCTATCAGGAAGCATATCCGGACACGCCGTTGTTCTCGCCTTATGGTGAAATGATCAAACAGCGTGCTCTCAAGAATGCCGAGGACCAGCGCAAGCAGCGTGAGGAGAAGGAGCGCCAGGTGGCGGATGCTGCACCAGCGCCCGTTGCCGGAACGTCGAATAACGTTGTGGTGGGTAACTTCGGTGGCAAGCAGGCCGAGCTGATCTCAAAAGTTGGCGCGATGCACGAACTTTTCGATCTTGGCGCCGTACCAGCAGCCATGGGTTCGAAGGGGCAGCCAATTGCGGTGCACTATTATGAAGGTCACACGGACCTCAATTCGCTCTATCTGCCGGCGACCGACGCTGCATATGTCTTCAACATCGACCTCCTGAAGAAAGTCATTCTGGCGCTTCAGTTGAATTTCCCGATGCTGCTCTGGGGTAAACACGGCACTGGTAAGACGACCATCGTCGCCCAGGCATCTGCTCGAACGGGCCGTCCTGTTATGCGTGTCCAGCACACGATGAACATGCAGGAGTCTGACGTTATCGGTCAGTGGACTGTGAAGAACAGCGAAACGGTGTTCGAGCTTGGACCGCTTCCGACCGCCATGCTGAACGGTTGGGTTTACATCGCCGACGAATATGACTTCGCAATGCCTGCCGTGACAGCGCTCTACCAGCCGGTTCTCGAAGGTGAAGCTTTGATCATCAAGGACGCGCCAGCGCATCTTCGCAAGATCGTTCCGCACGAGAACTTCCGCTTCTTCGCTACCGGCAACACGAACGGCACCGGCGACGAAACTGGTCTCTATCAAGGCACGACCATGCAGAACGCCGCCAACTACTCGCGCTTCAAGATCACCGAAGAGGTCGAGTACATGGACGCGAAGATCGAGGAAGCCATCATTTCTGCCAAGACTGGCGTCGACAAGACGGTTTCGCGCAATCTCGTGAAGTTCGCCAATCAGGTTCGTTCATCGTTCACTGAAGGCAAAATTTCTTCCACGATCTCTCCACGTGAGCTGATCTCGGCTGCTCAGATCGGCTTCGCGTTCGGTGGAAAGTGGGCTGTCGGTTTGCAGCTCGCGTTTTCCAATCGCTTGTCGTCGGTCGACAAATCGGCCTGCGAGCAGTTCATGAACCGAGTGTTTAAGGACGGCGAATAATCGTGACGAACTATCGTGACCCGAAGAACAGCGAAGCGCAGATAAAGCGCTTCGCCTGGAAGGTGTTGCGACGTTTTCGTGCCGCAGGCGACCACTCCCACGAGATCGATGATGTTGTGCAGGAGCTATGGATCGCCTGGCACAAGGCTGTCCAAGCCTTCAACCCCGAAATGGGCGTGCCATTTGGTGCTTATCTGATGCGCGGAATGAAGTTCCACATCAACAAATACGCCGATGATCACGTCACCAAGCGTCACGATGAAGTTGTGGCGCTGTCGATGGATATGACGTTCGACGAAGATAAAGCCTTCGCGAACATCATTCCGGACACCGCAGAGCTTCAGGATGAGGTCGTTATCAAGCGCGGTCTATTTGAGCGCGTGGTGGCTGAACTTTCGCCAGACGCCAAGACGTTCGTCCGGATCATGACAGATGATTCCGAAGAGCTTCGACACGAAGTGAGGGCGATCGAGGAGCGGAACAACTACGCAAGCTCTCAAAGGGTGCGCAGCCTGCTTCCACTCGGCCTCTCTGAAACTGCCGTCTTCGAGTTGATGGGCGCAACATACCGTCAGCGTGAACGGATTTTGGCAGAGATTGAGAATGTGAGCCAAAGGTACAGCAAATGACCAATACTCCGCAGTTTGCCCCAGGCTGTTTTGGTTCAGCGCTTGCTTTCAAGAGCGCTGACCAGATTTGTCGCCAGTGTGTGTTTCGCGCTCAGTGCGAGCCTGAACACTACAAAAACCTTCAGGCGCTTCGCGACAAATACGGCATCAAGTCGAAGGATCGTCCGAAGGTCCTGAACGATGATGACGAGAAGTACCCGGGGCTGACTGCGAAAGTGGTCGAGGTGATCGAACGTCTCAAGCGTATGGATATCGACGTGAAGGGAATATTCAAAAGCGGTCAGAACCCGTTCGTCGGCCGGAATATGTTTCCTTTCGAGTTCATCTGTCATGCAGCGTTGAAGCAACCGGATCGCAAGCTTGAAATGCGCCAAGTCGCGATCTTCTTTGCGCAAAAGCTGAATTGGGCCCCGAATACGGCAGCCGCTCAGGCTCGCATTGTCTGCAAAGCGCTCGAATATTTCAATGTGGTTCGCTGTGAAGGCGACCAGGTTATCTCCACTCTCGCTGATAACGGATGATTTATGAATACCGCCCTCGCCTGCCGTTCTGATTTCTCCCTTGGTGAGTCCATTTTGACCACCGATTATATCGTGCGTGACGCGAAAGCTGCCGGGCAGACTGCCGTGGCGCTTACTGACACAATGAGCGTTACCGCAATGACGAACTTTTTCGGTGCCGCGAAAAAGGATGGGCTGAAGGCGATCATTGGAACGCGTCTACGTTTAACAGACAATCCAACCTGGCGGCCTGGCAAGGACCAGAAGAAAAAGGATATGCCGCGTACTTACTGCGCGATCCTTTATGCGCGTACTGAGGCGGGTCTAAAGGTGATCTATCGCCTTCTGTCACTCGCTAATTCAGAAGCACGGTTCTACTACGAGTCCAAGCTTGGCTTCGACGATCTGTATAAGGAGCTGGACGCCGCGGGTAATGACGATCTGGCGATCGTGTATGGCGATACACATAGCATTCTGGAACACCCTGAGTTCGATAAGATCGCTTCGCGGTTAAAGACGACTGGTGTTTCTGAGATTTTTGCGCCGTTCGTTCCGGTAAACACCCCGTATTTCGCTCGATTGTCAGAGTTGGCTGCTAATGCGTGCCGTGACGGCTATGCGAAGCCGCTTGTTATTCGACCAGCGCTCTATGAGCGCGATGCTGCGGATTATAAAGAAATCATCACGGCTGCGATCGGCAATCAGAAGATTACTGATCCTTGGTTTCGCTCTGCCTACAATCGCGACTTTCATATCATGCAAAAGCCGGAACTGACGGCCGAGCTGGTGAAAACTGGCAAGATGTTGCAGACGCTTGGTAAGGATGAAGCGTTGAAGCAGATGCGCGCAGGCATCGCCAATACTGAAACCTTTCCCGATCTGTTCACGTATGAATGGAGCAAATCCGGCGTCACTCTGCCAAAGCTAGTTCCCAACGAGTTCGCAAAAGTAGTCGAGGAATGCAAGCTTGGCTGGACACGTCGGTTCATGTCACCGGTTTTTGGTCATATGCCGGATATGACTGAACTGAGCACGGTTTACATGCCGCGTTTGAAATACGAGCTGGAAGTTCTCCAAAAGCTCGACTTCTCTGGCTACTTTCTGCTCGTCCAGGATATCGTTCGACATGCAAAGGATTCAGGTATTCTTGTAGGTCCAGGTCGAGGCTCCGTCGGCGGCTCCCTTGTCGCTTATCTTATGGGCATCACTGAATGCGATCCAATCAGGTTCGGCCTTCTGTTCGAACGCTTCATCAATCCGGAGCGTATCGACTTGCCTGACGCCGATCTCGACTTCATGTCCGAGCGCCGTCACGAGATTTTCGAATATCTGTATGCCAAATATGGCGAGGAATACACTGCCGGTGTCTCAAACTACGGCACACTCGGCGGCGCATCTGCAATTCGCGACGTATCGAAGGCAATGGGTATCCCGGAGCGCGAGTATTCGATCTCCAAGATGGTGCCGAAAGAGCACGGTCAGCCAGTCGCTCTTCAGAAGGCTCGTGAGAGTGTGCCCGAGATTGACGACTACGCTACCAAATACGAGGCAGTGTGGTCAGTTATCGAGCGCGCCGAAGACAACATGCGATCTTATGGTCAGCACGCAGCCGGTGTCGTTGTAGCCGGTGAGCCGCTTGTAAATCGTGCGGTTCTGGAGCGTCGCGCAAACGGTCAGGTTGTCTGTTGGGACAAGCGCATCGTTGAAGATCAGGGATTGGTAAAGGTTGATATTCTTGGCCTGAAAACACTCGATCTAATCGATCTGGCGCTGACCTATATTCGCGAGCGATACACAAGCGTCCCGGATCTTCATCAAATCCCGCTTGATGATGAGAAAGTGCTCGCCAATTTTGCTGAAGGTAACTCTGTTGCTGTGTTCCAGTTCGAAAGCCCTGGAATGAGAAAGTTGCTGCGCGAAGTCGGTGCAGGTGGCGATATCACATTTGAAGACGTCTCTGCCTGCACCGCACTTTATCGACCTGGCCCGATGGAGTCAGGTATGATGGACAGCTTCTACTTGCGCAAACAGGGTAAAGAGCCAGTTTCTTATGATCACGCCCTTATGGAAGACGTTCTGAAGGAAACATTCGGCGTTATCACCTATCAGGAACAGGTCATGCGTATCTCTCAGGTGATCGCAGGCTATTCCGGCGCCGAAGCAGACAAACTGCGCAAGATCATGGGCAAAAAACAGCCTGACGAAATGGCAAAGCAGAAGGATAAGTTCATAGAAGGCTGCGTCAACACAATCGGCGCAACTGAGACGTGGGCTGGCTCGCTGTTTGAAAAGATCGCAGGTTTCGCGGGCTACGGTTTCAATAAAAGCCATAGTATCGAGTACACGCTGATCTCCTATCAGTCGATGTACCTCAAGACCTATTATCCTGCAGAGTTCTATGCGGCAGCCTTGTCGATCCTTGATGACGACAAACTTAACGCCATCGTTAGAGACGCCAAGCGAGCGGGTATCGACATTTCTGTGCCCGATATCAATATCTCCACCAACCGGTTCGAGATTGCGACCAGCGCTCGCCTTGTAACACCTTTCAATCGTATCAAAGGAATTTCGTCACGTACCGGCGATGCAATATTGGCGGCGCGCGCAGCAGGTCCGTTTAAAGACAAGGCTGATTTTTTGGCGCGTGTCGAGCGACAGAAGTGCAATGTAAAGCACCAAAAGCTTCTCGATGACGTTGGTGCGTTCTCGCGCATTGAGTTAAGTCAACCCCCAGCGGACGATCCCACCCGTATTCTGTCGCAGATCGAGCTTCTGCCGGGCCTTGTTATCAGCACGGTCCCGGTCAATCGCGACCTCGATGCATCGAAGCTATCGCGTGAAATGGTTTCTGACGTGATCAACGCCTGCAGAACGGCTTATGGTCCGACGGCACCTGTGCCAGATGGTGTTATCGTATCGCCGAGGTTCGGTAAGGACGCGCGTTTTGTTGTCGTGATGGATGCGCCAAGCAAAGATGAGGAAGATGCCGGCGTTATGGGTCCGTCAAATGCCGCAGAAGCGATCAAGGATGCGCTCGCTCTACACGGTATGACGATTGATGAAATGTACTGGACAGCGCTGATCAAGCGGCCCAAACAGGGCAAACAAGTCATGCCAGACGAGATCGCCAAGTATGCGCCATTTCTTGAGCGCGAGCTTGAGCAGATCGGTTCGCCCGTCATCGTCACGCTTGGCACTGCTGCCACGCGGTATTTCCTTCCTGACTTTAAAGGTAAGGCGTCAGACGCTGCCGGTCAGATCCATTACGACAAGACCCGCGACGTGAATATCGTCGTCGGTTTTAATCCGAACGAGATCCATTTCGATCCCGACAAACTCGAAAATCTCGTTGAGGTTTTCGCGTCCGTTGTCGATCTGCTCTAGGAGTTTCAGTTGCGCATATTTGGTGGAGACTGCAATCCGGGTAGTCCAAGAATTATAGATATTGAGAACCGGATCGAAACCATCATCGCCGGCTCCAAAATTCTTCGTCAGTCGCGTGAATTTGTTCACCCTGCGTTGGCTATGGAACTCAGGCTTATGCTTGAGAGCTTGGAAAACGGCTTGGCGTCTTATAGATATCTCGCCAATCTCTTGCTCAGATACTCGCTCTATAATCTCGCGGACACGACGCATAGAGTTTTGGCGACGAAAATCGCCACCTTGTCGCACATAATCACCAGTCTTTTGGGTACAGGTAAGGTCTACGCTCAACCTGTTCGTGAGATCAGAGCTTCATTTAAGGAAGTTCACGCTCTAATGGAGCTGACTGCTTACCTTAATGAAGCTCTCAACGTGAAGAAAACCGACGGGGACACTCATAAAATCAATGGCGCTGAAATAACGCTGCGCGGTTTCAAGAGCACGATTGCCGAAAATGCAGACAGTACATTTTCGGCAATCGTATCTACGGATGAATTTGTTCTGTCCGAGGGGCTTTTTACAGTAGCTCCGATATTATCAACGTTCGAACATTTCGACTTGGAATCGGGTTATTTCCCGTTCCCCACTCCAGCCGAAGCTATAATTAAAATCGAAATGACACATGAAACACTCCCTGGTTTCGGTGCGTTCTGAAGGTGAAAAATGGCTGAAGAAGAAACCAAACACGTTGTCAACGTGATGGATTACACCGACCCAAAAGTTTTGGGCACGGATCTGTCATATTCGACGACCGATCTTTCTACCGCGATGCAGAAGCAATCGCCGCTGTTCGCACATTATGGCGTTCAGGCAGCAAAAGCGTCCGCTCAGGTAGACGCCTTGAAGCTGGTTCTCGAAACGACCGAGGCCAATGTTTACAAGGTTCTTCGTTCGTCCTTGCTTGCCACTGGCGACAAGCCCACCGAGGCGCAGCTTGAAAAGCTCGTTTCGGCCCATGAGAAGGTAATCGCTATCAAAAAGGCGATCATTAAGGCAAAGCAGATCGAATCCAATGCGAAGACAGCGGTCGAAGCCTTCCGGCATCGTAAGGATATGCTTATTCAACATGGCCTCATTTCGCGTGAGGAAATGCGTGGCGACATTCGTATCGCCGAGAAAAATCAACGGGATGATATTGTCGCTCAATATCATAACCGTCGTCAGGCCGAAGCCTCTTAAAATCTCGTTGCAACCCGTCTCTGTTGTCTGTAAAGATAACTAATCAATTAGTGAGATTAACCAAATGTTGAACAAACTTCTCATTCTCTTGAAGCTACGCAAGCCTAGCCGCACGATCGCTTCAATTACCAGTTCGGTCGCGAAAATCCGACAGGAGCTGGCCGAGCACGCCGTCGAGCAGCAGCAGAAATCTGAACAGCTCTCCGAGGAAGCGCATAAGCTTCTAGCCGACTCCGGCGCTGCCGATGTTGAATCCAAGAACGCTCTCGCGCTCTCAGCAAAATACGCCGAGCTGGTAGTTTAACTGCCAGCTTAGCCCCTCTCAGCCGACGCTATATCGAAGCAGTTAAGTCACTAGATAACTACCTAGTTAAGTAGTGACTGGACAGCACAAAACACAAAGCCTTAAAGCACAAAGGATAAAGCAATGGCTCTTTCTGCAGAATTTCGCGCACTTCTCTCGCAGTCCAAAGCAAAATACTCCTCGAATAACACCAAGACGATCAAGCCGAAGGACGGTCGCAACACTTATCGACTTCTCGTTCCGAACGCTGAATGGGTCAAGAATGGCAAATTCTGGGCTGATCTCGGACTTCATTGGATCAAGTCTGATCCGGACGGCAAGCCGCTTGCAGTCGTCGGCGACTGTGAAGTTGTTTACGGCCAGTATTCCCCGATCAACGCGATGATTCAGGCAGCTATCGCTGGCGCCAACTACAACGAAGACGCCAAGAAGCTCTACGAAAGCTGGAAGTCGCGCAAGTCGATCCTCGTCAATGTTCTGGATCGCAGCACGAACTCTGATCAACCTGAAATTCTTGAAATCACGCCTACGACCTTCTCTTCGATCCTTGAACAGATCGAATTGTATGCGGACTCGGGCGTCGACATTCTCGATCCGGTGCATGGTATGGACATTATCATCACCAAGTCGGGCAAGATGCTCAACACCAAGTACGAAGTCGCTGTTGCGCCCCAGGTGCCCGGCAAGGCTTCGGCGCCGGTGACGCCGGCTCAGCTCGCCGCCTGTAACGATCTCCAGAAGTTCATCGCGGACAACTACTTCCGCGGCGAAGAGGAGAAGGCAATGAACCTGATCTCACAGTTCTCCGGCGTTGTCGCTCCGAATGCTCCAGCGGCGCTCGGCACCACGCGTACTGCAACCCCTGCCCTCACCGCGTCGAGCGCAGTTGTTGAAGGTGCTCAAGTTGTGCAGCAGGTGACGCAGCCTGTTCAGGCTGAAATTGTCCAGACCACGCCGGTGCAGCCCGTACAGACTGTGCAACAGGTTCAGCCTGTTCAGCAGACGGCTGCTCCCGTTCAGACCATCGATGGTGGTCTCGCTCTCTCGCCCGAAGCAGAGCGCGATATCTTCAACGAACTGGACAGCATGTTGAACTGATCTCATCGAAATCGAGAGTGGCGTTAATAGCGCCACTCTTTCTCTGGAGGTTCACATGCCAAAAGACGTAATGCTGATCGACGGTAATTCGATCGGTAATCAGGCGAATAACACCAAGATACTCAAGGTCGGTGAGCAAGAGACGCAGGCGGTTTATGGCTTCCTGAATATTCTTGGTTCGATCCTGGCGAAGTTTGGTCAGTTTGAGCCTATCATTTTGTGGGACGGCGTAAGCTGGCGCAAATCCTTCTTCAGCGATTACAAGGAAATTCGTGACCGTAAGGAAACGAAGAACGAGATATTGCTGCAGGAGCGCAAAGCGGCCTTTGCCACACAGCGCCCAATGATCCAGGAAGCTTCGAAGCTTCTCGGCATCCCTCAGCTTCTCGCGCAGAACATGGAAGCGGATGACCTCGCCGCCATGTTGTCGAAGCGTTACCTTGATGCTGGCGGACGCGTGCTGCTTATCACCGGTGACAAGGACTGGATCCAGCTCGTGCAAAAGGGCTGTATCTGGAAAGATCAGATCAATGATCGAATGGTCACTCAATCGACCTTCAAGGCGTTCACCGGTCTAGATACACCGCGGCAGTTTGTCGAAATGAAAGCCATTTCTGGCGATCAGGGCGACAGCGTGCCGGGTATCGGCGGTATCGGCGAAAAAGGTGCCATTGATTTTCTGAACACTTACGGCTCGATGACAGATTTCATCAACGGCGTGACGTTCACCAAGGCGATCGATTTCGAGAGTCTGCCGAAGAAGTTCAAAGCCATCATTGAAGACGAGGACAAGGTGCTCGCCTTTCATCGAAATATGGCTCTTGTCGATCTTCACACCACATCACGGCCGCCTATCCAGGGATTGGCGACGGTTAAGGGCGAGCCATCGCTCGAAGAGTTTCGCAGCTTCTGCGAAACTTGGCTTTTCAATTCAATTCTAGGCACTTTTGATCGGTTCGTGCAGCGCTTTCCCGTTGGCCGCATGACCGTTGCAGAAGCTGCGTAATCTGCGAGGATACTATGCTTTCACCCGAAGATATTATGAAGTCGCTGGCAGGAGTTGTCGGTGCGAACGATGAAGAGGCGACTGTCACCGCCTATCTCGATAGCGGCTTTCCGCCGCTGAATAATGCGTCGAGCGCTAATTGGGACGGCTGTTTCCCGTTGGGTCGCGTCATCGAGATTGCCGGACCGCCCTCGTCCGGCAAGACTGCAATCGCGACCGCTGCCATGGCCGCAGCCCAGAAGATGGGCGGTATTGCAGGCTTTATGGATCACGAACGCTCGTTTTCGTTGAAGCTTGCGCCGCGCCTCGGACTCGACACAACTCCCGGCCCGCTCATTTACAAGAAGCCGGAAACTTTCGAGGAAGCAGTTGCGATCTTTCTTACGGCCGTCGCGCATATTCGCGAGAAGAAGCTGATCGCGAAAGATGCGCCTATCTGTTGGGTGTTCGACAGTCTTGCGGCGATGACACCGCAGTCGATCCTCTATGACAGCAAGGGTAAGCGGCGAGCTGCGGGCGACCGCAATATGAATGACAACACGGCATTGTCTCGTGCCACTTCCGCATACTTCCCGGCGATCGCTCAGGCAGCGGAAGAACATAATGTCTGCGTGATCTTTCTCAATCAGATCCGTACCAAGATCGGCGTTATGTTCGGAGATCCGCGCAAGACGACGGGCGGTGATAGCCCTGCTTATTACTTCAGCCAGCGGCTTTGGCTTTCTGCATCGCAGATCAAGCTCGGAACTGACGTGATCGGATCCGAAGTCACCGGTACGTTTATGAAGAACAAGGTCTCGCGACCATTTGCGAAAGCGTCTTGGCGCTTCATGTTCCGCGAGGACGGCACAGGCTACTTCGACCGCGAACGCAGTCTGATCGAATTTCTCAATGATCAGGGTCTAATTGCAACCATCGATCCCGCAACGGGAAAAGAGGTTAAGAAGGGCTACGTCTATTGGGAAGGCAAGCAAGTGACCCGCGACAATCTCGCTCGCCAGATCGAGGCGGAAGGTCCAACCGGCTTTGCGAAGCTAAAGGCGCTTCTTCCACCGAAGTTTGAAGCGCCGATTGTCGCTTCAGTCGAGCTTGATCAGGAGCTTGAGGGCGTTGAGCAGGAATAACGCTTGATTAACCCATTTTGCCTATGTAGTTATTTAGTCAAATCACTACGTAACTATTTGAGGCAGAATGAAGGTATTTTCCGTCTGGCAGCCCTTCGCCACTTTGTTGGTGAAGGGCTTCAAGGTCTATGAAACAAGAGGCTGGCCTGCACCGAAATCAGTTATCGGTCAGCGCGTCGGAATAGCAGCAACCAAGGTGATCCGCCCCGAGCAGGTTAATGCCTACGAGGATCCGGTGTTTCAGACGTTTTATCAGCAGACAGGATTGCCGCCACTGAAGGAGCTGAAACACGGCTACCTTCTCGGCACAGCAATTCTGGAAAGCGTCGAAGTCGTCACCGAGGAATTTGTCGCTGAAATCTCTCCAGAAGAATACGCATATGGCTGGTATCACCAGGGCGGTTATGCGTGGTCAATGAGAGATCCAGTCGAGCTTGCTAATCCGATACCGATCCGCGGTCAGCAAGGTATCTACGAGTGGAGCGGCGATCTTGGCGATCAAAACCAAAAACGCGAAGAGAATTCTGCGCAAAGGCCGCAGGATATTAGGCGGCTACTTCGAGTTGTCTAGCGGCGAGCAGATTTTTCTCGCCTTCAAAAAGCAATCGGAAATGTTCAAGTCGGACGAGTTCACACTCTCCGGCGCTTTGATTCAAGATAAAGCAGGGTGGGCAATTGATGACGAAACCCTCCTCACCCTGCGCATCGAGAAAATCGAGATCGTCGGTATCGTCGTCAAGGAAACCCGCGATATCTATCTGACCAGGCTCGAAAACTTCACCGATCACGACAAAGCCGTCTACGGCAACTATTCCGGACGTGGCGGCGGTGTGATGCGTTTCCTCCCATCGACCTACTTTTCAAAAAATGCCGGTGTCATTCGCGTAAAATAGCCATGCGAAACCCGTGCGTATTGTCGTTATAAGATAAATTGCAATTGACGTATCACTAACTAATTGATTAGTGATTACCTGAAACGAGCTTAGCTCGCACACGCTGATGCAAGAGGCACATATGAAATTCGCGGTAGTATCTGATCTTCATTGTCATTTGTGGTCGCTGTTTAGCACCACGACACGAAGCGGAATCAATTCACGGCTTCAGGAAATTCTGAACCAGGTTGAGAAGGCGGCTGATCACGTCAAGCTGGAAGGCGGCAACACGCTCGTAGTCGCCGGTGATATCTTTCACACTCGCGGCACCATCGATCCGGAAGTGCTCAATCCAGTGCGCGACTGCTTTCAGCGTATCGTCAATAATGGCGTTAACGTCCTGATCGTTCCCGGAAATCATGATCTCAAGACCAAGAATACGACGGCTCTGTCCAGCTCGGTCGAGAACCTTCAGAATATCGAATATATGGACTTTGACGGAACAAGTACCGTCAAGGTGTTCAACGAACCCACAATCCATGAGACAGATTGCATTCCGGCGGTAAAATTCGCTTTTGTGCCATGGTGCGAGAATACCGGCGAGCTAATCGCCCATATCGACGCGCTGACCGTGAAGCTAGGCAAAGACATTGGTGACACGTATCTATTCATCCACGCAGGCATTGATGGTGTCATTCCTGGCCTTCCCGCGCATGGGCTGTCCGACGCTCTGCTCGCTGGCTATGGTTTCAAAGCAGTATTCGCCGGCCACTATCACAATCATAAGATGATGCCGGGCAATATTGTCTCGATTGGCTCGCCGACGCACCAAACCTGGGGTGATGTTGGCACACGTGCGGGCTATCTGATCGTGGATTCTGAAACAGGCGTGATCGTGTTTAACGATACGTCCGCGCCCAAGTTCGTCGACGTGTCCGGCATGAGCGAAGAAGATGCCGAAATGGAAGCTGGCGGCAATTATGTGCGCTTCCGTGGCCCTCACATGACGCAGACCGAAATCGACACGATGCGAAAGCAGTTCTACGCGTGGGGCGCACGCGGTGTTTCGATTCAGGTGCCGACTAGCGCACCGACAGCCCGCTCATCCGTGACGACACCCGGCAAGATCGTCACACTGGATGAATCCGTCAGCAATTTCATCGCGGCGAAATCGATGCCAGCGTCGATTGATGTAACCGAAGTGCAGAAACGTGCAGCCGATGTTCTCAATTCGGTTCGAACGGTGACTGAAGAAGCCGCGTAAATCCCAAGCTGATCTACGCTATACTGATAATTATCTGAAGATACGAGGCACAAAATGCAGCTCTATACCGTTCGTTTCACGACAAAGCACGTTGTCACCAAGTATGACAACAGAGGCAAACCGGTTTCGTCTTACACGGATCATATTCAACAGACGATCCATGCTTTACCGCTAACGACCGCCATGCAGTACAAGGACTGCGACAACTTCACCTACGAGCCATATATCGCCGAGAGCAAGAGTTCCGGAAAGAAGTTCGATGGCACTCGTCAATACGGAACTTACGAACATGGCGTCGCGTCGAAACGTTCGCAAAAATCTCATTCGGCTTCTTCCGGCGCTGTTTCGGCGAAGCGTAAGGTTGATAGCGCGAAGGAAGCCGCTCGTCGTGGCGATCTGTCCGCTGCTGTGTCCGCGTAAATAACTAAAGGGTTAGTTATGAATACTCAAACCAAGGAAGCGATGCGCGATCTTATCGGTCGCGCAGCGAAAATCTGGATCATGATCGACGGCGGTTATCTGCCCAACATGCGAAACAAGATTCCGACTGTTCGGATTTCGCAGCGCGAGGCTCTGCGCCTGATCGAACGTTGTGAGGACGATAAAGTGCCGAGCGGTCGGCTCAATGCGAATGGTCAGCTTCTGCTGCGGCCAGCGGGAGTGAACTGATGAAATTCACCGAACTTAAAATTCAGAACTTCCTCGCAATCACGGAGGCTGAGGTTAATCTCGCCGATCGCGGTCTTGTTCTGATTCAGGGCGTCAATGAAGATGACACCTCGACTAGCTCGAACGGCGCTGGCAAATCCTCGGTCGCAGATGCGCTGTGCTGGTGCTGGTACGGAACGACCGCTCGAGACGTTTCTGGCGACGATGTTGTCAACGAGACGGCTGGTAAGGACTGTTTTGTGCAATCGGTTTTGATCGATGGCACCAATGCCTACACGGCAACGCGTCACCGCAAACATAAATCAGGCAAGAACACTTTCACGCTTACGGTCAATGACGGCTTTAAGACTACCGATCTGACCAAGGGCACCGACAAGCTCACGCAAGAGGTCGCGCTCAAGATCATCGGCAGTTCGCATGAGGTGTTTGTTGGCTCGATCTACGCCGGTCAGGAAAAGATGCCCGACCTCCCCTCGCTCACCGACAAGCAACTCAAGCTGATCGTCGAGGAGGCTTCTGGCGTTACGATCCTCGAAGAAGCATATCGTGAAGCGCGCAATCGTCAGGCTCTTGCGACCGCAACGCTCCAAATGGACGAGCAGCAGCTTTTGACGCTCAACAGCCAGTTGACGATATTCGAGAGCCAGGTGGCGCGTATAAAGACGCTTCAGCTTGAATGGACGGACAATCAGGCGAAGAAGATCGCTGACCAACAGGCACAAATCGTCAAGGATGATACTGAAATAGCAGCGCTCGACGGCATTATCGCCGGATTCGACGCGGCTGATCTTATCAACAAGATGAAGGAATGCGACGACCAGCTTGCGTCGCACACCACCAAGACAGGCAAACTGAACTCACTCACCAGTCTGGTCACGACCGTCGAGTACGATATCAAGGCGCTTGGCGATCGAGCCAAGACCAAACTCGCCGAGCACAAGGCGAACCAGGAGCATCTTGCCAACGTCAAGCATCAGGTGGGTTGTCCGTGCTCAGCCTGCGGTCGTCCTATCACCGAGAATGAGATCGACGCGGCATCCAAGGCAGCGGAAATCAAGGTGAATGAGACCGCGGCTGACCTTGAGAAAATCAAACACGAGAACGAGGACTATAAGGTCAGACTTGCCGCGGCTCGTAAAGATCGCGACGACTTCGCCGCGACGGTAGAAAACTTCGATGACGTGATCGCTCGCAAGGATGAACTTTTGCGGCGACAGTCCGATCTCAATCAAGCGATTTTTGGGAAGAAAGCGCTCGTTGATCGGCGCAATGCTGACAAAGCGGCTCTCGATGCGATGATCGCAGAGGTCAATCCTCATCTGGCATCGGCGGCTCCCATCGAGGCGCAGATTGCGAGCACCAAGGCTGCAATCGAAACGCAGGAAAGACGTGTAAGCGCGCTTCAGGCGAGCTTGGAGATCGATGCGCAGGTTGTGTCGATATATTCGCCTGCCGGTGTCAGAGCGCACGTTATGGACGAGATAACACCGTTCCTGAATGCGCAGACTGCCAAGTATCTGTCAGTCCTATCCGACGGCAACATGATCGCCACCTGGACGACGCTCACCAAGAACTCTCGCGGTGAAATGAAGGAGAAATTCTCCATCGAAGTCACCAATGCGACAGGCGCCAAGATCTACAAGGGTCTGTCCGGAGGTGAGAAGCGAAAGGTACGCCTTGCCACCACGCTCGCGCTGCAGGATCTCGTATCCACTCGCGCCAATAAGCCGATCGAACTCTTCATCGGTGATGAAATTGACGATGCGCTCGACGCGGCAGGTATCGAACGTCTCATGATCCTGCTCGAAGAAAAAGCGACCGAGCGCGGTAGCGTGTTCGTTATCTCGCACAATGAGCTGAAGGACTTCGTTCGCCAGTCTCTGATTGTCACCAAGAAGGATGGCAAGTCCACGATTTCAGAGATTGTAAGTTAATGGAGGAAGAAGAGTACAAATCCGAGAACATCAAGTTACCGGTCGATGATCTGACGCCAAAGAAGAGCGCATTTGAAGAGGAAATGCGTAAAAAACGACAAGAGTTGGAAAAGTTAAAGATCATAGAGGCTTTGCGAGAGGCAGTTATTGACCCTGCTAAGAGTAAATCGCCCGATGACTTTCTTGAAACAATTCGTACTAACCCGAAGCTTGCAAAACTACTCGGTTATCACCACGGCGGTGTAGTTGGCGGCCCCGCGTCAGCGCCAACGGGCTTCGGGGTGACAGTTAAACGACCTCAATCTTCAATGAGTGATCAAATGGACAACAGTCTTACAAATGAGCATCTGTTAACAAACAAAAAGCCAGGTATCGACTGGCGCGAGTATCCGGTTCTAAACATCAAGGATCCGGACGCAAATGAGGAGATTTTCAAGGAGATCGTCGAGAAGGTATCTGACGAGATTTTCCTCTCTGAAATACGAGCTAACGTCACGGTTCTCAAGACCGACAAGCAGTACCGCTCGCGTGTTTTGGAAGCTGGCTGTGAGTTTTTTCTCGATCATATCTACATCACCCCTAAGACCGAAACTCTGGCCTTTGTCTTCATGGCGTGTGACCGAACGGATATCGATTACGAATTTGTCGAACTCACCATGTCGTCGGCAGATGCGATCTTCCCGATGGTCGGTCCCGCTCTGGCAAAGGCATGGGAGATTGAGGATTGCGAACTTCTAAGCCAGGTATTTGCTGCAATCTGCGACAAGATTAAAACCATCAAGCAGACCGAGCGTGAAGCTGCGCTGCTCGCCATTCAGGAGCAATATAGCAACGATCCGACATTCGGCGCCTTCTGATCGGAGGCGTTGCAATGACAATGAACATTGACGAACTGTTCAATCTGGATCCCGTGCTTGCTGATCTTCTTGTCAGGGAAGCGTACACGGTCGAAAAGAAGAAGATTCTCGGCTTGTTGTTAGCGCCTCGAGGTCTTCCTCTCCTCGCTTATATTCGCGACGGGTACAAGTCGGTTGGCAGATTTGATTTCAACTGGCTGACGCTCTCCCGGAGACGAAACAATCTTGGTGTGCCGCTTTACGAGTTGTTGCGCGTTCGAGATTTTCGTTGGGGCTTCGATTTCCCTGAACACGTTCAAATCCGGCTCCCAGAAACCCCTTTCAAAGCTCTCTATACAGAAAGCGATATCGATACCGCGTTGAAGATGGTTGAGGACTTCAACGCGGCAACGGAAAAATACCTCAACGATCCCGCTTATGGAGCCTTTTAATGGCAAAGATATTAATCGCAGGACTTGATGGATCTCTGCGCAACTTCGGCGTTGCCCTGATGTGGCTCGACACCGAGACGCTCGAACTTTCGATACACGATCTTGTTCTGATCAAGACCGCGAAGTCGAAGGATAAGAAGGTGCGCTCGTCGTCGGACAATCTGTCTCGCGCTCTGGAACTGAAGAACGGAGTTCACGCTGCTCTGCGCGGTGTAACGACCGCCTTTTATGAGGTGCCATCCGGCGGACAGGATTACAACGCCGTTCTTGGCTTCGGCATCGTTATCGGCACCTATGCGGGACTTCCCGTCCCCGGCGCAGAGGTCTCTCCTTTCGAGACAAAGCTGAACGCTGTCGGTACGCGAACCGCCTCGAAGGATGAAATGATCGAGTGGGCGTTCAACAAATATCCTATGGCTCCATGGCGCACTCGCAAGCTCAAGGGTGAAATCGTCCCGACGAAGGACAACGAGCACCTTGCGGACGCCGTAGCCATCGTGGAAGCTGGCATCAAAACGCCCTCTTTCCAGCAGACGCTCGCCATCCTGCGATCACAACATCTTGTGGCTCAGGCAGCCTAAAAACTATTTTATTGTCAAGTCTAGTAACTAAACAATTAGTTAGTTATCTTGATAGACCGATGCCCGTTCAGGGCTAACTCCTAACATCGCGAGTGCATTCTATGCTTTTTGAACCACAAACGGATCGCTATCCGGATCAGTACCCTTGGGCGCTGGATTACGTGAAAGCTCTCCGCGACGGATTTTGGACCGTCGATAAATTCTCGTTCGAAGCCGATATTCTCGACTATTCCACAAAGCTTTCGCCAGAAACGAAAAAGCTTCTGATCCGCGCCCTCGCCTGCATTGCGCAGATCGAAGTGGACGTGAAGACCTTCTGGTTAAAGCTTGGCTTCACCTTCAATCATCCGTCGCTCTGGTCAATGGGTATCACCTTCGCTCACGTCGAAGATATTCACGATAAGGCTTATGCGCGCCTCACCGAAGTTCTCGGCCAGCTCGAAATCTTCAAGGAGATCATGCAGACGGACGTGATCAAAAACCGCGTGAAGTACCTCAAAAAGTACAACACCCGCGTTTATGAAGACGACAAGAAGCAGGCGATCTATTCGTTGATCCTGTTTTCGCTCTTCATGGAAAACGTCTCGCTGTTCAGCCAGTTCTATATCGTTCTGTTCCTCAATCGCGAGGACGGCGTGATGAAAGACACGGCGCAGCAGGTTAAATATACCCGCAATGAGGAGCTTCTACACGCTCAGGGTGGCATCAAGCTCGTAAACACGCTGCGCGCTGAATATCCGCATTTGTTCGACGCCGAGCTGGAAGCTCGCATCTATGAAGAATGCCGCGTGGCGCAGGAAGCGGAGCACAATCTGATCGAATGGATCATGGAAGGCTACGACCGGCCGGGACTTAACGTGCCGTTGATGAAGAATTTCATCGATGATCGCCTCAATTCGAGCCTTCAGGCAATTGGTTTCAATCCGATCTTCGCGATTAGCACCAATATGATCGAAGAAACCGCCTGGATGGAGCGTGGCGCCTACACGCCGGTCAAGTTCGACTTCTTCCACGGCGAGAACACCGAATACGTCATGGAAGATATGGCTCGCGAGGACGACTTCGACCTCACCTTTGCGGCGGCAGTGAAGCCAGTTCGCAAGTCGGCGCATCTTTTGGCCGGCAACTGATATAACGAACGAGATAGTTATGAAACCTGATTTCTTTTATCTGAACGAAACCTCTCTTCGCACGCTCTCGCGGGGATACCTTGAACCAGGTATCCCGAAGGAGGAACTTTTTGATGCGACGGTGAAGCGATTGCAGGCAATCGCCGACGCGTCCCACCAGCGCCTTATCAAGATGGGTAAAGCGCGTGAAGGTCACTCCGAAAAGCTCATGCATGGTTTTGCGCGTTGCTGGTCTTCGCTCTCGACACCGGTGATGGGTAATTTCGGCACCGATCGCGGTCTTCCGATCTCGTGCAATGGCTCGTTCATTGCCGATAACTCGGAATCCATCTTCTACAATTTCGCCGAAATGAGCCAGATGACGCGCTTTGGTGCGGGCACCTCGTCTTACATCGGCACGCGTCATAAGGGCGCCAAAATCCGCGGCGGCGGTGAATCTGCTGGTGTCGTGCCGTGGATGGGGCTTGCGAGCGCCATTACCAATACCGTTTCGCAGGCTGGTTTGCGCCGAGGCAATTGGGCGGGCTATATCGACATTCGCTCTCCCGACATTCACGACTTCCTGAAGATCCGCGATCCGCTGCATCCTGTTCAGCACGTCAGTTTCGGCGTCTGCATCGATGACGCTTGGATGATGGAAATGCTGAGCGAGCCTCGCAACGGTGAGAAGCGCATGTTGATGGTGGATATCATCCTCAAGCGCCGCAAGACCGGTTACCCCTATATCTTCTTCACTGATGCCGCCAACGAGGCCCGACACCCACGTCTGGTCGAGCTGGAGCGCAAGATTTGGGCTTCCAATCTCTGCACCGAGATTATGCTGCCTGCCAATGAGGAAGAAAGCTTCGTTTGCAATCTGTCGAGCCTGAATCTCTCCACTTATGACGAGTGGAAGGATACCGACTGGATCGAGACGATGATCTATTTCCTTGATACCGTCATGGACGAGTACATCGAGAAGACCGAAGGTGTCATGTTCATGGACCGTGCCAACCGGTTCGCTAAGAACTGGCGCGCTCTGGGTCTGGGTGTTCTGGGTTACCACACCGCTTTGCAGGATCGTATGATCCCGTTCGAGAGCCAGGCGGCCCGTGACTTCAACATCGAGGTCCACAAGCTCTTGCAGGAGCAGTCATACGCAGCTTCTCGCAAAATGGCTGAAGAATATGGTGAAGCGGAAGGTATGAAGGGTACTGGCCAGCGCCATTTGACGCTCAACGCCATCGCTCCAACCACCTCGTCGTCGATCATCTTTGGCCAGGTCTCGCAGTCGATTGAACCGTGGGAGGGCAATATCTTCGAGAACGATAACGCTAAGGGCGTGTTCACGATGGTCAACCCGAAGTTTATCGAACTTCTTGACGAATACGGCAAGAACACTCCAGACGTGATCACCAGCATCGTGAAGCGCGGCGGCTCGGTGCAGCATCTGGACTTCCTGACGCCACTGGAAAAGAAGGTCTTCAAAACTTTCGCTGAAATCAGCCAGAGCGAGATCATCCGACAGGCTGCAGATCGTCAGGTTTATATCGATCAGGGACAGTCGCTCAATCTTATGGTCGATCCCGCTGTAGATATGGACGGTAACTTCCAGCTCATTCATCAGGCTTGGGCATCTGGATGCAAATCGCTCTACTATCACAAGAACTCGGCCGGCTCCGCTCGCAAGCTTCTGCGTGACGTTGCAAACACTCCAGTTCCAGTTGCTGACAATGACACTGGCTTTGCGCAGTGTGTGGCTTGTGAGGCGTAAATGGCTGAGTTCCACATTCTTTCGAAGCCGGGTTGTCCATACTGCGAGAAGGCAAAGAAGCTGCTCGACAAGCGGCGTCTGACCTACACAGAAGTCTCCTTTGACAACGTGGATAAACAGGTCGCCTTTAAGAAGATGGGCTACCCTTCCTGGCCGCAGATTTTTCACAAGGGTGAGCGGATCGGCGGCTACGACAAGCTAGAAGAATATCTGTCGGCTTGATCAACCCCTGCATCGCGTGTGCTATATGTGAATAACTAACTCATTTGTTATTTACAATCTCTAACGAATTGGTTACACGCGATGCAACAGCAGCAACGGAGTACGAATTGTCTTCTAAAGACCAAATGTTCGCCAAGGTCGTCCTTGCCAGCAAGCCGACGAATGGCGCACCACCAATCATCACCATGCACTTGCGTTATCCACGCATCATTCATTCCGAGCTGATGACGCACCGCGTATTCAGCCGCAATGCCCGTTCGTCGCGCGCCGTGCCGGTCAAGACGATGCTGGAAGAGGTGCGCAATGCGCCATTCGTTCCTTGGCATTGGGGTAAGAACCAGAAGGGTATGCAGGCTTGGGAAGAATGCGATGAAAAGGTTCTTCGTGCTTTTGGTCCTGCAACGCTGGATTTTACGCGCGAGGAAGCATGGCTTGCAGCTTCCAGCGAGGCAGTGGCGTTTGCAGAAGCATTTGCCGACGCCGGCTATCACAAGCAAATCGCAAATCGCCTGCTTGAGCCATTCATGTTCATTGACGTGCTGGTAACTTCGACCGGTTGGGCGAACTTTCTGCATCTTCGCGACCATAAAGATGCAGAGCCGCACATTCACGATCTGGCTGTTCTTGTTAAGGAAGCGATTGCTGGCGCTGAATATCAGGAATTGAAACCTGGTCAGTGGCATCTGCCTTATGTTCATGAATTTGAATATATGCAGCTTGGCGACTTCAACCCCGCTCTGCGCGGATTGAGCGCTAATGACCCTCGCACAGTCAAATATCTCCAGAAGCTTTCCGTGGCACGTTGCGCTCGTATTTCTTATTCACCGTTTGACGGTGATGCGTCCATCAAGCGTGAGCTGGAGCGTTATGAACTTTTGGTAGGCTCAACACCGCTTCACGCCTCGCCGGCCGAGCATCAGGCCACGCCGGATAAGTGCAGTCACTTTGAGCGCATTCTGATCGATGGCGATAAGGAGTCGATTTTGTCGTCCGGTCCCGAATTTGACCGTGCCGAGCTTGCTGGCAACCTCGGACCTGGCTGGATCCAGTATCGCAAGACCCTGCCCGGCGAATACGTGGCGGACGCAGCATGAAAAAGCAGGATGTCGGTGTTCTGTTCACCATCACAACGCTCACACTCATTCTGATCACCGTCTATCTTACCTCTTGCGGTGTAAACCCAAATGAGGGTCGAAGGGTGCTTGAATCCCAAGGTCTTTCGAAGGTCGAGATCGGCGGCTGGTCATTCTTCGGATGCAGCGAGCGCGACACTTTTCGCTCAAAATTCACAGCGGTCGGCGTGAACGGCAAGCCCGTCAACGGCGTTCTCTGCTCGTCCTTTCTCAAGGGCGTAACTGTTCGTTACTTCTAACTGGAGGTCAAAATGACCAATTCTACCAATACCCTGTCGGAACTGGCTGCTGGCATCTACCAGCCGCATGTTTCCGTCGCGATCAAAAAGCTTCATGAAGACGCTTTTGTTCCAAGCTACGGCACCGAAGGCGCAGCCGGCGCTGATCTTGCCGCTGTCATCTATCCCGAAGATTATCCTGATGGCACTCCACCAGCCGGCCAGGAAGCGCTACCGATCAAGCCGGGTGAACGCCGTCTCGTAAAGACCGGCATCGCTATTGAGCTTCCTATCGGGTACGAAGCGCAGTGTCGTCCCCGCTCCGGTCTTGCACTCAAGCACGGCATCACCGTTCTGAATGCTCCAGGAACTATCGACAGCGACTATCGTGGCGAGATCGGCGTGATCCTTCACAACACCTCGGAAAAGGTGTTCTACGTCAATCCTGGCGATCGTATCGCTCAGCTTGTCATCGCGCCAGTCACCAAGGGTCAGTTTATCGAGGCTGACGATCTTTCAGACACCGTTCGCGGTGAAGGCGGCTACGGAAGCACCGGCGTCTAATATGATCATTGGCATCACCGGGGCTTCCGGCTCAGGGAAAACAACATTGGCTACTGAAGTAGCCGACTCCCTCGGCCTCAAATTCGTTCCGTCCGAAGTCAATAAAATAGCAAAAGCCGCTGGCTTCCCACATGCCAGTGTTTCGATAACTCTTGAGGAGCGTCTGGCGCTACAGCAGAAGATTCTGCTCGGTTTCGCCAAGTTTCTCGCAGAGCTTCAGCCTAACACTATCACGGATCGAACTCCGCTCGATATCGCCGCCTATATGATGGCGGAGGTAACGATGCACAGCGACAAGGCTGCAAGTGACCACTCACTTCAGCAAATCGCAAAGTTCGTGGACGATTGCGTCAGTCTGACCAATTCCAGGTTTGATACGATCTTTGTCGTTCGTCCTCTGGATAAATATGAGGCGATTGAAGGTAAGAGACCAGCGGCTAACCCCGCATATCACCTTCACACGCAACTCATTATGGAAGGTGTGGCGGCGCGAGCGCGGCGTGTAAATCAGATGGTGACGCTGATTACCTCTGATCACGACCAGCGCGTCCATATAGCTACTGAGACCATTCTGGACCGGATCGACCGGATTGAAAGTATGGTCAAAGAAAATCGCATTTATAACTAGCCAATCGAACCCCTCGAAAAGCTTTGTTATAACTTAATGACTAAATAAATGATTAGTTATTTCTATTCGTTTATTGAGTTTCTTTCGACACTAAGGAGAAAATCATGTCGAAGTCCGATTACGCAGCCGCCATCAAGAATATCTTCGACAAGGCGTCAGCAGCCGCTAACACTCCGCAGCGGCAGCAGATCGAGCAAATCGTTGAAGCGGCTCAGAAACACGGCGAAAGTCTCAAGACTGCAGCCGAGATCTACACATCGATCGGCGAAGTGTTCAAGCAGGCGGGTCAGTCGGTTCTCGATACTGAAGCTGCGATGCGAAAAGACGCTAATCCCAATACGGCGAAGCGGCTCACCTCCGCGCTTAAGATCGCCAATGATATGGTCGTGGATATTCCGATCGAGACCATCATCGCGGGTCTGGGCATGATCGGCTACGACATGGACAAGTTCGTCAAAACCGCAACCGAGCTGCAGCGCCAGGCTTCGCAATTCACGTCCGACGAATGTGACTGTCCGAAATGCGCTGCGACGCGCGGTGAAGAAATCTCCACCCCAGAAGCTTCTGAAGGTGTCGCTGTTACGTCTGACGACGATCTGGACAGCAAGCTCGCCCACATACCAGAAGAAATTCGCGGTGTTGTGAAGTCTCTCCTTGGAAACGGCTCTATCGAGCGCATTGAGGTCATCAAGCTCGACAACTCTGACGAGAAGGGTTCGTCGACCGTTCACTGACAATCTCAGAAATAGCGTGAAGCGGATGGGTTGAGGTGCCCATCCGCTTGTTTCAACAGCAGCAACAAGAGGAAATCATGGCATCGTCCAAGAAGAATAAATTGCGGATCGCGGATCGACACCGCTTGCTCACTTTCGCCCTTCATCGTTTTCAGGACGTAAAATTGCGTGAGAAGGAAGAAAAGGCTCGCATGAAGCTTATCGATCTATTTCTCGCCGACTACAGCCGGGAAATCGAGCCGTATCTCGCGACTTCAGCGAAGGCCGCTGGCTTTGCGAAGATGAACAAAATCACGCTTCCCTCTGTAACGTATGTTGCCGAGGAGGTGAAGTCGCACACGCTGCCAAATGGCAAGGTGGTGAAGCGAGCCTCGGTCGCCACTTCGATTGATATGAAGGGTTTGCGAGTTGAGGTGGGAAATCACTACTGGCGTTCTGCCGCGGACATTGATCTGGATTATCAGTATGGTATTCGCGGTTTTCACCTAATCGACGATCCACATCGTTTCGAGCTGAAACTTGAAAAAGATATTTGGCTTCCCGGATCTAGCTTCTCGCTCGGCCGTGACAAGGCGTCCTCGTCGCCGGATTACACGATCGGCTATCGTTTCAATAAGCAGGATACGACGGTCTTCTACGACGACGGTTTCAACTTCTCGGCGGCAACCGTGAAAGCGCACCGGGAATATATCCTGGCCCTAAATGCTCGTCTTCAATCCGAGTATGAACTTCTGATTGCCATCAAGGCTCTGATCGACAACTGCGATGTGTTCGATGACCTGGTGCTTCTCTGGCCCGAAGCTGAAGACATGCGCACAGCGCTTTATCCACCGTCACCGGTAATCGCAGCGAGCGCCGCTCTCGTCACTCTGAATGACGAAATGAAGGAAAAACTCTGCGCCAACATGTCTGCTCGCGGCATCAAGGGTTCGCAGGTCTGCGCTGTGACGCCGAAAAAGGTGTCGAAAGCTGCCAAGCGTGGCGCTGCACAGCCAACCAAGCTGTCGGTTGTGCGAAACGCAGCCTAATTCAGCAGTTTAAAGTCTCGTGACAGTGGGCGCCTCCCACTGTCACCATCTGCATTGAGGAAATTATGACTTTTGTGAAGATCGCAAAACCCAATGATCGAGTTGGGAACTATATGCATGTCGTCACTGGCGGCAAATATTACCCGTTCGATCCACGGCCCGAAGAGGTCGATATCGTAACGATCGCCCATCACCTCGCGACACGTGGTCGATTCAATGGCGCGACACAGCATCCGACTGACGAACGCCGGATTCATTACTCTGTCGCCGAGCACAGCGTCTATGTGGCGCAATATGTCGAGTTCGAACTTGGTCGGCCAGACCTGGCGCTGACTGCTCTGCTCCACGATGGGGCTGAAGCCTACAACGGCGACCTTATTCGCCCGCTGAAATACTCAGAGGAGTTCCGGAAGCCATTCGAACGCGTCGAGACGCTGAATGAAACCGCTGTCGCGCGTCGTTTCGGCATTCCCTTCCCCTATCCGCCTGAAATTAAGATCGCTGACAATGCGGTCGGCCTGGCAGAGCTTCTGACCATCGTGCCTCGAAATGACAACGAGGAGTGGCTCACCATGTTCGGCGACGATGTGAAGCCGGCCAAGATCGACTTCGCTATGTACGACCCGTATTTCGCCAAGCAGTTCTTCCTGCGCGAGTACGAGCGGATTATGCAGGTCAAATAATCGCCGATAGACGCCCTCGTTTCTTGCGTCTATAAGTAATTAATTAGTTAGTTAGAGCGAAAGCGATGACAGGCGAAAAAGAGTGGCTGGAATACAGCGAAATTCTGGGCGGAAAGATAATCGCCCAGATCGAGAAGTGGAGCGTTGCCTATGAGGCGAAGAAAATCACCAAACGTGAGTTCTTCATCGTGATTAGCGCTCTTTACGACGCCACTTCCGGGATAGCTCCCGAGGAGGTTCGCAAGCTTCTGGCCAAGATCGATGAGGAGTTGAGAGCGAAATGAGCGAAGGTTTGAATTTTGGCAGCTTGAAGTGTGATGCGTGTGGAAAGCAGCATCCGCTTGATCGGAAGCTTTCTGCAGACATGGTTGGCACACCCTGCACTGACTGCGGCGAGAATCTTCTTACTGAAGAGGATTTCAAAGACGGTCTCGCGACCTGGGAGGCGCTTAATCTGCTGCACTCTCTGGGGCTTGCGAGAAATCCTGGCGAGGGCGTGCCAGACAATGCGCCTGACGGCGTGAGGTTCGTTCCGGCGAGCTTCAATTCTCATAAGGGGTCTGTGAACATCAAAATCGACAAGATTAACGACGACGCCACGTCGGAGAATGATGTTGAAGAAGTTTCCGAAGGATAAGTGGATCGCAGATGCGATTATGCGGAGCTATCTTGTCGTCCGACAGGATGGCTCCATTCTGCGTTGTCGAAAGGCTGACAAAGACGGCACCGTCTTTAAGGACAAGGGCTACGATCTCGTAAAGCCGCAGATCCATAAGAAGTCTGGCAGGGTCTATTTCAACCTTACCTGGCGTGGCGTCACTAAGTCGGTTCTTGTCAATCGCGTCGTCGCAATTCGCTTTCTTCCCAACCCTGACAATCTCCCACAGGTCAATCACATCGACGGAAACAAAGAGAATAACGCTCTCGGAAACCTCGAATGGTCCAGCGGGTCAGATAACGAGCTTCATGCGCACCGTACCGGCCTCAAATCGGGCCGTGGGAGCGCAAACTCTAATGCGAAGCTCACTTCTTCCATCGTCGAGGAAATTCGCGCCAGTGACGAGGATTTTCAGGTTCTCGCTGATCGATACAGCGTCAGTCGATCAACCATTCACAACGTCAAAAAAGGCATCACCTGGAGGCATCTATGATCAAGACGTTTATCAATTACTCGATTGGATTCGGCATCGTTACGATGATCTGGTGCGGCATCGCTTGTCTCATAGCCAAAACCTATCTGGCGATCAAAAAGGAGATGGATAAGTGAGGTCAGACACCCGAGCAGTTCATTTCGTGCATACGACGGCGGAAGGTTGCCATGTCGAGGTGATGTTCGACCGCCACTTGATGACAATCAAGCCTTCTATCGACCTACCGCCGGCAGAGCGGATCAAGGCTTTTGATACAGCCGTTGAACGTTATGGAGCGTCAGCATGATCCCGCTAGACGAGCTTCGATTTGAAGTATGGCCTCCCCGTCAAAAGGGCGGTCAACAGGTTACTATGACTTCCGCTGGCGTCATGGCTACGCACGTTCCCACCGAGACCGTAGCTATATCGATGTTAGCTCGCAGCCAGCATAAGAACAGAGCTATCGCCATCGAAATGATTGAAGCGGCACTGACGCATCCATGGAGTAAATGATGACCACCGAATTGGGTCTTGATATCGAAACAACCGGACTGCTCGATCCTGATCACCGCATCATCGAGCTTTATTTTCAGGGTCGAAAAAACGGCGTGAAGATATTCGAATGGGAAACGCGCATCAATCCGAAGCGCTCGATCACCGCAGAAGCACAGCGCGTTCATGGTATCGACTTCACTGACCTGGTTGGAAAGCCAACGTTTGAGGACGTGGCGAAAACCGTTCACGCAATCATATCCAAGTTCGACGTAATGATCGCCCACAACGGTATTGGCTTCGATTGGCCGTTTATCGAAATGGAGTTGAAACGTTGTGGTCTGGTTATTCCGGACAAACCTGTAGTCGACACCATGATTGAAGGTGTTTGGGCGACACCAGACGGCAAGAAGCCGTCATTGGCTGAATTGTGCTTTGCAACTGGCATTGATTACGACCCGAGCAAGGCGCACGCGGCAAGCTACGACGTTGAGGTAATGCTGGACGCATACGACATTGGCCGCAAACTCAACTTCTTCTCCGACCCCGGATTGGCAACCGCGATAGCAGCGTAGTTACCAGCCGCATCCCTTAGCGCACTCAATTATAGTGAGAAAAGAAATCGAAACGCAAAAGAGGCGCATAAAATGAACACAGAAAGTACCGTTATGACCGTTGAAAATTCCGACAACGCAACACTCGCCCATCTGGATAGTCTGGATGATCTTCTGACCCAGGAAGAGATCGTGGTGGATGACGATGATGTTTCTGCCGTTATCTCGTTGGGCGAGCACGAAACTATGTCCGACTTCAATTTTGATGCGCCTGAAGAGATGGTCGAGGAGGAAATCGTCGGCGAGCACCCCGTTGAGGAGGTTGAGAGCGAGCCTGATCCGATTCAACTCGCGGGCGAAGTCGTGGAAGAACCTGTCGAAGAAGATGAGGTTCTGGCCGACGACATGATGCGGGAGTTTGACCTGGCGCTCACCATTTCTGAAGCCAAGGATGCCGTCTACTCGTCCGCCGAAGCTGTCGAGATAATCACCGACCCGACGCAGCCGAACCCTGCTGCCGTCAAGGTGGGTCGCAAGCGTGCTTCTACCGGTGCCCCGCGTAAGGCTGCCGTTCCACGAGCCAATCGTGACATTGAGAATATTCCGGCAGAACTGTTCTCGTTGGCAAGCGAGCCTGGTAATTTTCAATACGACGAACTTGACGCTATGAAGGCGACATTTATCTCGGGAATGCCTGATATCGTGAAAGTGCGCGAGAAGATCGTGACGGTTATGGCTTCTTTGCAGAGCGGCGCAAAGCTGTCGCCATATATTGCAATTCCAATTCGCCTGCTTATGGATCGCGGTGTTATCTCGTCTGCCGACATTGTCGCGGCCTACATGGCGACCGGCAATATGAGCACCGGTACTGCGCGCTCGCAATGCACCCAAATGATGACGCTGCTGCCGTATATGCAGCTTGCCACGCGCTCCGGTAAGGATCTCACTTTCGTAAGCGGAACAGAGATAGCCAAAAAGATCGTGCCGCTGATCTGAGCAGTTTGGTTCTCGGGCGGATTTCACACCCGAAATCCGTCCATTGACATAACTAATTATTTACTGAGGTTAACATGCCAACTGGTTATACAGCTCCCGTCGTTGACGGTGAAATCACTTCCCTGAAGGAATTTGCCAAGCGTTGCGCACGTGCATTCGGCACATTCATTTTAATGCGCGATAAGCCACTCGACGCTGCACTGCCAACCAAGATCGATCCCGATGTTACGTTCTACGACCGCCGTATTTCGGAATGTGAGGAAGAGATAAAGCGCCTCACTGTTCTGGACGGTGATCGGCTTTACCTTGCACATGCGGCTGAGCAAGCCCGGCTGGCAGATTTGAAGGCTGAACACGTCAAATTGGTCGAGACCAACAATAAGCGTCTCGATGATATGCGTGCGAAGGTTGAGAGCTGGAACGAATGCCTGCCGGAGATGCGTCAATTCATGCTGGAGCAGCTCGGTATATCCAAAGAAGAGATTTGGCTCGAACCTGAAACCCACGAGAACGAGACAGCGGAAGAGTGGCGCGAGCGCCTGTTGGAGAAGCACCACGAGGATATCGAGTATTGGCAAAAGATGCGCGCCGAAGAGGTCGCCCGCGCTCACGACAAACAAAAGTGGCTTGATGACTTCTACAAGTCGCTGGAGACAGCAGAATGAAGTCGGGCGTAATTATGAGTGAGATTCAGCGCCTTCGCCCTCATTATCAGACGCAAAGTATGCTGGATCACGGTCGTCGCCAGATGCTCGATCATTTCGAGAAGTTCCTTCAGTCGCAAGGTGCACATTCTCCAACGTCGGTGCATCCCACGGTTATCGCAGCGCAGATAACGGGCGCGCTCGATGAAATCAGGCGTGTCGCTATCTCCCTCGATGACGAGTTCTTCGTGGATCGGCTGTCCAAGCTCTGCGACGAAATTGAGGATAAACTTTTTGGAGCGCGCCATGCTTCTTGAGGCTGTTGCCGTCGCGATGTGCATTCTCGTCGGTGCCGGCTTTCTGTCGCTGATCAATATCGGCATCGCTAATCTCGTAGAGCGATATATCGACTGGAAGCGATGGAAAAGAGATCGCGATCATGAATATCGTTGATTTTCATCGAGATGCGGTCCCTGGCGATTTTGTCTGGGTGTTCTATCCAGAAATTGGTTTCGAACTGCACAAAGTTGAGCAAGTTTCAAAGACTTCGATCTGGTGCAACGGCGGTCGCTACAACGCGAAAACCGGTAATCGTCTCCGAATGCCCGGATTCATCACGGGGACCGCAGGAAAAATCCAGCACGAGTGGCGAAGCAACCATCAAATGCAACTGTTGGACGCGATTGCAAAGATTGATGACGTAAGTGTGCTTAAAAAAATCGCAAGGATTGTTGGCTACAGCGCTGTAACTGGCTATTAGGCCAGAAGATCATGAAATGGGGCGAGAATCTGCCGGGAGGACTCGGCATAGTGGGGCGTTGTGAATCTGACATGGCATCAATGGACGGCCATTATTCGCGTAGGCGATATTGGCCGACCAGTTATACCGAGCGAAATTGCCGAACTTCCAAGAGCTGATAGACCGACAATTGGGCTGGCGAGCGCACATTCCACTCTTCGCAGCCTAGCTAATAAGGGCTACGTAGAGATTATCGCGATCAAGCCGAGGCAGTTTTTTCTCACTTATCAGGGGAAGTTAGCTTACGAGTACGCTCGGAAAAGCCGTATCCTCGAGAGCGATGGGCAGGCCATCTTTAAATTAGCGAGCTGATTTCGTGGACTGCATTTGCCGAATGCAGTCCTCAGTTTTTGTGTATATCAATAAATAACTGTTTATTTATTCTCATTAGTTCGTTAGTGAGGCGGCAGGAGAAGCAGCAATGATAAAACTTTGGATGATCGTTCTGATGGGCACTCATATCGGCGGTGTAGCCGGTCCGCTGCCTTACGACATGAACGAATGTCAGCGCCGAGCTGGCGAGCTGGAAAATGCGCGTGTTGAGGCGATGCGCAGCGGCATCGCGGATGATGGCTCGAAGATTCCTGAGAAGAACATGAAGGTCTTTGAGACGATGCGGTTCAAATGCGTTGAAGCTCAGGAGCGTCCCGTGATGGGCGGGGATTGGAAAGAATGAGATCGAACCTTGCGGATATTGAGGTTCGAGTTCATCGGCGGACCGAGAAGGCAGTTCTCGTCAGTAACGACGGCGATTCCAAAAATGCTGTCTGGATACCAAAAAGCCAGTGCGAAATCGCTCACACACGTGGCGATGTTTTTACGCTGACTGCCGAACAATCCCTGCTGGAAGAAAAGGAGCTGGTGTAATGACCAGAAAGAAATCGTGTGGCTGCGTCATAGCGAACGGCAAAAACACGCCGGCTGTAAGACGGGGTTTTGAATTGGGTGGCTATGTAAAAGTCGAGTGTGATGAATGCCGAGAATGGCGTCTTGCAGCGGTGCCTGTAGCACCACCATCTTCAGTTTCGAGCGCCTATCAAGCGATCAAGGAGTTTTACGGAGATCGCACTGCGAAACGCAGCGGCGTTCCGCTCATTAATCATATCGATGAAGGTCTTATTATCCTGAAGCGATACGACGCCGATCAGGATACGCTCGACGCCTATTGCTTGCATCCATTAACGCAGGCTGATGGCGAACTGGTAGTGTTCGATCCGTCTCCGTTCAGCCCGCGAGCAGTGATGCTTGCGATGGAATATCGTCATACGGCGAACGCTTATCTTGCCTCCAACACTATGCCCGCCGGTGGCATCAAACGCAGCCCTCTGGTGGAGGTCGATTTGATGCTGATTGCTGACAAGGTTCAGAACCGTAAGGATTTTCTGATCCACCACCAGGCGCATCCAAACTTCGCGAGATTGGACGAGTATTTCAAAGAGTGGTTGGCAGCCTTGAACGTTTCCGAGAGCGATTACCAGGAGCTGCTCGCTTTGATAGCGGTCGCTGAAACCGCTCATATCGGCGTTAATTGATATGTGCATTCTTAAAAAGGATGGTCCTTTCTGGTTTGCGTCCATTCGTACAGGGCCGCCAATAATCGCCACCAGGATGCGCTGTAAGTCGTGTATCGGACAAGGCTTCACCACCATAAATCCAGGACTTCTGAAGCTGTCTGAAACGGTGACGATTAGAACGGGAACAACGGTTTCATGCCGGAAGTGCCAAGGAACGGGAGATTTGGTAGCCGCGATTTACACACGCGGAAAATCGATCACTCCAATTATCTCTCGTCGGAGAAAGCAGTGAGAAATGGCTAAGGATGTGATCATCTTAGGAGCGGTATTATGACGGACGAACGCAAGGAAGCCTTCCTCAAAGTTTGGTTTGATGCACCTGAAAACATTCATTGGGCGCATGGAATGTCGAACGGTGTGGAAAAGGACATAAGCGATACCTTTGACCGAGCTATTGCCGCTTGGAACACCCGCCCCGCGCCTGCCGCTACAGATACTGGTCTTGGTAAACCAGTAAGAAGCTTTGAAGATACTTTCAGCGCTGAAGAGGTGGTTATTGATAAGTTCTTTAAAACTGCCGCTACAGATACGGGACTGGAGACGGTGGCTTGGCAGCATCAAGATTATGACGAATGGCACGAGACGCGCGTTCCTGAATACCACAAAAACCGAGGCAAGAACGTCCGCGAACTCGTCACCCGCTCGCAGGCTGAGGAACTATTGGCGGCGGAACGGGCGGAGCATGATAATACACTTGCTACGCTCTTCAATAATATCTTGCGGGAAGCCGAACTTACCGACGAATGCACAGCCCTGAAAGCCGACAACGAGGCGGAACGCGCGGAGAAGGAACAAGCCAAGGACGATCTCACAAGGGTGCTTGTTCATTTCGTCCGAGAGCATTTCCCGGAGAACACGACATTTAAGCCATTTGACGACCTCATTGGGCTTATCACGCAATTCGACAACGCCAGCACAATTGCAAGGGAATATGTGTCGCGCATTCGCTCGCTCGAAGCCGACAACGCGGCGCTCATCCATGACCTAACCCGTATCAAAGATCATGAAACAGAACTGGTCAATGACAACGCGGCGATGGATGCGCGGATTAAGGAGTTGGAGAAATACTTCGATAAGTGCATCTCAAATGAAACGTTTCTTAAGCAAGACGCTCGCCGTGTTGGACAAATCGAAGCCCTAGAAGCCAAGCTCGCGGCTGCTGAAAAGGAACGCGACTACTGGAAGGAAGATAGTCGAGCTAAGGGGTTCGTCCTGGAGTCCGGTGTAGTCATTAAGACGGAAGAGTACGAAAGACTTCTGGAAATCGAACGTAAGCTCACCGCGGCAAAGCAACTTGCTGAACTCGTCGTTCAGGCTGAGGAAGATGAAAGCGGTGATCCAAACTTCTATCTTCTTTTGAAGCAGACGGCTTATGAGAAGGCCAACGTGGTCCTAGGGAAATAGTCGTGGTCGACAATCTCCTTCTATTTCTCGCGGCCATTATTTGCGGTTTCATTGTCTGGAGTTATCCGCGGTGATCGTTGCTGAATAAACCGAACGATCTCCATAATGCTTGTCGCTATAACTAACTCAATCGTTAATTACACAGAGGCGAAAATGTCTATCATCACACTCACGAAAGAGTATGTTGCGGAAATCGATGCTTATGTTCCTCGTGTCAATGTTGGCGGACGTGTCGCGTATATGATGCGTTTTTTCCGCAGTTTGTTTCCGGAAGCGCTCAACGAAAAGTGCCAACAGATGGCCGAAAAGCGCTTCTTGGATCTCCATCCCGATGATGTAATCGACGTGCGGGCCTCGGAGTGCTCAAATTACGGTCGCTATATTTTTGCCGATGCTGTCGACCGATATGTGAGCTTCGCCAACAATTCCAACGAAATGGCGTTGATTACGAAGTCCAGCAGCTTTTTTGCGGGGCGCAATGTTGGTCGGCGTGACGCGCTCGCAGAGCGACAACTAGCGTTGCGGCTCGACGCGCCATCGAACGTGGTGAAACTTCGGGCTAATGAGTCCAAACCACGTCTCAGCGCGCGGGCATTAACTCTGCTCGACAAGCCGATACCTCTCTCACGACGAGGGAAAATCGACACGACCTCTTCCGTCGAATACGAACGCATCGCATTTCAGATGGCGCGTGATCGTCTGGCGTTCTTCTATCGGATCGATCTTGATCAGCAATTGGTCAATGAGGTGACCTTCGGTGGCGGCACACTTGCGCCAATTCTGAAAACAACGGTCGTCAATCACCTGGAACATCGCTTACAGCGCATGTTCAATGGGGCGACGGCATCTGTCCACGAATCGAACGGCAGATTTGTTCTTTGCGGTTTGATCTTCGTTGGTCCGATTGTCGAAGTTAATGCCAGCGAGAAGCTACCTGCGCTCATTGGTTCAGACCGGATCGACAAGACGCGTAAGTTGATAGGCAGCATCTTCGCTCACCGCACTCACATTATCGGTCACGGCAAGATTTCAGTTCATTGCGTAACTGATCCTCGCTTCTACTACGGCATGATGGCCGACAATAGCGAGCTTCTGTTCGAAGGTATTGCGCCGCTTACCCGAAGCTCTCGCAAGAAACGCACGCTTCCGCAGCCATATGTCTCAGCGAGCCTTCGTCGGGAAATCCATGAGTGGAACCGAAAGCGGCAAATCAGTGTCTCTGATCGCATGACCGCCGCTTTAAAGGCGGTTGTCGAGCGCAAGGCTCAATTCAACAGCCATACACAGGCAGCATAGGGGTAATTATGGGCAAGGTATTTGCAATCGGCGACATTCATGGCCGTTTCGATCTTCTGGAGAAAGCTATCGAGGAGATCGAGGCTTGTAGCCACACCGGCGGTATAGTCGTCTTTCTGGGAGACTATATTGATCGCGGTCCGCAGAGTCGTGAAGTGATCGAACGTCTAATGGCTGGGCCTTCGGATGCGGAGCGCTGGCATTGGATCTGCCTGCAGGGTAATCACGAGGACATGCTCCTTTCATGCATCGATGATGCAAAGATGGCGAACAACTGGTGGATGCCAAACGGTGGAGCGCAGACGCTAATGTCATACGGCGCGCAAAACGGCGATGAACTTTCGTCGGCACTACGGCGCGTCCCACAGCAGCACATTTCCTGGCTTCGATCTCTTCCACCGCTCTCCTATGACGACAATCGGATTTATGTTCACGCGAGCGTCGATGAAACCATCGATCTCGAGAACCATACTTCGAAGATTCTGCAATGGGATCGCTTCCCTGACGGCCACACCGGTGGCTATCGCGGAAAGCACATCGTTCATGGGCACACACCCCATCGTGAGGTTGAACTGCACGAGGGGCGAACCAATCTCGATACCAACGCTGTCTTTACCGGCGTACTTTCTGTTGGCGTCTTCGATGATGATCAACCAGGCGGCCCGGTTCGCGTCATTTCCGTACGCGCATAACTAACTATCTGGTGAGATAATATGAAGCGAGTATTGAGATACACCCCGCCTTTCAATCCAATTATCAATCTCTCACTGCCGTGGGGCGCCAAACTGGTTCTGGTCGATAAGGCAAGCCCTCATCACTACGCGGAAACAGGCAATCCCGTCTCCTTCTGGTTTGAAGTCGATGACAGTCGATCGGAGCACATTCGCTCCTTCTTTGTCGTCGGAACTGGATTCGAGATTCCGAAAGGTGCTGGCGACTGGATGACCAGCGTCAATGTCGATGGCTACATCTGGCACATCTACGAAAAAGTGTCGTGAAACTTGCCAACTTCTCGCAGTTGTTGCCGCATGTAACCCTCTGATTTTTATGCGAATTTAAATTCAGACAACAACACAATTCGCGTTTTAAGGAGATAGCTATGAAGAATATCAGTCGTATCGCTTTTGTCGCCCTAATGGCCGGTTCGGTCGTCGGTTGCGCAAGTGTGCCGGAAACGAAGTCCGGGGTCGATCCTCAGAAGGTTGCGTCCGTAACGAAATGCGTTCGCACCAAGCCGGTCGGGCAATTTGATGAGAACTGCGATGAACCAAAGCTTGGCTGGAAGGGCGCAAACGGCGGCGATTTCATCATCATCCAGGGCGGCGGTATCTCTGGATCCATCGCAGGCTTCTAATATGAGCAGGCGGTTCCCCAAGGTGAAGGTCGACAAGAAAGGTATGGCTGTCCTTTCGGGCATCCATATTCGCGATCTGTGTTCGATCTTCACCGCCGCTTCTCTGCATCATTACGATACGGAGAAGAATTATCGCAGCGGTGGCGAGCGATATGAGGAAGCCCTGCGGGATCGTGCCGAAGATAAGTACGGCTTAGGCGAGATAAGTTGGCGAAACCACTTGGATAATTGCACCTGGGTCCGCCGAATACGTCTGCTTATCGATAGCCTTGATCACCCGCCCTACAACCACGGCTATAACGATATTCCGGTGTCGCAACTCGACAAATCGGGCAGGTTTTGCAGGCTACGTGCCGTCCGCGAGCAGCGAGACCAGCGACTCCTCATCAAGAAAATCGTGGAAGAGGCACTCGCAAGCAAAGGAGTGACTAATGTCTGAAAAGACCGTGAATGCATATCTGATTCATCTAACGTCGGGCGACGGCGACACAACGCTAACCTTGGTCAATCATGAAACCTGGAGTTGGTTCATGGAGCGCATCGATAGTCCAGACGAGGTTTTCGCAGAACCGCCGGAGGAGCAGGTCGTCGGGGTTATGGCTTCAAACGAGTGTTCGCGCAAAGAGGCAATTAATCTCCTGAACGGCTACGAGGATTCCGGCTCGCTTGACAACGATATCGCGCTACTGATGGTGCCAAGCAAGTTCGATGGTGAGATTTATGCGGACGACACCATTTCCGGACTGTTCGCATTTGTGACCAAACACAAGCTTACGCTCACCGACGAGTATAACGGGTTCATGTACTGACCCGACCAGCGATTATCGCTCCTCGCGGCCGACGCCGTTCAACAGCACATCGGACAGGAGTTTCTATGTCCACAAGGTCATTAATTGGCCGTCTGAACGCGGACGGAACGGTTACTTACGTCTATTGTCACTACGACGGTTATCTGGATGGGGTTGGCGCAAAGCTGCACGATTTTTATCAGGATGCGTCGAAGGTTGACGAGCTGATCGGCTTGGGCAGCCTCTCATCGATTGGCGAGCATATCGGTGAGAAGCATGACTTCAACTGGATGGAGAATATTTGGAACGAGCACGGTTACGACCCTCGGACCTATTCAACTGAAGTTAAAGCGAAGTATGACCGGCTCAACAGTATGACGCTCGCCTATCATCGGGATCGCGGTGAGAAATTCGCCGACGAAATCGTGAAGGACGAGGCAGCGTTCTGGGTCGCAGATCAGTGGACCGAATACTGGTATCTGTTCAAAGACGGCTCTTGGTGGGTCAAATGCTATGACGCGGAACCATTGCTTCTAACCGCTGCTATCGAGCTGGAAGAGGCTAATGCGGAAGGTAATGATCTAGAAGCCGCAGAATGACGAAGATCTTCCCTTCGATAATGATCCTCATGTCGCTCGGCGCTGCAGTCACCTATCTATTCGATGGTGACTGGCGTCGGACGATATACTGGATCGCGGCAGCAATTCTCACCACCACGGTGACGTTTTAAAGGAGAACACCGTGAGCGATATCACCGGTGATACACTTATCAAATGGGGCTTCAAGCCTGGTCCGGCATTTAAGCAAATGCTTGATGAAGGTAATAAGCTTCTCAAGGGTGGCGCCTCATCGATGGAAGTTTTTCATCGTCTACAGGAGCTTAAACCTGTTGAGGTGCCGACTATTCCGCTTCGCACCAATTCCATCCCTTTCGGTCAGTTTATCGAGCCTGAAACCGACGATGAAATTGAGAATACCAACGCCGTAATTCAGCACATGGATGCGCTTATGCGCGTTCCGACAATTAAGGCTGGCGCGATCATGCCAGACGCCTGCCCTTCTGGCTCAGCCCTCGGTACGATACCAGTCGGCGGCGTTGTCGCTTGTGAGAATGCGATCCATCCGGGGTTTCATTCCGCTGATATCTGTTGCTCGATGGCGATCTCTGTATTTAAACGGCGCGAAGACGCGTCCAAAATTCTCGACGCCGCTATGAAGGTTTCACATTTCGGTCCTGGCAAGCGTACCGCCACTGAGGCGCGTCAACACAAGGATCTGGTGGCTCTGGTCAAAAGCTTCGATGCTAACCCGTTCCTCAAAGGTCTCGAGGACTATGGTATTCATCACTTCATGACGCAAGGTGACGGAAATCACTTCTTCTACGTGGGCGAGCTGGAATCGGCCGGGCAGACGGTCATCGTTACCCACCATGGCTCTCGTGGTCTGGGTGGCGCGCTCTACAAGCGAGGAAAAGCAGCAGCAGAAAAGCACACCAAAATTGTTGCTCCGCGCGTCCCGCTGCATAATGCCTGGATCGAGGCAGACAGCCAGATCGGTCAAGACTACTGGGCTGCACTTCAGGTCACCCGTCAATGGACGAAGATGAATCACTTCGCCATTCACGACGCGGTAGCAAAGCGTATCGGAAACTCCGTGGTTGATCGCTTCTGGAACGAACATAATTTCGTCTTCCAGAAATCAGACGGGTTATTCTATCACGCAAAAGGTGCCACACCTGCCTATAGCGGCTACAGTGATGACGATCAGGGACTTACTCTCATTCCTCTGAATATGGCTCAGCCGATTTTGATCGCAGGACATTCGAGAAGTGATCACGCGCTCGGCTTTGCGCCGCACGGCGCAGGTCGGAATATGTCAAGAACCACGCATATCAAGCGGCTTACCGCTGAGTTTGGTGACTCACGCGGATTGGGTCCAAAAGCTATTGAAGCAATCATGGCGCGAGAGACTGCCGGCTTGGACGTCAGATTCTACACCGGCGCTCCTGACGTCTCCGAACTGCCGAGCGCTTATAAGAATGCCGGACAGGTGCAGGAACAGATCCGCAAACATCGACTTGCGACAATAAACAGCCGCATCTTACCTCTCGGTTCTATTATGGCCGGCGAGGTTAAGTGGAAGAAGATCTAACCTTAACGTAAACTGCCGCTCAATAAACGAAAAAAACCCAGGATCACCACTGACCTGGGTTTTCTACGGTTACTGAACGTGAGTTATTTCGTTTTGAGTAGGTTCGTATAGATGAGAAAGTCCGAAGAGAACGATGTTAGAGGCTGCCTCTTCCACAGTCCTACTAACGAGTGGCACCGCTTTACTGTCTAAAGTTAGTCCCCTGCGCCGAATGAGACTTTGTGTGTGTTGCATTAATTCGTCCACGAGGGACGCCCTCAATTCCGATAGTTCGGTGTCATTCATTTTGTATCTTTTTCGATCTCATATTTCCTGTGATTGCTGGTTTCGAAGTTTCTTCCCTTCGCCCTCCTGCGACCGCACCTCTACTCCAAAAAATATGGGGATGACAACTCGAATCATTATTTTATGCACCAAATAAATACGAATTGATTAATTATTTCGATTGAAAAGCCCGGCACCAGATCACTATAATTAAAGAGGATAAAATTCTAGGATAAGACGATGAATCAAGAACGCCTAATGTATTGCGCAACTATATTTCTTGTTGAAATGAGTAAGAATTTTCACAAGTTAAATCCAAATTCCGGCGTTAACTTGCCTACTATTGAGAGTTATCCCGAATCCCACCGGTCCGCATTACTATCTTCTCTCGAAAAGGCTATTAGATCGGCGTCGTCAGAAGCCGATTCTTCTTATGAGAACTGGAAAACTTCAAGAGCGAATTAGCCGATGTTTTCCCTTGCGCTAAAGTCATATATTAAATAATAACTAACTGTTTAATGAGGCTCACATGCAACAGACCACAGTTACAGAAATGGATGGACTCGGGCGACTGCTACTTGGAGCGGTTCATTCAGGGGTGCTGACGGTGCGCGAAACGCCTGACGGTTATCAACTGATCATGAAAAAGAACGGCATGATCAACACCCTTCTATCAACCCCCAAACTCGCGCCTAACGAGCAATTGTCGGATGAAAGTCTTTCGCTGCTGCTCGCCGGAGCTGAGAACGCGACCGCTCGCAGTAAAGCGGTGCAGCTCGGTGAGCGTAAAAGCGAGTTTGATATCGCTCCGATGACGCCAGAACAGCGTCGCAGCACGTTTAGGATCGTTTCGTGATGAGTGATCTGGCTAAAGCAATTGTTCAGCGCCAGCCCAAAGATGGCGCAGATATAAAACTGTCCCTTTCGAACGGTGCAGTTTTAATGGGCGTGCCGAGCATCGATGGCAATTGCCTTCGAATACAAGATCCGCACAGCCCAAACCGATACACTCTGGTTAATCCAGCTTTCATTGTTAGCGCGGAATTACCAGTCCCTCCAAGAATGCCTGACGAATTGGAAGAAAATGACTGATACAGCAACTCTCGAATCAAGCAGCTTCGGTGAATTTCCGCGTGTCGCCGCTGACGCAATCGTTCTCAACGCTCAGGCAGAAATCCTGCTTATCAAGCGTAGAGATAACGATATGTGGGCTATACCTGGCGGTATGATGGAGCCGGGCGAGTTTCCGGAAGCGAGCGCTAAGCGCGAGCTGCGTGAGGAAACTGGATTGCGCGTCAGTCATCCTTCCTTTTATCAGTTTGTGGCGGCCGATCCCGATCGTGACCCCAGATCGCACATTCTCGCCATTGTGAGCGCTTTCCAGCTACCAGATGACTTCGACACCTCACGCGTTGTTGCTCAGGATGACGCGAAAGAGGTGAAATGGGTTCCGTATGCGGAAGCCATGACGATGCCTCTATTTGCCGATCACAACGAGCACCTGATGAAGACTTACGAGAAGATTCAGGAGACAGTTGAGGAAAGCGCCGCGGTGGCTCGACGACGCGTTTCCAGTGTTTTGTTTGGCGCGACCATCATTCTGGGCATGGTTGGCTTCTACACGCTCGGAAAGATTTTCTGATGGCTTCAGCATCGAAAAGACAACTTGAGCGTGATTTGAAGGACGCTCTTTTCACCGCAGATTTTACAGAACCGCTGTCGGATGAGGACACCGCGTTCGCAATCGCATTCTCAGCGAACTACGCGAGATATGCCGATCGAAACCCTCAGCGTTTTAGTTTACAAACTAAGAATAACTAAAACGTTAGTTAACGAGGGCAAAAATGAATAGGGTTCTGCAAGTGTCTGTGGCTCATATCACAGAGGAAACCGCTTACGAACTTACGCGTGGAAAGCAGATCAAGCATGTTCAGGTGAACAGCGATTCCGACTTCTTCATCGACAATCTACCACGGGTGCGGCTTTCTAAAGTATCCGGGGATCTCGCTCGGGTTATTTCCCACGCCCTCGCTAACGGCTTCAAATCTCTTCATCTGGCAGCAGATGGAAAGTTTCACCAGGCTATACCTCACTACGATTGGTGAGATGCGCCTTAACGTTTAACTCAATTGTTATTGAGGCAATCATGTTTCGGGCAATCGGCATAACCATTGTGGCGGTTTTCATCGCCTTGGGCGTCGGCACGACAATTCAGTTTTTGTTCAACAGGAACAAAACCAACCCCTCCAACAAGAAAACGAGGAAATAACTAAATGCGTCTCAATCCATTCGCGCTCATCATCCCTGCGGTGATTGGCCTGTTCGCGCTCGTCACTCTTGGCGGCTCCTTTTATACCATCGATGAAGGCGAGCGAGGCGTGATCGTCAGCCAAGGCAAGATTATTGGTGTCGCGCAGCCAGGGCTTCACTTCAAGAAGCCATTCATCGATGACGTTCACAAGATTTCGGTACGCACGCAGGCAATCGAGTTTCCGGAAGAGCCGGTCTATACGGCAGATCGACAGACCGCCAATGTGACGTTCTCCGTTAACTACGCGGCTGTGCCCACGGACGTTGAAGTGGTGACACTCTATCGCGAGTTTCAGACGCTTGAAGGTCTCGAAAGCCGCGCGCTCAAACGACAAATCCGTGAGCAGATCAAGAATGTTTTCGGTCGTTTTACTGCTGAAACCGCAGTTCGCGAGCGCGGTAAACTGAATACGGAAGTCTCGGCCACGATCGCCGGTCTTGGTGACAAGCTGATCAAGATTGAAGGCATCAATATCGAGAATATCAACTTCTCCGATGCGGTTGAGCGAGCTGCCGAAGAGCGTGCCAAGGCTGAAATGCTGGTGAATACCGAGCGGCAGAAGCTCGAACGCGAAAAGGTTCTGGCTGACATTACCGTGACGCAGGCGAAGGCTCAGGCGGAAAGCAAGCTCGCCACTGCTGAAGCAGATGCCAAGGCAGTTCGTCTGAAAGGTGAGGCAGAAGCTGCAGCTATCAAGGCAAAGTCCGACGCGCTCGCTCAGTCGCCCAATCTGGTCGAACTCACGAAGGCTGAACGGTGGAATGGTCAGTTGCCACAGCAGTTCGTTCCTGGCTCCGCCGTGCCGTTCATCGGCATCAAGTAATCCATCAACTTTTTCGCAAAGCCGGGCTTAGTCCCGGCTTTTTCTGCTCTGGAGGCAAATATGAACCGTTTCAATTCGTTCCTGAAATCCAACAGTTCGATCACTATTAATGGCAAGTCGTATGTCGGTCGCAACGTGATCATTCGTGGTGACAAAGTTATTGTCGATGGCGTTGAGCAGTCTGGCGAGCTTGAGCACGGTCCTGTGACTGTCAGCATCACCGGCGATGTTGAGAAATGCGAGACAGCCGCCGGTGATATCACCATCACTGGAAATGCTGGTCAGGTTATGACCGTGTCAGGTGATATTCGAGCCAACGATATCACTGGCGGCGCCAAGACTGTCTCCGGCGACATTTACGCGCAAAGCGTTACTGGCGGTGCACAGACTGTTTCCGGTGATATTACGGGATTACGCTGATGGCTGCTCCCACGATGAATAGTACCGCGCACAACGATCTCGCTAAGGAATTTGTGAAGCGATTAGGCGATCTACAGCGCCTGGAAGGCTGGCGCGAGAGCGAAGCGTTCTTTGCCTGGCTCGAAGCTGCCGCTCGCGCCCTAATCGGCGCCTCCCTCGTAGGCTACAAGGAAGAATGGCAGAAGAACGAGGATTCGTTCCTTCGAATTGAGAAGCACTGGCAGAAGCGCGCAGACACAAAGAGCGTGATGGCGGAAATGACCGGCATTGTCATGCTTGCGCTTTCAAAGGATCCAGTCGATTTTCTGTCGCCGCTCTTTATGGACGTTGGTGGCAGCGGACACCTCGGACAGTTCTTCACGCCTTGGTCTGTTTCAACGATGATGGCTGAAATGACGGTCGGCTCAAAGGAAGAGTTGTTCGAATCTGCCACCAAGAATGGCCGGGATTATATCTCCCTGAGCGAGCCAGCCTGCGGTGTTGGCGGAATGGTGCTCGCGGCCAACGAAGTGATGCGCAAGCGTGGGATCGACATTAGCAGCCAGATTCTGTGGCACTGTGTCGATGTTGACTGGCGAGCTGTTTGCGGCACGTTCATTCAGACGACACTAACCGGTACGCCTGCCGTTGTGATCCATGGGAATACGTTGACGCTTCAACAGCACAGCGCCTATATGACTGCCGCAGCACAGCGAATGTTATCGGCTCATAAAACTACGCCGAAGGCGGCGTAGTTCATTTCTCTCGATGTTTTGCCATTGCCGCCTCAATAAAGACGGGCGGTAATAAATCATCGTTATCATCCGCGATTTCGCGTTTTCTTCTTCTCAGGCGCGCGTAACGGGTCTTAAGCCCAGCGGGTCGCTCCTTTTTGGGCGCAGGAACTGCTGTCGACTCTAGTAAGTAATGTTCATGCAGAATACCGCGCTTGGGTTTTTCAATTCCCATCACCATATCGCGCACACGATAACCGACGATCTTACCTGTAGAGGCGACGGCGTCTCTCCTGTGAGATCGTCTCATCACTTCTCGGAGAGTCGTCTTATATTCTCTTGGCAGCCCGTCCATAAAGCTGGACTTGACGTGAGGATTCGCCTTCTCGAGTACGGGGATTAACTCCTCTGGTCGAACGACTGTCCACACATCAGCGCTTGTTAAATCGCAAGCTACGCCATAGACCGTGTCGTCATCATAAGTGCCATCACGAAATCCCGCGAAAAATTGGTCTAGGCGCTCCAGAACCGCCTTTTTGACTCCAGGGGACCTCTCTTGGATCTTTTCCCTGATATCGTCAAAATCCGACGGGTTTGCGCGAGCAAATGGCATAATAAATTCGACAGCCATTTCCATTTTACCTTTTCACGTAACGTGCTTTGACCTGAATATGGTACTTTTCAAACTCTTTCGCAACATTCTGGAGTTGCTCCTCCGATGTGCGCTCAACGTCTCCGTATCGACCGGACGCATTCGTGAGCAGCCATTGCCCTCTGTCGAACCTCAACTCACCGGCAATTCTTGCATAATATCGAGGATGATCCGTTAACGCGGGATGGCCGAGCTTTGACTCTCTTTTGTCGGTCTGGCCCGCAAAGACGCCTACCGATCGCCCAATCTCGGTATCAAATATCTCTTCTACAGCAACGACCAGGTTACCGTCGTCCCTAATCAACCAGAGAAAAGGAATGAATTGATGAAGAGTTGTTCCTGGCGTGTGCGCCTCGGCCGCCTTCATGTGATTCATCAGCAACGGCGCTGTTGCCTGGTCTAGAACGACTACTGAGTTGGGTTTAAAACTTTTTTCAACGTCTGTAACGGTGCGATTGGGCGCTTTTGAGGCGCCGAATAGCGTATCAAAATCTGTCGTCATACGTAAGATACCCCAATTACCGATGTAATTGCACAACAGATTCAGATTGCCAAGTTGCACCTTTAAAATTGAAGCGATGTTTTACCGTCTTATTGACATATCCGCCATTTTGTTCCCTTTATGTTCTTATGCATATCGAGACATTATGGGACGCATATGTCCACAGCGTCACCATCCGTTTGGAGTGCGCCGCGGGTCGCGTCGAGGGATTAAAAACAGTTCGCGAGTGTCATTTTAAAACTGACCTCGATGTGAAAACGCTCGTCTGCACCAGAGGTCGCGATATGCCGATCACCATGCTACAAGATCGGATGCGTTGCCCACTGTGCAAAGCTCGTCGTGTTCGTTTGGTGTTTGGGCTGCCCACCAATACGAATGTGCAAGCCGCCCGCCGAAAAGCTTCGTATTAACCAGCCGACAACCGTGTCGTGACAGTATATCTTTAGCAAGATTCGGGAGCAAAAGCAGAAAGCGTCTAGCCAGCAGACGCGTCGAAGAGGATGAGCCACTTCGACCTCGGCATAGGCTTTGCTCTCGAAATGGAGTGAGACGAATGGGTTTTATACCTGTGAGTGTCACGCTTACGATAAAGAAAACCCGCACGGGCTGGCAGTGCTACGTGCGGGTCACATTCTTTAACTAAGCGCATGGCTGGCGGAGTTAGCGCTCCGCCAGTCACTCCATGAACATAATCTCCCCTGTTGATAAAATCAAGATTGCGCAGAATAAGCCACGCGACACCCTTGCTGCTTTGTGAGACTTTAACTAATCAGTTATTGACACTAACGAGGCAATTAATAATGGGTATCAGAATACACCGGGCGATGGGTTGGGGCATGACCATCGCAACGCTTGCGGCTCACTATAAAGGACCGCTCGATGCACATTCCAAAGGTCTTCATGCAGTAACGAACGGGCTTTATAGCCTGTTTGACGACGCGGACGTAAACAGCGAAGCGTTCAATGTGCCAAAGGATGTGTGCAGTCACTCATTCCGTAACAAAGCGAATGAAGACGGCATGGCTTCCTGCTGGATCACCGAGCCGCATATTCTCGCTAAAACCAGCACGGATTTCGGCAGGCGTCCTTTTGAGCCAGCTCCGGCGTCCTATCTCTTCGATCTCATCGGCTTTGACGACTATACGGATATCGTCTTCTACCCCGACCTGCACACTAAATCTTCATGGCATCGCTACAGCGACGACCTGGATTATTATTTCGAACAGTGGCGCGGCGACGACGTAAGCCGTGACGCGGATCCTGAGACGCGCGATTTCGTCAAATACATGCCGTACAACCCCTACCCCTACGGCAACAATTTGATGAACGAAGCTGGCGGTCATGAGGATTGGCAGGCGTTTTATGAACTACGCAAGCGACCGGACATTGTGCCTGCCGTGCATTCATCGATCCGGTGGTATCTGACGAAACTCGGCGTTATGGATAATGAAGGCGTCAATCAGCTTCGTCCTGTCATTGCGCAGTGGTGGTCGTAATGCGGAGCGCGAAACAGCGAATTGAAGACGCAGCGCAGGCAGCTTCCGAGACCCAAAAGTCCTGGAAGCACCGGTGTCACGCCATTCTCAGCGCGCTTGGCTTGGATTTCGGAGATCCTGACTTCGAAATCCCACCTGTTCACGAGCGTAAGCTGAACGCCCTCTCCCGGATCGTTGACGCTTACGACGCGGCGAATCCCATCCGTACCGCAGATATGCATCCATCACGCTGCAAATGCCTGCGCTGCGCCATTGATGAGGCACGAGATATTGTGAGGGATCATGCATCTTAATGAAAAATGGCACGTCCAGCATGACGATGAGGTTTGGTGCGAGTCCAACTATTGCGTTGCGAATTGCGCTGACGAGGAAACAGCCAAGCACATTGCCGAAACGCACAATCTGATGCTCTCGGCAGAGGATGAATGGCGTGACGCGATGCCGAACAGTTATCGCTCGGCGAAGTGGGGTAAATACGCCGCCATCTATCCTTCCACAGTGGCTCAAGCCATACGCATCGCCGGCCAGAGAGCGCCCGAGCTGAATGACGTGATTGTAGCGCTTGTGTTCTTCCGGATCATGGCTGATCAGCGCGCTCACTTCTTGTTCGAAAACGAAAAGGAGAAGCGCGAAGCCCTGGAACGCGAAATGGCTGGTCTGGCGGATCCAAACGCCGTCCATATTAACATGTTGCGTGGCTCCATCGCCCTGCCCTCTTTCGAGCAGATAAAGCACATTTACGCAGGCGAATTTCGCGCTCTTGAAGATCGTGAAAACCTGCGGGTGGAGGCGCTTGCCGAAATTAAAGCGACAGTTGACGGCGATAGCGATCAGCCCGTCGAAAAGATCATCTATGGCCATCTTGATGAGTTGGCCCGTCTCGATAAGGGAGAGAGCTATGCGACAATTTCCGCGGGAACTTATGGACAGTCGAATGCAGGAAGACCTGGAGATGCTGAGGTCTCCGGAGAAGTGGCCGAATGACCCGATCTGCGTAAAGACGCAGCCTTGGGAAAGCGAACGACGCGGGAAAATGAATTTCGGCTTCTATTACGCCGGCACCGCCGGTGTTGTTCTTGACGACGGGACGGTTGAGAATTTTAGCAGCCTGGAAGAACTTACAGCAGTCTGGAGCGTTGATTAATAAGCGCTTTTTCTTTCATTTGAAATTTAAAAGGCGTTTCGGTTTAGTCACCGTGACGCCTTTTGTTCGATCTTCTAACCTCTGATAACTAAAGCTTATCGGATGTTATGCGGAATGAACCTTCTCCGTGAACTTGCGGTCGCCAAAGATGCATTTGGCTTATATATCTACCGCATCGGAACTCGGAGTTGGCAAATGGCGACCAGGAATGACGTCTACAATCACATTGGAGAGGCTCTTCAGGATCATTTGCCGGAAGATGGCTCTGCGGAGATCGGCATGGATCACAACAAGCTCTTTCTGAGAATGGGCGGCCAGGTCTTCGCCATTTCGGTGGAAGAAAAGCAGCAGTTCCGAAATATCAAGGATCCTGTCGAGGCGGCCAGAAACTTCATGGCTACCCTGCCCTTCTGGCCGTGGCGTCGCTGATCAACCAACCTGGTGCGATAAATCGATAGAGCATTGCCGAATGCATCCCTGTGAATAAACGTGCATTGTTATCTTACTTGTTATTGATTCTCACTAATCTGTGAGCTATTCAGGCGACAACACGGAGCAACAGCAATGCCAAATCACGTCACTCACCGCATCACGATCACGGGTTCGAAGGAGGCGGTAGACCGTTTCGCCAAAACGTTCATCACAACAGAGAAGAACGTTAAAGAGGAATGGGAAACCTTCGATTTCAACAATCTCATCCCGATGCCGGAAATTCTGGCGGATTCTCAATCCAGCTCTAATGTTGGCCTAGGTCTCGCCTATATCGGATCAGATGCGCCTGACGGGTTTGGTCTCTACAGTCAGAAATCAACCCTGGAGTCATATCTCGACTATCCGTGGGTTATGGCTGCAGGCATCAAGACCGTTGATGAAATGAAGGCTTACATCGAAAAAGAGCGGCCCGAAGCTATTGAACTCGGCAAGCTCGCTGATAAAGCCTGGCGCGAAACCGGTCATACGAGCTGGTACACCTGGTGCACTGAGAATTGGGGCACGAAGTGGAACGCTTATTCTTTCAGTCACGAGCGTCTGGATGACGGCACGCTGGAAATGAAATTCGATACCGCGTGGTCTGTACCCCTTCCGGTACTCATGGCTCTGTCCGAGCGAGAGGAAATTCAAGACCTGGTGATCAAGATCGTCGCATTCGATGAAGGTTGGAACTTCGCATATGTTGGCGGTATCGATCACGGCGATTTCCGCGGTGAGAGCGTTAAAGCCACTGATCAGCTCTATGAAGAGGTTTATGGCGAGCCAAACCCGGATCCCGAGGAAGAATACGAAGGTGATCCGGCGCCCGCTCTGCTCGAAGGCACCATCGAGGTGATCGATGATTGATCTGCCCGAAGGGTGGACGCATGTTCACGGTATCTCTTGGAATGGTCACAATATCTACCATTGCCATCGCGAAACTCATCCAAACGGCCCGATCGAACGAGCACTGTTCTGGAACTCACCTGATCAGCCGGCGATGACGAAGGGACGTACCTTTCCGCGAGCTGGTCACATCATGAACCAGATGAAGAAGATTAAGAGCGTAGTCGAAACGACGGGTGAATTTCCGTACGAGTTGGTGCTTTCGCCGATCGATCCTCACCTCGATACGCCGGGATATGGCGCTTTTTAGCCAGTTTCGCAGATGCCATCTTCCTGACAGGGCATGTCGGTGGATGGAGCAGCCAGCAACGAGCACGGTTGGCGCCAGAAATGGATCGGTTGGAGAATGCCCGAAACACTCCAACCGGACTGCTCAAGAGTTCAGTCAAATGAGTGACGCATTAAGCCGAATGCATCCCTGCAACGCTTTTGCTAATCTATAAACATCAAAGAAAACAACGAACTAAGCGCACGAAGCGCGGAGCAGCAGTAATGATCTGGACGATAATTTGAGGGTGGCAGACCTCTGAAATAGCCCGGCTGAAAGTACGCCGTTATTACATATTCAGAGCCTCTTCGCCGACGTGCGCTAGAGTGACAAGCCAAAAAGGGCCAATGTCAGAGAGGTAATGAGCTGTCGCCACACCCGCCAGGGTAGTCTTGGTGAGATTAATCAATCCGTAGAACTCGCAGTGCTGGACCGACCGCCAGCCGAGGCGTTTGAACGGGGTAATCGCTTGATTGCTCACGATCCGCACTCTTCGCTTCAGCTAAGGACTAACTAAGTTGTTAGTGACGCATGAAGCCGGGTGCTGATCAATGAACAATCGAAAGGAAGAACATCAATGACAAACGCAACCAAGAAGACCTTCGCCGAGCTGGTGGCAGCGGAAGAAGCCGCCAAACACAATTCCGATCTGTCGAACCTTGCGACGGCACTGCTCAATATCAAGCGGACACGCTTTGAGCTGCAAGCATTTGTGGACGCTCTCACCGAAGAGCTTCACGAAACCGAAGCTGAGATTGATCGCCTGGTTGCTCTTATCGAGAGAGGACATGAGGTTGATGTTAGCAAGATTTCCGCTGTCTACAACAAGGCGCAACGTCCGACGACGCGATACGAGAAGTTTCAAGCTTAACCTAAACACCTAGATAGGCTTTTAGTCATGTCGCACGTTCTCATTAAAGCCACGTCGGTTCTGTCTGCTATTCCAGCAGCGCTTCGACGCATCGAAAAGGCGCGTCAGAACGCCCACTTAGGTGCAATCGAGAGTTACAAGACCAAGAAAGTGTCGCGCGGTCTGTTTCGCACCGAAGTTGTCGTCGTATCGGATGAAGAGGCTGACGAAGCCTACACCAAGGGCGATCAGATGCTTGCCGATCTTTGGTCTGGCTACCCGACGCCGCGCCAGGAGAACGACGCTCATTACGATCGTCTCGTTCACAAGGTGAATGTTCTGCGCAATCTTGCCACCGCCTCGATAGCTCACGGCGACGGCTACGTCACAATGACCGGAGATGATCTGCGCATTCTTCCGATGCCGTCGAACATTCTTCGTAGCGAGGAGGCGGCCTGATGCGTCCAGAGACAGCAGATTACAACCACGATATCGATGGCGATCTTCTCGAGGTGGAAGATTACCTGGAAGACGTGAAGCATGGCGGCTTTATCGACTACGACGGCTTCGGCTACGCGGTTCGCGACGGCATGGCAAGTAGAGAACTCCGTATCTACCCGTCTGATGGCGATCGCTTCATTCCCCTCGATGCAACTCATATAGATTGGTACAATCGATGAGCACCACCGATCTCTACATTCTCAATCAAAAGTCCACGCGTCATGTGGCTGAGTTTCGCAACGGCTGGGGTTCCGCGCCTCGTTGCTGGGATTATCTGGCGCTAAAATATCTCGGCGAGAAGACGGCCATGTTCGATCTGCGCGGAATGCAGCGCGTATGGGATCTTGCCGGTGATGAGCGCCTAACAGCAGATGAAAAGGTGGCTCTCATGTTCACCTTTGATCGCGCCTACATTCCGACCAAGCACCTGAAGGATGCCGGCGAATCCATGATCGCATTCGGAAAAGCGTGCCACGATGGCGTGAGTGTCAATCACTGGCCGGCGATTGGAGAAAAACTGATCGAGCTGTCCGCTCAGAAGTTTCATCATGTGGCACGGGGCATTTGCATGTCGCCAACTTCTGTGAGCGACAACTGGTGCCGGCCGAGCGAATGCTGGCTCACAGAAGCGTGGCCCATTCTGAAGGAGGATGAAGAATGATTTTCAACCCCATCACGCATCCCCTCGCCTATCAAGCGAACATCTTTGCGGCTGCAGCTCATGCAGCCGTGGATCAGAAACGGAAATACACCACTGAGCCATATATTGTGCACCCACGCTCAGTTGCTCAGATACTGCGTAACTACGGTTACGACGATGATCTGATGTATGCGGCCGCCCTACTTCACGATGTAATCGAGGACACAGGTGTAACAACCGACGTGTTGCATCGGGAGTTTCATTTCCAGCCGTTTCGCAAGGCGCTCGTCAATATCGTGGATGATCTGACCAATCTCCCGCAGGAGTTCGGCAATCGTAAAACCCGTAAGGCTGAAGACCGCAAGCGTCTGTCGGCGGCGAGTCCCGCGGCGCAAACCATCAAATGCGCTGATATTCTCGACAACATCACCGGCATCAGCGACCGCGATCCTGAATTTGGCCTGGTCTACGCTCAGGAAGCGCTCGATACGCTGGCTGTTCTTCGAGAAGCGGACGAGAAGCTTCGAGAGCGTGCCCGGGAGGTTGCAGCGATTGAACTCGAAAAGTGTCAGTTCAAAAAGGCTTTACCGCTCAAGAGAGCGTAATCTTTCGGCGGGGTGTCATGGACCCGCCAGACGCGCAGCCGAAGGTCGTGTCACGTAAAACAACGTCGGCAGTCAGAGCAGTGGTCCTCCTTTCTACACTGTGATCTGATCGAATAGCGCACGATAAGCGCCAGGCGCTCCGCCAAGCGCCGCAAGATAGGCAAAGCGAGCTAATTCTCGCTTTGCCTACTTAGGTAAGTAACTTTCTAGTTATCTAACCACACGATCACCTGCGTGTTGTTTGATAGTTTGAAACATCAACAAAATCAGTGAGTGGAGATAAACATGTCTCGGAACCAAGACGTTCTCCTTGAACACAGCTACCAGGTCGTTACCTGGGATGAGTTTCACAATCGTCACAAGTTTGGCGGCGGTGGCGTTACGAACGATCATATAGCTCGCGCCGATTACATCCGCGCCAATTGCATGGATCCTGCAGAGAAGAACTCGTGGGTGATCTACGATCCGCACGACCATGGCGATGAAGGTCTGATGCTCATCGGTGAGAACCTTCAAGAGCTGTGCGATGAAGCGGTTCGTCATCTGGAACTTAACTGATGGCGCGCTACTACATTCTGGACAAGAACAAGAACGCCATTCCGGTCGATGATATTCGGCAGTGGGGAACAGCGTTCGAGGATTTTGACGCACGCTGCGTTGGCAAATTTCAGGCCAAACTTCATACGGTGTCGACCGTTTTCCTTGGCGTGAACCATTCCTTTGACGAGAACAGCCCTCCCCTACTTTTCGAGACCATGATCTTTGATGAAGATGGTCGCGACTGCGGCTGCGCAAGAACATCGACCTGGAAAGATGCTGAGTACATGCATCGCCGAGTATGTCAGGAAGTTACGAAGCGTGAAAATGGTGGTGGCGCCAATACGCTACTGAGCGAGGTTGTCGATAAATTTCTAGGCGATATGTAATTGGCTTCTTTACCACACCTCTTATATTCGGTTCATATCAGTTGTTTAAGAACGACAATCAACCAAAGGTCCGTCAAAAGCCGAGTGCTTGCCTTTGAAAAAGCGTATATTGAGAGCAGCAAATATCGAAAATAAAAACGAGCTTTGAAGACCGCTGTTACCAGCGGTCTTCAAGACGCGCAGCCGGCGGTCGTGTCTGTGAGGGAATAACACCGGCAGTTGGTGGCTTAATTTCGTAAGCCGAACCAACCGGAGACTTTAGCAAGAGGGCTTGTAACCCTTGTCTTCGAGAACAAAAATGCACCGCGATGGCAGTACGTGTGGAACAAAAAACGTCTGCTCGTCATCTTCCGATGACGTGAATGGAGGGTGTGGTATGCGTAGTACCACACCCTTTTTCATGCTTTACCAGAACTTAACATCCCATTGACAAATGCCCTAAATCGTCAACTCCAGTAAATCAGCCATTCATTTTCAGTTTGCGAAAGTAGACCAATCACTTCGTCAAATCAGCCACCAGACTGACAGGACGTAAATCAGGCCAGTCGTGAAACGCCGGCCAGCTTGTCGCTGACTTTACCCGGAGTTTACAAAACTGGTCTGAAAGACTTGTTTTGACCTTTTGTAAATCGACGCAGACGATCACAGGCTCGATCCGACAGATGAAGAGCGCACTTGTACGCTAGGCGTCGCGGATCTTCACCAGTGAGCATTTTTGAAGATTTCAAAAGAGTAATTTCTCGATAGCACCAATTCAGATTCGCACAAGAGATTTCTGCGGTGCGTAACTCAAAACCGCCAATAATCAGAACGACTGGTCCAGCTTCCCGCGCCAACTCTCAGATAAGCAAATAACTAGATAGGTAATTACCTTTTGGCCGAGACAAGCAAATAACTAAACTGCGCGAAACCTCGAGATAATAAGGCATACAGACAAAACACTAAATAGGCAGATAGGTACGTAGTTAGATAGACCATAGGAACGAACATCGAGAAGAACCACAAACGATAACGAACGTCAGAACCAAGAGAAGCAAGACTGCCGGTCATAAGAGAAAGCGACAGAGCGATAGAGAGGAAGATTCTCACGCAAAGGTGAAAACGATACATAGATGAGAAGCGCCACTAGAGAACCCGATCATAGATCGAACGCATGAGAAACGCCTTATAGAGAGCTGAAGGTGAGATATGCGTATAGGGGTGAGAAAGATGCGCTAGACAGAAAGAACCTGTGAAAGTGTGAGACGGAGGAAGTGCGAGCGGCGCCTATGGCATTTTTCCATAAACCGCCCCAATGGTTCACCTCCGTCAGCCAATTCCGGAAAAATTAGGAACCAAGGCGTTTTCCCATGGGCACGACCACATAGGCACACAGGCTCGCCCATCCCCTGCCCCGTAACCGCACGCCTACACGTCTATAAAGGCACGCAGGTAAACAGGCACATAGGCTTTTAGGCATAAACCGGAACATTGTTGCACCTATATGGAAAGAAGTTTCCACAAACCGAGCGGGATCGTTCCCGGAGCTTTCTTCCCACACTGCGAAAAGAGCCAACTCTCTATATATTATATAAATAGGTACATAGGCATTTAGGTATATTTGTATTTAGGGAGTTGGACGAAATTGCAGAACTCCCGGTAGCGCGACCAATGGTTTCCCCAGACCGGTTATAACTACATGCCTAAGCGCCTAAATCGTCAAATAACTACTTCCATAGGCCGGCCACAGTTCTCGCCATACCCCGGCTCCCATGTATGGAATATTTTTAAGATCAAATAAGCCACGTTTCCATGCATATAAGCCGAATGTAACCCGTCACGCGTTTTGATACTTTCAAATCATAGAGAGCACGAGGCAAAGGCGCTCTAGTGAAACGAATTTCAACTCTGATGAGGAAAGTATCATGACCGAAGTATCCAATCTGCATCTTGACGTTGTTTCCGCCAACGCAATCGCCAACGATGTTGACCTTAACGATATCGACGCGCTGATCGCTGCGGCCGAAAAGGAAGAAGCCACACAGAAGCTGATCGACGAAGCCAAGCAGGCCGCACTTGATGCGCAGGCCGAGCTGGACCAGGCCAATGACGACGATACGGGCGAGGCCGTTTCTGAGACGACCGTTAATATCACGCCGGTATTCGAAGAAGGCGACATTCACCAGATGCGTAAGAGCGTCGACGGCAAGACCGTTGAAAAGATCCGCGCAGAAGTGACGGCACAGTTCGATCAGCGCACCAAGTTCCACGCTGACAACGATCCGCACAACACCAATATCCAGAAGAACCTGGCGAAGTACCGTCAGCAGTTCTCCTCGCCGCACACTGCCGGTGTGATCGCAGCGTGCAAGATGGAGGTTTCTTTCATCAATCGTGTGAAGCGTGGCGAACAGTGCTTCAACGTCTATTCGGTCGAGAAGGTCTCCAAGCTGATCAATCAGATCGTGCTCGGTGTCGCCAACAACGCCTATAACGACGCCATCTTCAAGTCGATGTGGAACTTCATGAAGGCGAAGGTGCCTTTCACCACAGAAGCAGCCAAGGCAGCGATCTCCGACCAGATTGCGGTCAAGGACAAGCAGATTAAGGCGCTTCTCGTGCGCCATACTGTGAAGCCAGGTACTGCGTCCACACAGTCGAGTTCCTCGCTGCGCGCGATGGAAGTTCTGGGCATTGTGCGCAACGCCGGTACTGAAGGTCGCCAGGTGTGGGTGCTGAACGATAATCCGCAGATGCGCGCTGTTGCAGCGAGCTATGGACTGAACTGAGTTAGGAGTGAGACGAGCATAATAGGGGCCGGAGTTACATCTGGCCCCTATTTTTATGCGTGATTGCTGACCATTGGATTTTTGGGGAACCAAGGCGAATGGCCTATGGGTTGAGAAGCTGCGGGAAGAAGGCGCGACCAATGGGAGCCGCGGGACGGCGGAACGCACAATTAGGCAAATAGGTATTTCGGCATATAGGCTTGTAGGCACGCTTCTCACCTTCCGGCCATAGGTTGACGCATATCTCGCGTTGGAGCGCGCCAGTGACGGTTTATGCGCGTTTTATGATATGCCGTTTGTAACTACGTAGTGATTTAGCTATTTAGTTATTGTCTGAAACACAAACGAGAAAGATAGCCTCACCATGAAGATCACCTTTAAAGTCGAGTTCCACGAATATGACGAAATGAACGACGCCCTGTTCGCCATTGTCAGACGAGTCGACGCCAATGAGGAATTTGAGATCTATAATATTCGCGCTCATTTCGACACAGCGATTTACGGCATCGAATACGCTCTTCCAGAACGCGCAGAAGCCGAAGTTGATTACGCACCAACAATTCTGCTGTTCTTCATGCGCGCATTCAAAGACCGCTACGCCAAGCTCGATCACACCGCATCGCCTGCAGATGTGTTTGGTGAGGAACTTGTGTTCACACTCGACATTGACGCCTAACGCAAAAAGCAGCTTCGGCTGCTTTTCTTTATGTGACGATCGACCATAGGCCAGGCCATTGGTCATCAGGCCGTTTCCAGGCGCCAGGCCAATGGTTATTTACCTATTTCCCTAAATCCCTACCCGCCTATAAGCCTATCTCCTCACGGGACACTTCCGGACGCTCGAGCATTTACCGCATTCGGCTCACTACATGCCGATTTAGTTATCTAGTGATTTAGTTAGAATAAACATATCGAAACACTCACTAGAAAGTCACTCACATGAACAAGATCGAAGCCACCATCCGCCAGCACGCTCGTATCATCGCAGACGCTGACGAAATGCTGGACGCGCTCGAAGATATCTCGCCAATCGTGGCACAGCTCAACATCGTCGATCGCCCGAAGAAGGACACGCCGGTCTCGCGCAAGCTTCAAATCATCAAAGAGATCCGCGCTCGCTGTGATGCAGCCATCATGAACATGCTCGACCAGATCACCGATTACGACCTGATCGACAAGATTTTTGCCGCTGCCAACGAAATCAATGCCGAGCGTGCTGCTGACCGTGCGGCACTTGCCAAGATCAAGCGCGAGCGTATGGAGAGAATGAACGCCCATCGCGCCAACGCACAAGTCGCCGATCAAGTCGCTGTCGCAGCCTGAGACCACACGAGCGCGCCACGTCATGTGCAGCGCGCTCTCTTTTGAGCACTAGTTAGGTTTTCAGGCAAATAGGCAGATAAGCATGTGGCAGATACCTATGGAACTAGATAACTGAATAGGCAGGTAGGCAAATTGCCTATGGAATATCGCCGGACGAGGATTTCGGATTTTTGGGGAACGGCAGTCACCACATAGGGAGCCGGCGTATGATGGCACAAAGGCGGGCTAGGGCGGCTTCCTATGGTGAGCGCCCGCGGGAGGCGGGGAATGGCATAAATCCATTCCCCTTATAGGCCAGGCCATTGGTATCGCTAAACCACCAATGGACTTGCGGCCTATGGCAATCAGGCCGATTTCAAAGCCAACCCCATCAAAATGCGCCATTCCTCCGGGGGCGATAGGAATGGCGCACGTATTTGACAGGTAATTGCCTATTTAGCCATATAGGCGTTTAACTACCTAGAGCAAGGCAAGCGGGTCGTCAAAGAAACGCTTTCGCAGATTGTGGGGCACAGAATTATCCTCGCAAAAGGGCAGCCCCAGAAGATCCATCATAAGGTTGGTCGATTCCGCGGATTCGCGCATGGACCGAAGTCTGTCCCGTCGTGCCCGGTCAAAAGCCAGTTTCTGGCGTGCCGAGAGATTAGGGCGGTCGAAAATGGGCAAAGTTGCCATATCAGCGCACCTCACACGCGAAAATCGTTTCCATCGTGACGTTTCCCACGTGGGTCACTTCGGTGAGCTTCTCGCGCTGGAGCTGGTAGCCAATGCAATCTTCCTGGGTAAGACCCGTGTCGAGAATGAACTCCTCGGATTGCGTCCCGTGCGTTGGCGACGAAAAGAGCGTTATGGCGATAAGAGCGAATTTCATTGTGAGTTGCCTTCGTTGTTTGTCACTAATCGTTTAGTGATTTTGTTATAACTGATTAGTGAGTAATGAAAATCGGCTTATGAAGTTTCTCACATGGTAATTTCTAAGCAGGGAAGGGCGCCCGCGACCGATGAATCTCCGGATACGAACCAATGAGCCTGGCTAACCGTCCCCGGCAATTCCAATGGATCCGCCACTTTTGGATTTTTGGGGAACGGATGCAAATCCAATCAGGGGAACCGGTACATAGGTACATAGGTCTCGTGTGTGCGTGCGCATGTGCGTGCGCATGTGCATGTGCATGTGCATGTGCATGTGCATGTGCATGTGCATGTGCATGTGCGCTCATGCGTCATGCGCACGCATGATCGAGATAACTAAATAGATAGTGATTTATTCGCTCAAAAACACGTCATAGAAGCGTTTCAGCGCGTTTCTAGTATCATTTGTCATCTGAAGCTAGAAACGCGCTCTAGAGTCAAATTTGAGCGTTTTTCGCAAAGCGTCATAGCGTGTCAATGATAGCGTTTCGCGCATGAACGCATGACACATGCGCAAAACGCAAAAAAGCGCTCATATAGAGCGCTTTGAAGCTTTAGCAGATAAGAAAAGCGCTCTATTGCTAGAGCGCTTTCAAGTCTGTTATGCAAAGAATTCTTGCATCTTTGCAAGCGCGTCTGCATCTTTGTTAATTTTGAAGAAATTAACTCTTTCTTTTCTCGAAACTAGATCAAGAATTTTGAAGAAACGCAATGCAACGCTTGACGATGACGCTTGCGTGTCGCAAGTGCGAGCGTCTTTTACTTCATTGCGCTGATAGACAAGCGCTTTCAATTCGTCTGTAAGAACAATCTTTTCATCGACATTATTCTTTGTGCAAGCAAGCTTGAGAACGCTTGACGTGATATTTTCTTTATCATTCTTTACATGCAACAAAACAGTTCGCGTCACACATGCATGAAAGTCTTGCATCTTTTTGCTGTCATAAAACATGACAGAAAGCATTTCGCGAATTTTGTTCAACGCATAGATATTATCATTCAACATAGATGCATCAGCGTTGATTGTGTCGAGATATTTTTCAACTTTCTCATATGAAACTAAATTCATCAGCTTAATCATGTTAGCTGTATTGTTATCAAGCTTGTCGCTTGCGCTTTCTTTCTTGCGTGCTTCAACGCGAGCGTTGATGATTGCAGCGTATTTGTTGAGCGTAGCAGTTTTTGCGTTGTTCTTCGACATGTGAGTAACTTTCTAGTTAGTGAGTTAATATTTCGTCGTTTCGTTTCGACAATTTGTTTATAGCGTGCTGTTTTGAGAAAAAAAAGCGAAGTCTTACAAGTTTTGCTAAGTCTTTTAGGGGATGCCTAGGGCCAACACAGCACTCCGGGCAACTAACCTCCGCTCCTTTTAAACCACGGATATCATTTATATTTATTCCCGGCACCGATATTCAACCAGTCAGGCTTCCGGATATTCCAGAGCGCGCCGATTTACTTAACCTCCGCTTTGCACTGTTTACCCCATACCACACGTCCAGGATCCGTTGCCCATCCTCCGCACCCTCAATAAATAACTAAATAGTTATTGATTTTCTCAAAAGTGAGGACTAGGTTGAGGAAACCGAACCGATCAAGAGGATCGAAATGACGAAACCGCATACAGGGCTACCCGTCGCAGGATATCAGTCGCAGAGCGATGAAGCGGTGGCCGCCGTAAACCGCAATAAAGTGCTGGAAGAAGTGGCCCTTCGGGCCATCGAGCGGGCAGGGGAGGAGCTTGAAGGGCTGGATCCTCGTGCGCTGGCACTTGCAAAGACCAAGATGCAGGAAGCCTTCATGTGGTTCAATCGAGCCATCTTCCAGCCCAAGCGTATTGAGGGCGATCTGCCAATCGATGTGAGCCTGTTCTTCGACGAAGGATTGGTTATCGACCACAAGCTTCACGGCAAGTTGCAGCTTTTTCCGTTCACGGGCACAGCCGACAGCGCCGCAGCGCTCGCCAAGAAGCATTCCTCTATCGTGACCTACTATGATGACGATCTGGATCGTTGGAGCGTCAGTGTGTCGTCGATTGATGGTGGAACTGTTGAGCTGGCAATTGGCGATTACCTCGCTATCGCTCGTTCAGGTCGCGCAATTGCGATGCCCAAAGAGACGATTGAGCTTCCATGAGCGTCGTAACCTACCGCAACTACGTGATGGCTGCCGATACGCGAGCTTATAGCGGCCGTCACACTCCAATTGGCAACAAGATGAAGATCAGGGCGTTGAATAACGCTGGAATCGCAGGTGTTGTCACCTCTCAGCCAGGTCTGGGCGAAGCTCTGTTGGAATGGCTCGAAAGCAATCGCGACCCCGGTCTCTATCCGAATGTGCCGGAACCTGTTTTCGACATTCTGCATGTCGACGAAAAAGGGGAGGTCTATTTCTATCACGACAGTCCTTACCCGTCTGGCCCGTTGAGCGGTCCATTCTTCGCCGTAGGTAGCGGCTGTGATTTCGCTTTGGGCGCGATGGCAGTTGGTGCAGATGCCGTTCAGGCAGCGGCAGCCGCCTGTGAACTAGACACAGTGTGCGGTGCACCGGTGGCACGCGTTGAGCATCCAATTCTTCTGCAGCGCGCGCAGGAAGCTGAAACTGCCAATATGGTCGAGAAGTTGACCGAAGAAAATGCGCAGCTTCAGGAGCAGCTTGCGGCCTTGAAAGGCGAAGAGCCGGTGGAGAAGAAGTCGGTCAAGATCACAAAAATGCGCAAGGAAACTGCCGTTGAGTGATCTCGTTTCCATCGACTTGCGCCGCCGACGAGTGCGCTACGAAGATGGCACGACTGCCCGCATAGAGAGCTTCGTTGACAGGCTTGGTTTCGACCTTCTGTCCTGGCGCGAAGCGGTCTCCATAATTCTCGATAATGGTGATGAGTACGAGCTTGATGATGTGAGGTGGGCGATTGTCTAGCTGCTCACTCGGCAATTCATTGCAGATGCTGCCGCTCTTCATGACAGGGATGTTTCTGATCCTCGTACTCATGATCACGGTCATCAGCGCCGATTCATCCAGCGATAACGATGAGGATTAGAATGAACACTTCAGAAGTCTGGCGAACCTTCCTTCTTGCCGCCCTGACATTGGGTTTCTTCATCCTGGTCGCTTATATGATTGCGCCAGAACGGACGATAGTTCGGAATGTCCATTATGAGGTCAAACTGAGCCATCTCGAACCAATAAAGCCGCCCGAGCCGGTGCCGAAGTTCGACACCGTTCTCGAAACACTAAGTAAAACGAGATTGCGCTGATCAGGAAACTGGTCAGCCTTTTTCTTTGCTCTGACGACCGCGCAGCTCTTTCTCGACCTCAATAGCCTGAATGTGCTCTGACCGGCGCCAGTCGTTAAAAATCTCAACGAGGAAGTCACGCATCGACATACCGCGCTGTGTGGCGTGCATTTTAAACTCGCGGTGCCAATATTCCGGCATATTGAAGGTCATCGAGACGATCTTCTTTTGCTTCATATTGTCGGCAGCGGTTGGTTTCAGAGCCGAAGCTGCGCCCAAGAAACTCTTCCGACGCTCAGACGGCTTGATTGGAACGGGGGAGTCGTCAGACATATTCTTCCTCTACCAGCTTGTTCACTTTGCGAATGATTTCGTCCATCAAACCCATGGCGCGGTCGTTTAGCGTCTTGAAATTGCTTTCGCTGATAGCCCGACCGGTGTTTTGCGCCATCTGATAGCCAATTTTATAGGAAAGCTCGCTCTCGGCGATCTGGAACTCGGCTTCGCTGATGTAATTGCGAGCATCTGTAACAGCGTTTGTCGATTGATCCGACGTCTTGTTCAGGACGAACAGAATACGATGGTTCTCGACACCTTTGTTTCGCAGCTCCATAGCAAAGGCGACCTGCGGCTTCAGATCATCAAATGTCAGACCCGTCGGAATGATCACAAGCGAGGATTGCTGAGCGATTGCGAGCGAAGTGATATCCGAGTCTGGCTTGCCATCGGCAACGACCAGATCCACTTCTTCGTGCTTGATAGCTGTCGGCGAATTGAAAGGCTTCACCTGGATAGCAGGTTCAACGCCTTCTGCCGCGCGTATCTTGCCCCAATCGGAGGCCGTGTTCTGACGCGTATTGAAATCGGCCAGCAAAACGCTCCAATCGTTCTTCACAAAGGTATGCGAGATCAAACGAGCGAGTGTTGATTTTCCGACGCCGCCCTTTTGCGAAAGACAGGCGATGACGAGATCGGCCATTTCTACACCTCTGTAGTTAGATAACTATCTGCCTAGATAGCTTCATTCCTACATAGCTAAGTAAGCCAATTCGGTTAACGGGTCATTAAAAAAATATAATAGGTAAATGCCTATTTAGTGATTTAACTATTTACTTAGTGAGGAATCGGCTTTATATTCAGGAACAGTTGATGTTGCTGTTGACTATCGGGGAGAGGGGGTTACGCCTCTGACCCTTCTCCCCACTCTCTTATGGGCACCTCCTCCTATATCCCATACTTAAATGGCCGCTTATGCGGCCATTTTCGTTTCAAAGATCGACCAGTCGAAGTCATCGCCGGGTGGAAGGATTCCTTCTGCAAATCCCGGAGTGAATCTAACAATAGCCTCGCGCTGAGCTGCGTGATCTCGAAGCGTGGCGTTGGCGTTGCAGGAATAATCCGCGATGAACGCGAAATTGGGCATATCTCTCTTTCGACGAAGACCACGCCCGATCTGCTGCCGAAGCTGCACTTCTGCTTTCATACCTCCAGCCCTTTGCACCAGACCGATCGCCGGCACGTCTACGCCGACGTCAAGAATGTTGGTTCCGATCAGAACATCGATTTCGCCGTTTACCAGACATTTGAGCTGCGCCTGGCGAACCTCCATTTTATCCTCGCCGCGAAGAAACTCGACCCGGAGACCGTTCGAACGATAACTCTCAAGGATATTGTCGCCGTGCTTCTTGCGCGCAACCAGAACGAGGACGGGTAGCGAATAATCTCGCGCCCGGAGAGCGTCCTTCAGCATCGCGTCCAGCATATTCTGGTTTTCGATATATCCGAGCGTATAGGCGCGCTCGAATGGAGACGTTTTGTGCAGACCTTTCGGCGCCTCAACGTCAACGAAGCGAAAGAACGGTTTCGCCAGAATGCCGCGATCAATCAGCAGCTTCTCAGGAATGTCGATCAGCACCGGCCCGAATGCCGCCATTAGGCGCATATTGTCTTCGGCCGACGAGCGCATGAAAGGCGTCGCAGTCAGCGCCACCCGAATATGGGCATTTTTGCAGTAGCGGAGAATCTCATAATAGGATTTGCCGCCTGCTTCGTGCGCTTCTTCGCCTATGACAACCTCAATAAGTGATAAGAACTTCAAAATCACGTCACGGCGCTTGTTTTTCCGCTCAACAACCTCGTCAGCCATCTTCAGAATCTCTGCGCGAGACGTATTCGGATTCTTTCCCTTCGCCGTATGCAATGATTTGATGATCTCACGCATTTCCGCATCACGAGACGGTACTTCGAGCGCCTGAACGAGTGTCTGAACCATGCCGAGATTCACGCCGCGTGAGAAGCTAAGCTCGCCATCACCGACCTGACCTATTTCCATCTTCAGTTCTTCGAGCTGATCCTTCATCTGGTAAAGAAGGATTCCGCGCGTTGTGAGAAACAGGGTAGGGCGGTCGTAACGCGCCATGATCAACTTGGCGATCTTCGATTTGCCACCGCCGGTCGCTACACGAATGATGCCAGCATTGTGCTTCTCGACCTGACGCAAGGCTTGCATCTGGTAGTCATAGTCCGGATCGTCGTTGCCGAAGGCATCAACGATGGGACTTTCTGGACCACGAGGTGGCGGAGCGGGCTTCTTCACCAAGCCAACAGTGTGACCGATTTTTTGCAGTTCTTCGCGAACAATCGTGACGAAACCTGCAGGAAACGTGCAGTTGATGACATTGTAGAACGATGATTTACCGCTCCAGCCCAGACCGCCCTCGACATTGTACGACAAAAGATTGGTGACGAACGTAGCCACCTCTTTTGTCGGGTCGATAAGCTTCGCCACGACTGCGTTCTGAGCGATTGTAACCTTTGCCATTTCTTAGAGCACCTATTGCTTTTAGGAGCGTTTCCGTTAAAAGTAACTAAATGATTAGTTATCTTTTACAGAGTTTGGGATGATTACGCCACGATATTTCGACGTTTCTGTCGGGGAATTGCGCAAAAATCCATGGAATACGAACATCGTCAGTCCGGAAAACGAGCTGAAGATACGTAACTCCATCAAGCGCAACGGAATTTTTAAACCTATCCTCGTTCGCGAGATTGCAGGCGAGAGTGGTTACGAGATCATTGGCGGCGAACATCGATGGGAGCAAGCCGTCGCGCTCGGTTTCACCGCGGTTCCTGTCTGCAATCTCGGCGCTATCTCCGAGAAGCAGGCCAAGGAGATTGGTATCATCGACAATGCGCGTTACGGCGCGGATGACAGCCTCGGTCTTGCTGAACTTCTGAAAGAGATATCGGACAGTATCGAGGATATTCAGGAATTTCTCCCATACGGCGAAGCTGATCTTGATGATTTGTTTGGCTCAATGAGCGCTATAGATCTCGACAGCCTGGGGATTGACGACGAAGCAGCAGAAACCGAAGCGGAATTGCTAACCGAGCTTGCGCTGCCGACGCCCAAACCGTCCAAAACTCACACAATCATGCGCTTCAAGGTTTCTCTCGGTGACGCCGAGCGCCTTACTGCGCTCGTTGCAAAGACCCAGAAAGAGCAGGGCTTGAGCGGCTCCGAGGATCTGATCAACGCCGGTGATGCCCTTGTTCACCTTCTGAGCGAGCACCTTTCCACCAGCAAAGCCAAGTCCCTCGAAGAGCAGTTGGACGAAGCATTCAAGGATGAAACCAATGAGTGAAATCGATCATTCAAAGCAGGCGATCGAAATCTGGGATATCGATAAGATCAAACCCTACGAGCAGAACGCCAAGATTCACGATGATGCACAGGTGGAGAGCCTGTCGCGCTCGATCAGTAAGTTTGGCTGGTCCTCGCCAATTGTCATCTGGACCGACGGCGTAATCATCGCCGGGCACGGTCGCCGTCTCGCAGCCCTTAAACTCGGGCTGAAACGTATCCCTGTCATCGTTCGCCGCGATCTGACGAAGCTTGAAGCCGACGCCATGCGCATCGCTGACAACCAGGTCGTCAGCAAGAACTACGACACCAATATTATGTCCGACGAACTCCGTCGCATTAATGCGGAGCTGGAGATCGGCGGCGGAGATTTCGAGCTTTTCGATCTCGGCTTCACATCCAAGGAGCTTGATATTCTGGTCGAGCCTCTCGAGGAAATGGATCTCAGCGTCTTCACTGATGATTTAAGCGAAGCATTGGCCGAGCAGCGCGAGAAAAACGAGGCGATTGTCGCTTCCATTGACGAAACCGCAGCCCCAGTCGGCGACGCCTTTGGCTTCAAGCGGGTGACAATTGAGCAGTCTCGTGAAATCCGCAACTTTATGCGTCAGATCGAGACGGTCGAAGGACAAAAAGGGGCGGACGCCCTTTTGGCTTTCTTTCGTAAGTACATCACTATCTAGGCATTTAGGCTTTTACCTATGTCAGAAAACGTCATCGATATTCGAACCCGCAAAACACGCGAGATTCCCGATCCGGAAGTTGAAAAACTGAAAGAAGAGGAGGCTCGAAAGTCAGCGATGAGCGAGCACCACGAAAGCTTGCTTAGATATCTCGACCAGGTGAGGGATTTGATCCTCGATGGCAAGCTTGAAACTCTCGTTCTGATCTCGCGCCACATAGAGACCGGTCACTATCACACTGCGTCAATTATCGACGCTAAAGCGACCGATCTCACAAAAGTTTACGGACACATCGGCGTTCTCGAAACCATGAAACTGGAACTGATGGAAGTAGCCAGTATGGCGCCGGCACTCATGGAAGATGGATCGACGATCGATCCATACAAAATCCACCCAGATATTAACCCGTCCGACGACGAATTTGGATTTGAAGAAGATGACTGAATACGTCGTGGACAGGTCATTTATGACCTCGGTTGAGCGTACACCGCGCGTTCTGGAGATCGCCGAAGCCTTTGGCCTTGGTCTATCCGATAAAAAGTTCGTGGTTTACGACAATCTGAAGATCGAGATCAGGGAAGGCGATGTGGTTTATATCACAGGACAGTCTGGTTCTGGGAAATCGCTACTCCTTCGTGATCTGGCAGAAAAGATGGCCAACGGCGGCCTAAAAATCGCAAACCTGGACGAGATTATTCTGCCGGACGTGCCGGTAATCGACTGCCTCGGCAAAGACACGCTCGATGCTACCAATTTGCTGTCCAAGGCCGGCATTTCGGACGCCTATCTCTATACGCGCAAGCCGAAAGAACTGTCTGATGGTCAGCGCTACCGCCTCCGCCTGGCGAAAGTCATGGAGCAGGATGATGCGGACGTATGGATCGCGGACGAGTTCGGTGCGGTTCTAGACCGCAATACCGCCAAGGCAGTCGCCTTCAACATCGCAAAAGTCGCCCGCGCCAAGAACAAGAGACTGATGGTGGCGACCACTCACACGGATCTGCTGTCGGAGCTGGCACCTTCTTTGACCATCATGAAACGCTTCCGCGAGAAGGTCGAGATTACCAAAGGAGAAGCGACTTGAACGTCGATCTGGTTGAATTGTGGGTATTTGCTCAGCTTCTAACGCTGTTCGTGGTGCTCATCGGATCACCGCTTGCGTTCGTTCTTTTCGTTCTACCTGCAATGTTCATCAGCAACGTTCGCGGAATGCTACAAAAACGCTCTCAGGAGCACACAGGCGAGCGCCATGAATGATTTAGCAATCGAGACACTGATCACCAGGAACGATAGCCCACGCCCGTATTTCTCGCTGATGGATGAAATGATTATCAGCCGCGGTACGAAGGATGACTGGAACCTCCTGCACGATCTTCATTACAAGGCTGAGAACCTACCGATCGGTCCTCGTTTCTGGAAGCTCACCCTTCATGGCGAGACCATCGGCGTACTTGTATCTGGAACACCAAAAGGAATGCTCCGTGAGCGGCATCAGGTATTTCCAAATCTGAAGCCAGGTTCCGGAGATTCCTACGCGTCGAATAAGCACCGGTATGTCTACATAAATGCCAACTTTCGCGTAATTTCCCGCTTCGTGATCGACACCATGTACCGCGGAATCGGTGCTGGATATCGAATGATGAACCTGGTCTCTCGCCTGGAGGGAATGACTTTCATGGAGATCCAATCCTCCATGTCGAAGTTTAATTATTTTGGCCAGAAGGCAGGCTTCAAATTCGTCAAGCCGGCGAATGCCAATAACTATGATCGGGTGATGAAATTCTTCCGGGCCAACTTTGGCTCAAATCCGCAGGATTTCGAAGCACTGGTGAACGAATTCAACGAGCTGACACCGGAACACCAGGAAGAGATGAAAAGCCTCCTGGGCAGCTTCTATTTCCGTTTCAGCGCATTGGAAAACACCAGCAACGCAGGTGCGAACCTTGAAGCGCGTGCCGCCACTATGACCGCTCGGGATTTGATCAAGGGTATTCAGCAAATCGGTCTGGCATCTCCCATGTACGGAATCTGGAAGAATCCCGATATCGGCCGCGAGTTACCGGACTCATTGCCGTTAAATGCGTTTGATCGCCAAAAGCCGAATGAAAGGTTGATTTTGCCATGAGTAGGCTTGGAAAGCCGAACCGGACGAGAATCCAAAAGGAGATCATGGGTATCGTCATGCGCGCCGCGAGCGACGGAACACCTGTGAAGCTGCAGGACTTGCCAGCCATGCTTTCACACGCCCCATCTTATGACGCCACAAGAGTGAGCATCCGGTTCCTTGAAAACCACGGCGTGCTAAAGCGTGTCCGAGATAAGGGCCTCACGTATCTACATCCCACTCCTTCTTCCTACGAGTGGTTTCGGATGAATTACCGGTGATGCGATTTCGTCCAACTCTCTAAATATATTATATACAGAATGATAAATATCTAATTAGTTATTTATATATTTAGAGAGTTGGATGAAATTGCAGAACCCGCCGGATAATGGGCCTGAAACTCATATAATTGTAAAATCATGCCGGTTATGGTAATTAACTGTTTAGTTATTAACGCTGGAAGTACAAGATGACAACTGAGCCGGAGACACCGGAGAACACTGAAGAAGAAAAGTCCGGCCGGAGAAAGTTGTCGGACGCCGATTACGCGGAAGCTTGCAATTTGTACGAACTTGGACAGGCCGGCATTGCTGAACTGTCTGATAAATACGGGTGCACGCGCCAGAATTTGTATAACCGCTTTAAAGCAGACGGCATCAAAAAATCTTCACGGGTCCACGAGCTTCAAACTGCGGCCACCGAAGCGGCAAAAAAGGCGGCCGAAGTTGCGGCTGCCGCAGCAAACCGTTTTAGCGCCAAACGCGCCGAACTGATCGAAGAGACCCGAATACAGGGCCTTAACCTTTTCAAGCAAAGTCGCCTGCTGGCTCACAAGGTCGTCACGGACGCTCTGAAGTCCGCACACTCGCTCGCATCTGTCGATGACGATCTTAAGGCGCTTCAACGATACAACAAGATTCTCACAGAGAACATCACCACGTCGCTCCAAGTGCTGAATGCAGACGAGCACGTTGACGAGAGCGATATGCCTCTCCTGCGCATCGAGGATCTGACTGAAGAGGACATTCTTCAGCACCACAAGAATACGGGTGCTCTCGAGCATGACGCGACGGTTGATGATCTAAACCTACCTGATCTATCGGAAGTCACCAGGACAATCTGATGGCTGCCCCGATCTGCACATCGCTCAAAGTCCACGCCGGCCAGTCCATAATCATGCGAAATCAGTCTCGCTTTCGCGTGGTTGTGGCCGGTCGCCGTTGGGGTAAAACCCAGATTTCAAAGATTTCCATCGTGAAGGCTGCAGCCTCCAAGCCAAATCAGCTCGTCTGGTATGTCGCGCCGACCTATCAAATGGCTCGCCAGATCATGTGGGATGATCTTCGCTTGTCGATTCCGCGGGAGTGGATTGTCAAAGTCCACGAGACGCGAATGGAGATCTATCTCTACAACGGCTCGAAAATTGCGCTGAAAGGCGCGGATAAGCCGGACACCCTGCGCGGTGTGGGTCTGCATTTCGTGGTGATCGACGAGGCGCAGGATATCAAAAAGGAGACATGGGAAGAGGTTCTCCAGCCGACGTTGGCAACCACAAACGGAAAGGCTCTCTTTATCGGCACGCCGAAGGCATACAACTGGCTCTACGATAAGTGGCGCTTTGGCCAGCGTGGCGATTTTTACTTCGACGACAACGGTAAGAAGCATCCGAATGAATGGCATTCGTGGCAGTTTCCGACCATAACATCGCCATTCATTCCACGCGCTGAGATCGAAGCACGCCGCAGAGACATGGATCCGCGCTCGTTCCGTCAGGAATTTGAGGCGTCTTTCGAGTCCATGGCAGGACGCGTCTACTACAATTTCAGCCGTAAGACGCACGTTACCGATCTGGCATTCAATCCGCACGAACCAATCTACATCGGTATGGACTTTAACATCGATCCTATGTCCGCCGTGGTGCTTCAGGAGAAACCGAATGGTGAAATCTGGGCAATCGATGAGATCGTCCAGTATTCGTCGAACGCCGAGGAGACCGGTGAGGAAATCATGCGGCGCTATTACAAATACGCCAATCAGATTTTCGTCTTTCCGGATCCCGCAGGTAACAACCGTAACCACGACCGCGGCGAGTCTTCGCTCGATGTGCTTCGAGATCAGGGTCTGAAGAATATCTACTTCAAAAAGAAACACCCCGCCGTCCAGGATCGTGTAGCGTCCGTAAACCGCCTTCTCATGTCGGCTGACGGTCAAATGAGGCTCAAGGTGGACCGGAAATGCGTTCGTCTGATCGATTCATTGGAACAGACGATCTACAAGCCAGGTGCTCGTGAGGTCGATAAGTCACAAGGTGTCGAACACGTCACCGATGCTCTTGGTTATTACACCGATTACAGGTTCCCGGTCCGTAAGGTCAACATCCTTGGGGTAGAAGTTTGACCTTGCTATTAACTAATTAGTTAGTTATTCTTTGCTCCAAGTTAATGGTCGAGTTGTATTGTGGCACGGAAACCTAAAAGCGAAATCTATGCTGAGTTCTATGAGCGTCGTCATCCAATGTATGACGCGCTCCTTGAACATTGGCGTTTCTGCGAATCCACTTACAAAGGCGGTCGCAATTGGTTTAGCGAGAACATTTTTCGCTACTTCAAGGAAGGTCCGGGCGAGTATGCTGATCGTATTCAGCGTGCCTATCGCTTCAATCACACCCGTGAGGTTGTGGAACTTGTCCAGAAATATCTGTTCAAGGTAGGACCGGCGCGATCCAACGAGGCTCCAGATGCCGTCAAAAAGTTCTGGAAGCGCTCCACGCTCTCGGGCGCAAGCATCGACCATCTCGTCCGTGTCGCAAGCACGGCGTCGTCGATCACAGGTGTTTGCGCCGTTGTGATCGACAACAATATGGGCAACGTCGTTGCCGAAAAGGAAAATATCTCTGTAGCGGAAGCCGACAAGGCGCGCGTCTACGGATATATCGTCAATGCCCGTGATATTCTGGATTACGCTTGGGACGAAGATGGCGACGGCGAACTGCTGTGGGTCAAACTCCGCGAGCATGTTCGGGACGATGCGAACTTTCTGACCTCGAGCGGTGAGATTTACGAGCGCGTGCGTGTTTGGACACGCACTGAGTGGTTTCTTTACACCAAGAAGACTGTACGCACTCGGACGTCCGCAACATCGGTTCATTCGAGCGAGACCGCTGAAGTTGTCGAGCTGACCGATAAGGGCACGCACGACCTCGGCTTCGTCCCGGTCAAGATTTTTCGTCACCAGGTCACTGACGAGCCTTACATTTCGTCCGGACTGATCGATGAAATCGCCTATATGGATCGAGCCGTTGCGAATTACCTGTCCAACCTCGATGCTATTATTCAGGATCAGACCTTCTCTCAGCTTGCTATTCCGGCTCAGTCGCTGAGCAACGCTGACGGCGCTGAGAAAAAGGCCGTCGAGATGGGCACCAAGCGCATCTTTACCTACGACGGCGGTTCTGGTTCGAATGCGAAACCGGAGTATTTGTCGCCCGATCCCAAGCAGGCCGGCGTAATTCTGGAATCCATTAACAAAATTATCAGCGAAATTTATCACACCATCGGTCTCGCAGGTGAGCGAACCAAGGAAGATAATTCCGTTGGTATCGACAATTCGTCCGGCGTAGCGAAAGCCTACGACTTCGAGCGCGTAAATTCCTTGCTACTGTCCAAGGCTCAGAGCTGCGAGCTTCTTGAGAACTGGATCATCAAGGCTGTGTGCGCATGGCACCACGTCGATCAGGACGAAGAAGAACAGTTTGTAACCTATCCGACCACTTTCGACGTCATGCGACTGGTGGACGATCTGGTTACGGCTGAAGCTCTCCAGAAGATCAATGCACCTTCGGAGATCCGCAAACTTCAGATGAAGGGTCTGGCAAAGAAGCTGTTTCCGCAGATCGACGCCGCTCTTGAGAAGAAGATCGAGGCCGATATCGACAAATGGGAAACTAGCCCCGTCGTCACGGCTTCAACTGTCCCCAACCCGACAGGATCGAAAGCAACCGCCGAAGGTAGTCGGCAGGGGCAAGTAACATCCAAAACCGAAAAGATCAACAAGGCCAAGGGTGAGATAGCAGCCTAAGCCTGACCAATTATCAACCGACTGACCGAGATACTGGTCATTCCTTAAAGCCCAAGATACCGGGCAGGGAGTAAGAAAATGCCGCATTGGCTTAATAAGTACGCAATCGTTCGCAACGCAGATGGTCTGGGTTCCGGTGGTGGCGAAGGTGACGGCGCTGCTGCCGCAAAGAAAGAGGGCGATGAAGGCGATGGAAAGACCGCCGAAACCGCCGACGACAAGAACAAACCTGGCGCCGAGAAGGCTGCCGGAGCGACTGCTGCTGACCTTGAAAAAGCTTCAGCCGAAGAGCTGCGTCGCATCATCGCGAATATGAGCAAGGAGAAGGAAGAACTTCTCGGCGACGTGATGAAGAAGAAGTCCAAGCTGACGGAGAGCGAAAAACTCCTGAAGGAATATGGCGAGATTTCACCCGACAAGGTTCGGGAACTGCTTGACCGTGAGCGTCAGGCCGAAGAAGCACGTGTTGCCGCCGAGCGAGAAGCTGCGGAGCGGGCAGGTGACTTCGAGCGCGTCAAGGAAATGATGGCAGAACAGCATCGCCGTGAAGTTGAAGAATTGAAGGCAAATCTCACCACCAAGTCCTCGCGAGAAGGTGAGCTGATTTCTGTCATCAATGAATTGACCATCGGCAACTCGTTCTCAGGCTCCGGTTTCATTCGTGACAATCTTCTACTGTCGCCGGCCAAGGCCCGTACCCTGTATGGCGGCCATTTCGATAGCGAAGATGGAAAGATCGTTGCCTATGACAAGCCGCGTGGCGCTGCAAATCGCACACCGCTCGTGGACAGCCAGGGTAACAACCTCGACTTTGAAGCCGCTATTGAACACATCATCCAGAACGATCCGGACAAGGATAGTATCCTCAAGTCCAAGATGAAGAAGGGTGCCGGTTCTCGCAGTGCAAATGTTGAAGGTGACGGCGATGGTAAAGCTAAAGATGACGGCCTGTATGGATCGTCGCGTATCTCGGCAACCATTAGTCAATTCACTGGCCTCAAGCGATAACTAACCGGTTATTTATTTTCTCCTTGTTTTGGCTTGGCTGTTCGGTTAACATAACTAAATAGTTAGTTAATCGAATGGCCTTTTTGTGCCCAAGGAGAAATTGAATGCCGCTGCTTCTTACTGAAGCTGCCAAGCTCTCGCGGGATGATTTCCAGCGCGGCGTGGTAGAAGAAATTATCACCGAAGACGCGCTTTACGCGCTGCTTCCGTTCACTCAGACGCAGAACCGCGTTTATTCCTACGTCCGCGAAGGCACGATCGCCGGCGGTGCATGGGCGGCTGCTTATGATACGCTTGAAGAAAGCGCATCGACCTACACCGAAGTCGACACCCGCGTGAAGGCGCTGATCGGTCAGGTTGACCTCGACAACCTCACGGTTGTTTCAGAATCCAATATCAACGATCAGGTCGCTCTTCAGGTCGCATCGAAGACCAAGGGTATGTCGCGCCAGTTCCGTGACAATCTGATCAATGGTGATGCGGACGCTGATCCGAAGACCTTTGACGGTCTGAAAAAGCTGGTCGTACCCGCTCAGACTCTTGAAGCTGGTGCTGACGGCGCCGCAGTTTCTCTCGCCGCTCTCGACGAGCTGAAGGACGCTGTACCGCTTCGTCCTGACTTCTTCCTGATGCGTCGCGGCACTTGGCGCTCGATCCGTGGTCTTCTCCGCGCGATGGGCGGCAACATGGCTGACACCATGATGATCCCGAACTTCGGCCAGCCTGTGCCTTGCTACGACGGCACGCCGATCCTGTTCTCTGAGTTCATCAAGGCCGACGAAGAGCAGGGCACGAACGACGCAACCACGTCGATCTACGCTGTTCGTGCAAACGAAGCTGATGGCGTGCACGGCCTGTTCCTCGGCGGTCATGCTGGTCTGAACGTGACCAACATGGGCGATCTCGAAGATAAGGACGCTATGCGTATCCGTCTTCGTTGGTACGCAGGTCTGGCTCTGAAGGCCACGCACTCGGTTGCTCGCCTCAAGGGCATCACCAACATTTAATCTTGTTACTAACTAAACCGTTAGTTATTATGGGGCAGGTAATTCCTGCCCCATTTTTATTAGGACAATCAAATGGACGATATGAAATATCTTCGACTGACTGCGAAAGAGTGGGCGGGTTACTCCGGTCCCATCGGCGTAGTCTGGTTCAAGGACGGCGTTTCTACAGAGCCTTGGCAGAAGCACGTTCGCGACCGAGTTTCCTCGGCAATTCCCATGGAAGAATTTACCGACGACGGTGACGTGCAGGAAGCAGGTCAGGCGGCCGACTCTCTGCGCAACCGTCTCGTTCGGGTTGAAAACCCTGCGCCGCTGAAGCGTCAGACGGTCGACGGAAAAGTCGCCGAAATGGTGAAGACCGTTCTGGGGAATGTGCCAAAGCGCACTCTTCGATCCCAGGATGAACTGGAGGCTATTATCGCCGCAAAGGGCATCGCCGGCCTCAGAGAAGTGGCCGCTGAGTGGAACGTGAAGGGTAAGTCGATCCCGGATCTTCTTGAAGCGATTAGTCGTGCTCAGAACTCTTACAGCTCCACGCATTTGGTTCGCTCGGACGCTTTGCGAGAGAAGTACGCGGAAGCATACGGGCAGAAAACCGAATCTACGGGTTCTGACGACGCCCTAACCTCCCCGGTGACTGAGAAGCCAAAGCGTGGCCGCCGTAAAAACAAGGAAATCGCCGAAGCCGCCGCAACAGGCGATCTTGCCGCGGCGCTCATCACTGACGAACCCGCACCGCTACCTCAAGCCGTGGTTAAGGATGAAGTCCCTGCGGCCGAACTCGTCGGCGATTGGGCCATCACCAAGGAGTAATGCTCGTGAACCGTTATCCGGAGTTTTACCCTGTCCTTCTGGAGTTTCCTCTTGTCGACGACAATGGCAAGCCTGTTGTTGCGACCCAGGCGACGCTAACCGTAGCCAACTCGGAAGGTGTAGATATTTATGCCGCAGGATCGGCCGATATCGAAATCACTGATCCTGTCAAAATCCGGATTCCCGAAGAGTTCAACTATCTGGATGACGGTTCACAGCTCGACGTGCGTGTAGCAAAACTTCGTTTGGTGACGGCGGATGGCGTGATCACTCGCACGCAGATGTTTGCCGTCACGTCGGAAACGCCACTGAAGGTGCTCTCGAACAGTTTTGTCACTTTCGAGAAGGCGGCGTTGATTGCGATGGGTATTGTGAACCTTGCCGGTTGGGCCAGCGCTACCGATGACGCCAAGATAACGGCGTTAAAGGAAGCGTATTCTAACATCATCAGCATGGTTTACGCGTATTCGGTCGACACGTCGAAATACCGCAGTCGCTTTGATTATGCGCTGGATTTCGACATTTTTGGCGGGCAGCGTGTCATCTCTCCCGCCGACTGGCTCGTTATGAAGGCCGCTGATTTTCAGGAAATGCCGCTCGAATTTCGCGCTGCGCTCATGAAAGCTCAAATTCTTGAGGCAAACGAACTTCTCGAAGGCGGCGTTGTCTCGCAAAAGATACGTTCCGGCATTACCAGTGAAACGATCGGGGAAAGCTCGATCACACTCAACGGCAACATGCTACGAACTTCGGTTGCTCGCAGTACGCTCGCCGTTCTGGGGCCGTACATCTACAATCGTACCGTTGTCGCGAGGGGCTAATGTTCATCCCCAACAGCAAGGGTACGTACCAGAAGGTTACCGGACGAGATATTCACTCTCGTCCCACTTACAGCGCGGCAATGATTTGCCCGTTCTCGCCCGTCAACATGCTTATCGCGGACCAGAAGACGTCGGTTCGAACCGACTCTTCGGCTTCCAGAGGTGCTGCGGACGAGCGCGTTGCTACAAGGGCCAAAATCCTCGTTCCGCCGTTCGTCGCCCTTTCTTTCGGTGACAAGTTCATGTTCGATGATATGGACTTCCGTGTTACCGCGGTTCACAAGCGGCGCAATGTTTTCGGCGCACTCGATCATCTGGAAATCGATCTGGAGATTGAGCCGTGAAGTTTCGCATCGACTCCAATATCGGTGAAGTCGTAACCAAGCTCTATAACCTTCAGGGCAAGGTGACGGATGCCGCGCGTTCTCAGATGATCCGCTCAGCCGATCGCATAGTTGAAAACGCCAAGAATTATGCTCCGGAAGACACCGGAACGCTTGTCGAGTCTATCAAGGCACGCCGCACATATGTGAACCGTCGTCTGTCTATCGAGATCGTAGCAGGCGACGGCCCGCCAATGCCGCATCCATATGGTTACAACCGCATGATCTCCGCGGCTGATTACGCCGCCTTGGTGCATGAGGCGTACTGGACTTTCACAAAGAAGCCGAGCGAGAAGACGCTCGCGAAGATTGCCACCTATGGGTCCAAAGTGGGCGAGGGGTTTCTGCGTACCGCTGTTGAAGAAGAGGCTGAGCGCCTGCATCGCAACATGATTGTGTCGGTCGAGAAGGTATTGCTTCAGGAGAATTTTCTATGATTTTTGACGTGATTGAGGATCGCCTGATCGCTTCCGGCGATTTCACTCCAGGAAAAGACCTATTCCGGAACTTCATGGGCGCCGACTGCCAGATCGGAGTTTTAATACGCGGACCGCTGACGGGTATCAGTATCGATCCGACTATCGATGGCTGGCACAAGGGGCGTATTCAGATAATCGTCCGCCACACGGACCCGGTCTTGGGACAACAGCTCATGAAGAAGGTCACGAAACTTGTAACCTTCGAAGGCGACAAGGTGTTCCCGGCTAATGATGAACGTGGCGAGCTTCGCCTACTTCTGTTCTTTCCTGAAACTCTGCCTATCCAGTTCCCCCGCCTGGAAGGCAATGCGATAGAGTGGTCTGTTCACTTCAAAACCGTTTTTTCGGTAGACCCTGAATGGTATCGAGAAGCGAATTAACTATCTCCGCAATCAATACCTAATCACCTACGTAGGCATTTAGGCATTATTTCTTGCCGTAATCTCACCGTTCAGTTATATTAACTAAATAGTTATTTAGCCAGAACGGCCAAGGAGAAATTGAAATGGCATCTAGCACCAAGAATGTGAAGCTTGGCGTGTGCAAGGTCTATTATGACGGCATCGACATGGGCTTCACCAAGGGTGGCGTGGAGGTTGAAGTTCAGTCCACCACCCACGACGTTACGGTTGACCAGCTCGGTGAAACCCCGATTGCTCAGCTTATCACCGGTCGTACGATTACGGCTTCCTGCCCACTGGCAGAAACGACGCTCGAAAACATGATCGCCGTCATGCCGGGCGCTACGCTCGTTTCCGATGGTGTAAAGGCCAGCGGTAAGGTCACGCTCACCGGCGTTGCTGTTGCTGGCGATACCGTACTTATCGAAGACTATCCGTTCGAGTATGCCGCAGTTCCTGCGACAGACTTTGAGGTTGCTATCGGCGCATCCGCTGCTGAAGCCGCTGAAAATCTGGCGTCGGCGATTAATGCCGCTGCTATCGAATGGTCTGCTGTTGCTGTGGGCGGCGTCGTGACGATTACCGCCAAGAAGAACGGTGTTGAGTACAACGCTCTGATCCAGCTCGATTTCGCAACCGCTGCCAACGCGACTGCAGTCGATATCGCAGGTGGCAAGGATTCAACCAAGGCTCGCGTCGAGGTATCTTCGGGCGTCTCGATCAATCTTCTCGACGTTGCAAAGCCGCTGCTTCTGCGTCCACTGAACACCGATGGTGAAGACGATCTGCTCATCTACCGCGCGGCTACTGCAGGTGCGATGCAGTTCGCTTATCAGCACGACAACGAGCGTATCTTCCAGGCGTCCTTCAGTGGTTTCGCCACGGAAGACGGCAAGCTCTTCAGTCTTGGTGATCGCACCGCGAAGGCAGCCTAATCCAATAATTCACGTGACTGGTGTGCAATCACCAGTCACTAACTCATTAGTTAACATCAAGGAAACCGGAAATGAATGAAGTTGTCATCAAAGTGGATCGCGTTATCGAGGGTGATTTCAAGCCGTTTGCGATCGAACTGAAGGGCAAGAAGCACTACATCAAGGAAGCCACCATTCGCGACTACATCGCAAATGAGAAAGCCTTGAAAGAGCTTCAGTCGGCAAACGCCGTCGAACGCGAAATTGAAATTCTGATGGATATGGTTTGCCGCGCATTCCCGACCGTCACCTTCGACGATCTTTCCGACCTTACACCATCTCAGCTCGTCGCCTTCGTTAATGACATGCGCGTCCTTTCGGGCGAAGCAACTCACGCTGACGAGAAGTCCGTGGAGGTGGATCCCGCTTCGGGAAAGTAAGACCTGGCCGGATCAAGTCCATCGATTACGACTTGATCTGCGCCAAAATCATGCGGGAGTTCCGACTTTCGTTCGATGAGACTGTCAATATGCCGGTGCGCCGCTTCTGGTGGATGCGCGATATGGTCGGAAGACTTCGGGCGGATGATATTCTCAAGCTGAGCAACCTGGGGATGCTGGCACTTGGAAGCGGCGAAAGTCGAACTGAATTGTTCGAAAGCCTGATCGAGACTGCCGGCTCCGATTACGAAGTAGAGGAAATTCATAGTGCCGATCCGATTATCGATCCGCGTACTGGACTGGACGTAAACTTCGACAGACAGGGACTTAGTGAACTGAAGGCGCTTACCTCCGCATTTGACTAACTAAATAGTTATTTAAGGACGGCGCCATGCAGAACGTTGCTTTTAACCTCCAACTAAATAGTGCGGCTTTTGATACTGCACTCAGTGGTGTCGCCAAAAGCCTCACCAATCTGCAGAAGCAGATCAGCCAGGTTAATCGTAACCTGAGCAGCATCACCAAGAGCGCCCAGAACACAGGTTCGGCTCTCGACGGTGCATCCGGCTCCATGCGTGGCTTCACTGCAACCGCTCGCGACCTGACTATTGTCGCGGGCGGTGTCTCGCTTGCCATCGGCGGTATGCGTCTTGCTGCCGAGTCGTGGATAGGCTCGATCATCCGCACGAACGCCGAAATGGAGCGACTTCGTTTCCAGCTCGCCGGCATGAGCAATGCGGCAGATCCCATGAAGGAGGCGCGACAGCAGGTTGAAGGTCTTCGCGATATGGCGAAGCAGACCCCGTTCGCGCTAAACACGCTCTCCAATTCCTTTGTTAAGCTGAAAGCAACTGGCGTCGATCCGATGAATGGATCGCTTCAGGCGCTCGCTGACGGTGTTGCAGCCTTCGGCGGTGACGACGAGTCATTCAAGCGTATCACGCTCGCCATCAGTCAGATGAGTGGTAAGGGTGTGATCCAGATGGAAGAACTGCGCCAGCAGCTTGGTGAATCCATGCCGCGAGCAGTTGAACTCATGTCGCGCTCGATGGGCGTGTCGATGGGTGAACTCACCAAGATCATCAGCACCGGGCAGCTAGAAGCCAAGCGCAATCTTCAGACGTTGTTTGAGGAAATCGAACGTACTTATGGCGGTCGCTCACTCGCCATGATGCAGACCTTCTCCGGTCAGGTCTCGCAGCTCAAAACGAACCTTCAGACACTGGCTACAAATGAAGGCGGCTCGGGCTTTTTTGACCAGATCAAGGGGCTTCTCGTCGAGCTGAACGACTTCCTCAGCACATCAAAGGCTGATGCGCTCGCCACTTCGCTTGGTAAGGGTCTTCAGGGCGCTGTCGGTTACGCTGTGGATTTTGCGCAGGCGCTCTATAGTGTGAGCGGCGCACTCCGGGATATTGCATACCTGGTTGGCGGTGTCGCCGCGCTCAATCTCGTTTTCACCGGTCTGAACAGTTCCATTTCAGCCGTGGCCAATTCCTTCGCAACGTTTGGTCGTGTTCGTCAGGACATGCAGGATGTTGGAGCTGCAACCAGTCTTTTCGCCACGCAGCTCTTTAAGACCGGCCAGACTGTTGATGCGGTCAAGATGGGCGCCGTCGGGCTTGCTGGCGCGTTGCGCGGGGTAGGTATGGCGCTCACCGCCGCGATGCCATTGATCTTCGCGCTTGGCTCTGCTGTCATACTTGCTGCTGATTATTTCGACGTTTTTGGCACGAAAGCTCAAAAAGCGTTCGAGGATTTCACAAAGTTTGGCGCTGAAACGCTTGAAGAAGCTCGTCGCATCTCGGACGAACGCGTCAAGATTGTAGAGGATGAAGTTGCGCGCAAGAAGCGGGCGCTGGAAACGGCAGAGCGCTTCGCCAATGCGCCCATGGCTGCTCAGTACGGCACGACCACTTCTCCGGAAGAGGCAGCTAAAAATCTGCTGGACGCTGAAAAGAAGGCTGCAGAGACCCGCCTCGCCATCGAGGAAGGCAAGAAGCAGACCATCGAGAGGCTCTCCCGAGAAGAAAACAACCGGATTGAGCGCGGCCTGAACGAGCGTCTGACCAAGCAGAAGAACGCTTACGACCAGGAAATGAAAGACCTGGGCGATCAGTATAACAAGCGTATGGAAGCTGCCAAGGAGGCGGGTGAATCTCAGCGCGAGATCCATGACAGATACGTCAAGGATATCGCCGCATCGCAGAAGAAGCTTCTCGAGGCCGAACTCTCCACCATCGACAGCTACATCAAGGAAATTGGCTCAAAGACTGTCGGCGCCAGCAAGGATCAGGTCGCTGTCTACCAAAAGTCTATCGATGATCTGAACAAGAAGCGACAGGCGACCCAGAGCCGTCTTTCCTCCATCAACGCTTCCAGCATTGCGCCCGTCATGCTCTCCGGCAAGGGTGACAACACAGAAAAGCGGATGGAGAAGGGCGCCAAGCTCCTCGGCACGCTCGTCGGTGATTACAAGGATCTCCAGGCGGAGATCGCGGGTTCATCCGGCGCTCTGGAAAAGCTCAACTTCGAGCTTGAGAATGGCAAGTATGGTAGCGCCAAGGAAGGTGCGGAAGCCTTCGAAGAGATGGCCGACGCGCTGCGGAATGCCACAATCGCCAAGGAAGCCTTCCATCAGATTGACAAGTCGAACGACAAAGTTTCGTCCGACATTGAGCACGCTCGCGTCAAGCTTCTGGAAGAGCAGATCGACCTTCAGAATAAAATCGCTGGCAAGACCGAGGATATCACCGAAGCCGAACGCATTCGGATGCGTCTCAACAATGGTGTCTACAAGGGACTTGGATCCGATACCGAGCGTTTCATCACCGAGCTGGAAGCTACGCTTGTTCCGATCACGCTGCAGGCTACCGCCTTGCAGAATGTCGGCGACGTTTCTCGCACCAACGCTTTCGGCGATGCGACCGCAAATGCCATCGATAACACCAAAACCAAGATCGAAGGTCTGACCACCACGGTCAAGACGCTGCGTGATACCATTGCCGGCGTCAACTTCGACAGTATGGGTACGCCAGGCCAGGGGATTCTCGGTAATATTTTCGGTGGCATCAACACCGCCATGAACGGTTTCCGAGACGCTATCAGTGGCGTGACGGCATCGGCGAACCTCATGTCGAAGAACATGAAGGTGTTTGGTAACCCTCTTGAGAAGGGCTGGAAGGAACAGAACATCGTTGGCGTCAAAGCTAACAATGGCATGTCCGTTCAGGTCCACCGAGAGGCTGCTTCTGCATTTCAGGGCTTCATAAACGATCTTCTGGCTACCGGTTACAAGATCAACTCTCTCGGTGGATACAACCCTCGTCTGAAGGTGAACGGGAAGGGTCTGTCGGAGCACGCCTTTGGCAACGCCATCGACATTAATCCTGCCCAAAATCCTTACGGCAAGAACCTCATCACGGACATGCCGGCCAACATTAACGAGCTGGCGGCGAAATGGGGACTTTCCTGGGGTGGTAACTGGAAAAGCGTCAAAGACGCCATGCATTTCGAGTGGACCGGTAAAAACGGATCTGCTGCGAATAGCAATATCTCTTCCGCTGATAAGGCTCAGATCGCATCTGTAGTCGCGCCCGAGATAGCTCAGGCTCTCCAGCCCGACGCCATCATCAAGCAAATGCGAGAAACGATTGCCGACGTCACCGGTAAGATCGATACCAACCTTGCTGATCTTGCAAAGCAGGACGCCAAGAATGCTGATCTGCGCACGCAGGCGGCAGACGCAACGTCCATGCGTAGTCTGCAAAACATTCTCAACGGGCTTAACCTGAAGGAAGACGGCTTCAGCAAGGCTCGCTCGACTTTCTATAATCAGGTCCGCGACGGCAAGATCGATCCGCAAAATCGTGATCCGGAAAGCGCTCAGTACGAAAAGCAGCGGAAAATTCTCGATGAGATTGAGGCTGCCGAGAGACGCATCAAGGACGCAAAGCAGGCTCAGGCTGATCTGGACAAGGCGCAGAACTCGGCGACGGACCGACTTGCCTCGTCCAAGGAAAAAATCGCCGCGCTCGAAGAGAAGCTGAAAAACCCGCACGCAATCGTTGATGATGCAGATATCCGTCGTGCCAAGCTTCTGTCCGAGGAGCTGAAAAACGCGGCAGAAGCGAAGTACGGTAAGGGGACCGAAGGGTACAACCAAGCCGTAATGCAGGGTGACGAGCTGGTTAAGTCTGCACTCCGGCAGCAGGGTCTTGAAGCTCAGATTGCCGCTAATAAGGAAATCGAATCCGCTCAGCGGGCCACGATGACCAAATCTCAGCTTCGCCAAAAGGAAAAGCAGGATGCGCTTGCAACCCTTGCCGCTCAGGAAGCTGCTATGCGGAAGGCTGGCCTCAGCGAAATATCAATCGCTGAGACAGTGGCGGCTCGCAAGAAGCAGATAGACGAACAGTACGGCTCCACGATTAGCAAGACATTCAGCGACACGGTGAAGTCGTGGACCGATATGGAAACGAATTTCAGCAACTCGCTTGACGGGATGATGGGTTCGTTCGCTGACGGCCTGACGAACCTCATTATGGGCACCGGTAATCTGAGCGACGCACTGAAAGGTATCGCCGCGCAGTTGGCGAACATGGCCGTGAAATGGGCAATCGGATCTGTCTTCGAAAAGAAGGGCGTTCCTACGCGTCATATGGGAGGCACGATCGGCTCCAGCATGGGCATGACGAAATCAATTTCGCCGCTTGCCTTTATCGGTGCGCCGAAGTTCCACACCGGCGGTGTCGTTGGACAGAAGTTGTTGCCGAGCGAAGTGCCGATCATCGCCAAGAAGGGCGAGGTCGTTCTGACCGCCGCTCAAGCCAAGGCTATGGGCAAGAACGGCACGATGACAGGCTCGGGTTTCAATAACTTCAATATCAGCGCTCCTGTCACTGTTAACGCGAGCGGCGGAACGAAAGAGCAGAACTCCGATCTCGCTAACCAGACTGCCAAAGCGATGGAGTCCACCATGCGTGGCATTGTTGCGGACGAAATTCGTAAACAGAGCCGTCCTGGAAACTCTCTGAACACCCGTAGCCGTAGGCGGTGAGATAACTAACTCGTTAGTGCAAAGGATGATCTAGAATGCCGCTTCCAACATTCAACCCAATAGTTCGTCCCTCTCCAGGGACGAACTACAGTCGAACCGTCAATCTTCTGAAAGCTGAGTTTGGCGATGGCTATAGCCAGAATACGCCAAAGGGCCTCAATCACATTCGCAAGAAGGTGAAATTGAAATGGGACGCGCTAACGCTTGAGCAGCGCAACCAGATCGAGGAGTTCTTCGCCTCGATGCAGGGGTATCTGCCGTTCTATTACAAACCGTATGGCGAAGACCGCACTTTGAAGTGGACCTGCGAGGAATGGTCTTCGGATATCGACGGCGGTGTTTTTACATTCAGCGCCGAGCTGGTTCAGTCTTTCACCAACGAGGTATAGCAAAAAGAAAAGGAGGCATTGCCTCCTTTTCTTATAGATTAGAGCCGTAGGTCTGAATGCAAGAAATGTCGCTCATCCACTGACCTTCATGCTTATTCCGCTTCAATTGCTCCGCATCTGCTGCGATTTCTGACTTATAAACGTCCTCGAGTGCGGCAATGCTGAAAGTTTTGTAATTCTTCTGGAAGTCCGTAAGATCATCTGTGGCGTCGAGCAATGTTCGCTCATGATCTTTAAACCGACGTTCCATTTCTTCCGCTCGGACCTGATGCATCGCAATACAAATATTCGTCTTGCCGAAGTCTTCACTTCCGGTCATTCCAATCAGATTGGCGCAGCGTCCGACGACGCCTGTTTTTATATCAGTCACCAGATCGGTTACACTTTTGGACTTAGCGTCAAAACGAATATCAGATTCTCGACTGTAAAGATCCGAAATAGGCTGAGCTAGAATAGCGTTCACGCGCCTCAGTTCGGCGGGAAGATTCATAAGTGCCACAACTGGCGTTTCAGTTTTATTCGCGACGATATCGGCGACCTGATCGTCAATCCATTTGGCGGCCGCTTTACAGGTATCCTTGCTGATTTCCAGTTTAGTCGCCGTCTGGCTCTCAGAGCATCCAGTTATCGAAAGTGCGGCAATCAACGCAATAACTAATTTGTTCATATCATCCTCATTTGCATCTGGCTTCTACCAGAAAATATAGCCGCGGCAAGAAGGACATTTGCGGCAACCGCTCTCCCAATAATAACTAAATAGTTATTTATTTAATCTCACTAATTGGTTATTATCTCTCTGATTAAAGGGACATGTTATGGCGACTATTCAGACAGAGCAGCAAAGCCTCACACCATCCGGTATCGTTTCTCTCTTCACATTGGACGCAACCTCCTTGGGCGGTCCTGTCATGAACTTTGTTCAGGCAACGAAGCACAAGTCCTTGGTGAAGTTCGGTGGTGTCGAATATCAGCCGATAGACGTCGAATTTAGCGGACTGGAAACGTCGGGGCAGGGCGCTCTACCAACTCCGACTATTCGTATGGCCAACACCGACGGTATTCCCCAAGCAATGGTGAATACGTGGGGAGACCTCACGGGCTGTCCTCTTACTCGCGTTCGCACGCACGTCCGCTTTCTTGATGGAGAGCCTGACGCGGATCCATCTGCGGCATATCCTGCTGATTTTTTCCGTATCGAGCGTAAATCGTCCGAGAATAACGTCTACATTGAGTGGGAGCTTTCCACGTCTATCGATCAGGAAGGCAAAATGATCCCCGGAAGGACGATCATTCGCGAAACCTGTTTGTGGCGTTACCGCTATTTCGACGTTTCGAAGGGCAAGTTCGACTATTCGAAAGCTCAATGCCCCTACGCCGGGAACAAATATTTCGACATTAACGACCGCGAGGTCAGCGATCCGGCTGATGACGTACCGTCTCGCCGACTGAATTGCTGCAAGACCCGTTTTGGCGAAGGCGCTGCATTACCGTTTGGTGGCTTTCCTGGTGTGAGGAGAACGCAATAATGAGCGTCTTCTCACCAGAAGTTATTACCAAAGCCGGCGAGCACGCTCGCGAGGTCTACCCAGAGGAAAGCTGCGGACTCGTTGTTAGTGGCGAGTATATTCGTTGCGATAATGTTGCAGACGACCCGAGTGGCCACAAAGAGGAAGATCCTGACTGCGGCTGCCGTCTCTGCTCGTTCATTGTCGATCCAAGCAAAATTTCTCGTCATATTCACAATACCGAGGCTGTGATCCATTCGCATCCGGACGGGAAGGCATTTCCTTCGAAATCCGACATGGATGGCCAGATTGCCTCGGACCTGCCGTGGGCAATCATTCCTCTCAACGCCGAACGTGTCTTCGAGCCTGTGATCTGGGGCGAGGGTGTTGCTCCGTTGATCGGTCGGCAGTTTGTTCACGGCGTAAGCGACTGCCTCTCGCTGATCCGCGACGCGTACCGTCTCGGTAAGGATGCGCTCGCCGAACAAGGCATTGAAGACTGGCCGTTCGACCCGATCGATTTCGCAGACATTGCCCGCCAGGACGCTTGGTGGACCAAGGGCGAAAACCTTTATCTCGATAACTTCGAGAAGTGGGGGTTCGAGCTTATTGACGGCGCGTCGGCACGTCCAGGCGATGTTTTCGTGATGCGTATTCCACGCAAGGCGGTGGCGCCAAACCACGGCGGTTTGCTGCTGAGCAACAGTCTCATTCTCCATCACCTTCCAGACAGACTTTCGAGACGCGAGGTCGGCAGTGGCTGGCTGCTCGCCGCGGAAATGTGGTTCCGATACAAGGGTTTTGATAATGCGTAAGATCGTGCTTCATGGCGCGCTTGCCAAGAAATTTGGCAAAGAGTTCTTCTTTGACGTGGCAACGGCTTCAGAAGCTGTACGCGCTCTATGCACGAACTTTCCAGAGATGATCCGGGAGTTTCGCGAGGGACGCTGGCATGTCGTTCGCGGCGCGCACATCGATAAGGGTCTCGACCTTGATGACGAACAGTATGCGCGCCTGAAACTCGGCAAAGCCGATCTTCATATCGCTCCATTCGTGGCCGGCTCAAAGCGAGGCGGCCTTCTCAAAGCTGTTCTTGGCGTTGTCATGATTGCGACCGCCTTCGCGTTCGGTGGCGCAGCTATGTTCGCAACACCGATCATGAGCGGTCTTGGCGGAATGACATGGGGTAATCTGGCTGTGATCGGCGGAGCGATGGCTCTGTCAGGCATATCTCAGCTTTTGGCGCCAGAATCGTCCGCCGAAGAAGATAGTGAGAGCTTCATCTTCTCCGGTCCCGTCAACAGTTCCGAGCAGGGTGTTGCCGTTCCCCTGATCTACGGTCGCACCATGACTGGTGGTGTGATGATCTCCGGCGGCATCGATGTTGAACAGATTGCTGCGACTGGCGGCTCGCGCGGTGGCGGGAGCAAGAAATGATCCACGCTACAAATTTCGATCCGATTCTTTCGCGCATGAACGCCAATCCATTCCGCGGCCGTGGTGGTGGCAAGGGTTCTGGCGGTGGCGGAGATAACAACACGCTTCGCTCCAAGGCGCATATGCGTCTCATTGAAGTGCTGTCCGAAGGTCCCATTGTCGGTCTGGTTGATGGAAAGAAGTCGATCTATCTCGATCAGACGCCGCTTCTCGGCGCCGACGGCGTGGAGAACTTTGAAAATGTCATTATGGAGGAGCACCACGGCTATCCTGACGATACGCCGTTCGTTGGCTTCTCTGCTGTTGAGAACACCATTTCTGTCGACACGCAGGTCAAGGCATCTTCTGGCGGCGTTGTCAGAACTATCTCCAATCCGGATGTGACGGGCGTCAAGGTTACGGTCCGTTACCCCGCTCTCGTAAAGAACGACAGTAAGAAGGGTTTGAAAAAGACCTCCGTTTCTTACGCTATCGATCTTCGAAGCTATGGCGGTGATTGGACCGAAGTTCTTAAACACGACGAAAATAACCAGAAGACGGTCTCAGCTTTTCAGCGACAGTTTCGCGTCAAGCTGCCGAGCACCGGTGCGCCGTGGGACATTCGCGTTCGCCGCATCACTCCGGATAGCACTGACGACAATCTTCAGAATGAAACGTGGTTTGATAGTTACACCACGATCATCGAAGGCCGCTTTACGTATCCTTATACGGCTGCTGTAGCCATTGAGGTTAACGCCGAGGATATGGGTTCCTCGATGCCAGCTCGCGTCTATGACGTTGAAGGGCTGATTGTCAGCGTTCCCTCCAACTACGATGCGAGATTGCGGAAGTATGTCGGTGTCTGGAACGGGACTTTTAAACAGTCCTGGACAGATAACCCGGCGTGGATCTTCTACGACCTCATTAAGAATGATCGTTATGGCCTTGGCGAGTTCATCGATGCAGACATGATCGATAAATGGTCGCTCTACACCATTGCTCAGTATTGCGATCAACTCGTTCCGTCTGGCTTCCGTGATCAGAACGGCAACGATGTTATGGAGCCGCGGTTTACCTATAACGGCGTGATCCAGAACCGGGACGAGGCTTTCTTTGTCCTGCAGTCCATTACACGTGCCTGGCGCGGTATGGCGTTCTGGGCAATCGGTCAGGTTTTCGCAACAGCCGACATGCCGGCCGATCCCGTCAAGCTCGTGACGCCAGCCAACGTCATCAACGGTGAGTTTGAGTATTCCTCAACGGCCATAAAGGCACGTCACTCCGTCGTGATGGTGACCTGGAATAACCCAGACAATTTCTATCAGTCAGAAATTGAACCGGTCATCGATTCCAAGCTTCTGCACAAATACAACTGGCGGGAAAAACAGGTCACCCTTGAAGGCTGCACCTCGCGCGGCCTCGCTCATCGTTATGGTAAGTGGATCATCGATAGTGAACAGCATGAAACCGAGACCCTGACTTATCAGGCGTCGTGGGATCATGCAGATTTGCGCCCCGGCGATCTTATTGCAGTTTCAGATCCGACGAAGGCAATGATCCGCGCCGGCGGTCGTGTCGTTTCGCACTCCGGTAACGAAATCACTCTTGATGCCGATTTCGAAGCGAATGCTGGTGAATCCTATTGGCTCATGATGACCATGCCCGACGGCTCGGTCGAAAAGAGACCTATCGGCTATTGGATTGACGATAATATCTGCGTTGTATCGCAGCCTTTCTCCGCAACAGCTCTGGCGAATGCGATGTTCACGATCACCGGCACGGATATCGTTCCGCGTCAGTATCGGGTGTTGTCGATTGAGGAAGAAGAGGCGAACATTTTCCGCGTGACCGCGCTTCAGCACGATCCGCAGAAATATGATCGTATTGAAAAGGGGATTGTCTTTGATCCGCTGCCGTACAATCGGCCCGACAAAACAGCAAAGCCGCCAACGGGACTCAAAGTCACCGAAAACGGCTACGTGTCGAATGGAAAATCCTTTCATACTCTGACCTGTTCGTGGACGCCGCCCACGAACCAGACAACGCGTGGGTATTACATCACGGTTGATGACCCTGACGGCAACACGATCACTCTGGGCTTTACCGAGAACACTTCCATTGATCTCGATAATGTCACGGGCGGACTTTACACTTTCAAAGTGCAGTCGATTAACTACGTAGGCACGGTGTCTAAGGCTGCTACCTTCGATTTCGAAGCTGCTGGCCCCGAAGGCTTTGCTAAACCGTCCGTCGAGTACGTCCAGTTGATCGACAATCCGGGGTCTACTGAGTTCACCTCCCGACGCCTTTCCTTTGAATGGAAGAATAAATTCCCGACGTCGATGAGTGCGATCTCAGGCGAGACAGATTCGTATTCACCTTATTATCGAGCAAACCGTGTCAGGATCTATCGCGCCAGTGACGATGTTCTGTTGCGCGAAGCGATGGTGGTCGGAACACAGTTCACCTACGAGTTTGAGGCGAACGAAAGTGATAATCTCGCGAAGGGCGGTCAGCAGCCGGCCCGCAATCTTCGTGTCGCGGTTTCTGTGCTCGACACGGTTGGTCGCGAGTCCAATCCGGTTAGCGTCGTCTTCAATAATCCGCCTCCTGCCGCTATATCGCCCATCTACAACGTCTGGGAGAACGAAATCTGGCTTGGTTACACCAAGCCGACTGATGCCGACTTTGAAGGCGTAATGATGTGGGTTGAGGAGGAGAGTGGTTACGATCCCGCGACCACGGCTCCGGCCTACGAAGGGCCGAATAATCCGCACACATTCAAGCTCGATTACGAGAGCGTTTATTACGTCCGCATCGCCGCTTACGACGCTTTCGGCAAAACTGGCCTGAACTATTCGTCCGAGGTGCCGATTACGACGCTTTCAAGCGGCGCCGACATGGAGCCGCCGAAAACCCCAACCGGTCTGGCGGCGGTGTCGAAGCTCGTCAACGGTCGCGTTCGCATGACCGTTACCTGGAACAAGAACTCCGAAAGCGATCTGGCTGAGTACGACCTGCAGATCGCCCAAGCCGGTGGCAATTTTGTCAGCTTCCTACTCACAGAAACGATGTGGGAAAGCGACGTTCTTCCGGGCGTAGTTTACACGATCAAGCTTCGTGCGCGTGATAAGAACGCGAACAGTTCTCCATTTACGGATGAAATCCGACACGAGGCAGCGAAGGACGTTACACCTCCGGGTGCAATCACGAATGCGCGCATCGCTATCGGTCTTACATCGTTGTGGCTGAACTGGACCAATCCTTCCGATGACGATCTGGATCACATCGAAGTTTGGGAAGCGGCTGAAAATGATTTCACGAAGGCCGAACTTGTCGGCGTCACTGCCGGCAATTCGTTCCCCCGTACTGGTTTGGACAATCAGGTCGAGCGGTTCTATTGGCTCGTAGCTGTAGACACATCCGGCAACAAGTCGGCAGTTTCCGCTGTTGTGAGTGGAACTACCGCCGAGATGCCGGACGCAAAGCGTGTCACGACGGTCGGTTTTGTTCTAAAGCCAAACGAACCTGATGCTGACAAAGTCTCCTGGGACGCTTTCCAAATTTCGTTTGGGAAGCCCGGCGGCGTGGTAACTACTGAGAATGTCGAAGCGGGTAACGCAACTTGGCCTGGTGATGATCTCTACCTCTATTACGTCGAGGGAACCAACACTCTGAGATCGACGACTTCGGTCTCGACAATGTTCCTGCAGTACGGTCACCCTTTGGCCGTCTACCGCGGCGGCACCGATGTTGAGCTTTCGGGCGGTAAAACGCTTATGTCCGGCAAGGATATCATCGCAGGCACCATCGGCGCCGAGCAATTGATTGCTAACGCGGCCATCATCACCGGTACAGCGCAGATCGCCGACGCCATCATTACAAGCGCAAAGATCGTCGAGCTGGATGCGGCTAAAATTAAGGCTGGCTCAGTTCTGTCCGAGACCGTTGTGGTTGGTGATGGTGGCGATGCACTGAAAGATATTGCCGATAAGGCGAACGATCCTGCTGGCCAGATCAATAAGGGCACCACGATCATTCAGCCCGGTAAGGTGCAGATCAACGGAAAGACAACTCTTTCTAGCTGGATATCTGGTAGCGATAATACCAGCATTGACGGCGGCAAGTTGGCAACCGGCTCGGTGAAAGCAAATTCGGCCGAGTTCGGGATGCGCGGTATCACCGTTGATGGCATTACGTTCGAGCATAATAGCCCAAGCGCTAACAGAGTTTCCTGGACGGCAGGCGCGATCACTTATGTCGATGATGACGGCAGCTTCAAAACTGCAAATATTACGGCAAGCAACGCCGCCTGGACGGCGGGCACGCTGTGGCTTTATTGGGTAAAGGGTGAGACGGTAATCCGTGCGACGACTGTCTACGCTACCGCGAATGCGACGAACAATATCATTCTGGCCACCTATAAGGGCACGGTGTTCTTGTTTGCCGCTTATGGACGCACGATTGTCGACGGCGGGCAGATCAAGACGCAGAGCATCCAAACCGAGCAGCTCGCTGCCGGTGCGGTTACAGCTCAGGTTATTAGCGTCACATCGCTGTCTGCCATTTCTTCGAACCTTGGCGATATTCGCGGTGGCTCCTTGAACATTGCTGACAAGTTCATCGTCAACTCCGCGGGCCTCGTAACCGTGCGTTCTGCCGTTAGCGGCGCCCGGCTCGAGTTGACCAGCAATAGGCTCTTGATCGTGGATAATACTTGACCCATATTAACTAACTCGTTATTTATTATTCATGTCAAATCGTATCCTTATCGGCGATCTCAATGGCGAAGAAGTGATCCGGGTTGCAAAACCCGGATACAACGTCGCTGATGTCAATTTGAGCATCGATGGATTGTCGTTTGACAGTCGATGGCAGGCGGTAGGCAAAATCTTGCTGTCGGGTAAAACCAGTCTACCAAGCAGAACGGCAAGTGATCCGGTGTATTCAGTTACGGTCTGGTATGGCCTCGCGCTGAAGAGGCCGCCATTTGCTTTCGCTTATGTTCGGGACATAATCCCGAATAGTTCGCCAGGAGCGTGGCAATTAGGGCCGCCACAAGTCTTTCAAGATCGGCTCGTATTCTCAACCGTTCCGGGCGGCTACAACTTCGCCAAAGATATTTCCTATTTTGTGATGGCGATCTGATGAGTAACCGCATTCTCATCGGAGAACGATACGCCGGCAATCTAGGCGCTTGGGTGTCAAATCCCGGCTTCGATGTTCTGACGGCAGACGCGCAGGATCTCTCCTTTGACATGAACCGGGTGCCCTTTCGTGTGCTTCAGAAAGGGCAGTTCAACCATGTAGCTAATCAGGATTTCAACTACACGTATCGCGTTACGTTTCCGTCAATAGGATACCCGCCGATTATTCTCGGTCACATGATCAACACCTCTGATCCAACCTATTGGCTCGATGATGCCCAGTTCTCGTTCGATCAGATTCAGGAATCGTCTTTTCTACTTAAAATGTGGTCGTTTGGCTCTATCGGGGAAACCTACAAGTACAATCATACCTTCACCTATTACGTCACGAACATCCCGTTGGTGCAGTGATGGTAAATCGTGTTGTGATCGACCCCGCTTACGGTTTTCGAATTTCAAAGGCCGGTTTTGATGTGTTCTCGGCTGCGGACAAGGATCTCCTTTTTCGCGACACTTGGAGATTGCTGCGCGTTGCGAAATCCGGCGCAATCTGGATTCCAGCAGCCAACGGCTCAAACCAGCAGTACGGCTCTCAGACGATCCCGCACGGCGTTACGCTAAGCTCCAACAATTTCATCGCCGGGTGGGCACTCGGTGGCGGCGGATATGGATACTCGGTCGATTATTTCATCGTCGGCGGCAATGGCGGCGGCTCGTTATTCGACAATAACAACTATTACATTCATGCCGCTTTGGACCCGTGGAATATGCGCCTGGACTATCAGATTGGCGGCGTTTCCGGCTTCGGTGGCGCAGAACTTAAATACGTAATTATGGACTATTGAACGATGATCATTGAGTACGATAATTCCGGGCGCATCATTCATATGATCTACGATCCGGTCGATCCGACGATCGTGGATTTTTATACGTCTGAGGATTTTGAGGGTAATGTTTTGAACCTTGAGCCAATCCCTTGGCCGCCAACTCAGGATATCGACATTGATACGGGTCTTCCGGTTGTCGAAATTATCGATGAAGAAGAAATTCCAGTTATGTCGTCCAAGGGTAAAGACTATGCCAAGGTTGATATGACGGGTCAGTACATCAAGGATGGCGCTGTAACACGCAGGCCAACCTTTAATTTGCCTGAAATGACGGCTGCAGAAGTCGGCGATACGCTTCGCTTTGATGACCTTCCTCTGGGCACCGTTATATTTCTAGATGATGAACGTCACGAACTCTCCGAAAATCAGCTCACTCTGGAGTGCGATATGGCAGCCGATTACACGATTAAATTCGTGTGCTGGCCTTATATGGATGCGGCGGTAAAGGTTACGGTCAATGAAGCTCAGCCTTAAAAAGAACATCGACGCCTTGCGCGAAGGCGCTCTCGCGCAGATCGCAGTTGGCGCACAAGAAGCCTTAGCGAGATACAAATCTCCGAGCGAGTATGTGGCCAAAGCACATGCTCGAAAGCAAAGTGAACATGCTATTTATAAGCAGGATTCATCGCTAACCGCAGACGAACTGCCAATCATGTTCAGTGAGGCAGAAGCGCTTGGAACAGATATTCATACTGTGGCCGCCATCTGGGATCAGAAGATGAAAGAGGAGAGCCTGATTATTTCGCGAATTGAGGCAATCCGTTTAACTGCAAACAAAAAGGTGCGCGAGGCTACAACACCAACTGCAATAAATGAGGTTATAGCCCGGATCGAGTGGCCGTAACTCAGTCTAAAATTGATTTCTGCCTTCTGTTGTGGTAACTAATTAGTTAGTTACCATTCCAACAGGAGTCTATCTATGGCTGACACTCCGCGTCTTCTGGTTACGCCAGTAACCGTTGGCTTTTTTCTGTCGATTGTCAGCGCTCTGACAGTTGGCTGGAACGCAGTTGGCTACTTCAAAGGCATCGAACAAAAGAACGTCGAACAGGATTACCGCCTTGATCGCAGTGACAAGGATAATGAATCCATGCAGGCGACGATGAAAGAGAACAGCAAAGAAGTTTCCTCTTTGCGTGAGTCCATCGTCCGGCTGACGACAGTCATTGAATCCTCGACCGCCACAAAGCGCGCTGACTTTTTCCTCGGACCCCATTACCCGCAGAATTTAACTGCATCGGAGGACAAGTATGCGCCTCCGCGATGACTGGAAACACATTCTCCGACACGCCTGGTCAGTACGACTGATCGTAATTGCCGCGCTGCTGTCCGCAGCCGAGGCGGCATTCCCATTCATGGAAGATTATCTCGGATTGCCTCCACAGAAGTTCGCGCTTCTGACGGCGCTGATTACATTTCTGGCAATCCCCGCTCGCCTGATGGCTCAGAAATACACAATCAAGGATAAAGATGATGGCGAGTAGATTGAAAAACATCGCTAAGGGCGTCACCGGCGTAACTGCTGCCGGCGCTCTTGCTATTTCACTGGTTGGCGGTTTCGAAGGTCTTCGTTTGACCGCCTATAAGGATATCGTGGGTATCTGGACTGCTTGCTACGGCGAGACGAAAGGTATCAAGCCTGGCATGAAATTCTCCAAGGAGACCTGTAACAACATGCTCATCGATAGTCTGGTCGAGCATGAGCAGGGTATGCGCAGATGCCTGGTTAACCCGGACAAGGTCCCGGTCGAGACCTACATCGCAAATTTGTCACTGACCTACAACATCGGCACCGGCGCTTACTGCAAGTCAACAGCGGCCCGCAAGCTCAACGCTGGCGACATTCGCGGCAATTGCGAGGCTCTGACCATGTTCAATAAGGCTGGCGGTAAGGTCGTAAAGGGTCTTGTCGACCGCCGCGCCAAGGAGAAGGCCCTCTGTCTGAAGGGGCTATCCTGATGGGTCTCATCTCCATCGAGGGTAAATCTGTGATCTGGCTGGCGGCGACCGTAATTATGGTCGTCGCAGTCATCTCCGGTGGGGTCTTTGTTTATAACCGCATCTACGACCGCGGCTATCAGGCCGCAAAAATCGAAGATGAGGCACTTATGCAGAGAATGAAAGAAGCCAATGAGCGGGCCATTACGGCTGCCGAAAAAGCGCTTCGGGAAGACCTAGCCAATCTGAAGCTCGAAAAGGACAAGCTGGAAAATGAAGTCAAGCGCCTCGATGATCAGGCTGATCAGGATCCTCATGCTGACACTGGCGGCATCAAGCGCAGCAGCGTGCAGCGTCTCAACGCCATCCGCTAAGGCTCCAATCAATCTGCCCGAGCTTCCGAAAGAGCTTTACTGCGATCCTGAGAAGGACGAGACATGCGCGCCAGTATGTCCTTATGCAACCGAAATTCCCGACCGAGACATAAATCAGTCTGAAGTAGAGAAACTGTGGCGCCAAGACCGGGTCAGTCTGAAAACATGCCGTGATAAGCTTACTAGCACTGTTAAATATTATCAGGTTCTTCGAAGCAATCTGTCAGCTCCCGAGCCAACTCTCTAATTAGTATATATCTTAAAAGGTATGTTGATAATAATTAGAGAGTTGGTCGCTCATCCCGGTTCCAAAACCGAGCTATGTAATGTAAACTAACTATTCAATTAGTTATTTCCGGATATGTTCGATGGCCTCTTACGACCAATATCTCCAGGGTAAAGCGATCCAGACCGGCTGTGAGTGGCGACTGCGGTTCACTGTTCAGTCTGAAGTGCTGGAAACCTTTCCAACGACTGCAAAATTTGTCGCCCAGTTTCGCGAGAAGCCGGAAGGACCGGTGCTTGCTGAGCTGACGACGGCTAATGGCGGAATTGTTCGGATCGACGGGAACTCTTTAGAGCTGGTTCTCAAAGGAACTATGACAGCGGGTTGGAGCATCAGCTCGGTCATGACCGATATCGTTCGAACGGACGGCGCCCAGAAGGTTCATCTTGGCTTCGACCTTATCATTCCGGTCAAGAAATCGATCACGAGGGTATAATGGCCGAAGACCTTATCATTTCCTACGCCAACGACATTCAGGTTCGCCCCCGGCACAATCATGAAGTTCGTGTCACGTTGACAAAACAGGGGCCGGCGGGTGTTCAGGGTCCGAAAGGGGACACTGGCGACGTTACGCAGGACGCGCTCGACGCACTTGCGGCTGCGAAGATTGCCGAAACGAATGCCAAAACTTCGGCTACCAATGCCAAGACGTCAGAGACGTCGGCCGCCGCATCCAAAACTGCGGCATCGACCTCTGCGACTAACGCCAAAGCTTCCGAAACGAATGCCGCCGCGAGCGCATCGGCATCTCTTGCCGCCAAGACAGCTTCTGAATCAGCCCGCGATGACGCTCAGGCGTCTAAAATCGCGTCGGCAGCGTCTGCCACCGCCGCCAAAACCTCGGAAACAAATGCCAAAACTTCTGAAACGAAGGCTGCTGCGAGTCAGACCAGTGCTGCAAACTCGGCCTCTGATGCAATAGCCGCTCGCGACGCCGCCAAGGCATCAGAAACGAATGCGAAGACTTCCGAGACAAACGCTGCCGCTTACGCAGTAGATGCTAAAGCGAGCCGCAATGGTATCGAGGCTTTCGTTGCTGATGCAGAAACGTCCGCGGCTGTCGCAAACGCAGCCAAGGCCGACGCTATAACTGCCAAGATAGCGACTGAAACCGCGCGCACGGACGCCCAGAACGCCGCTTCAACAGCCGTTGCTGCAAATACCGCCGCTCAGTCGGCAAAATCGGATGCAGAGGCCGCCAAGACAATCTCCGAAACGGCGAGAGATGAAGCTGTTGCTTCCGTCAGTGCGATCGGCACTTCGGTCGACGACGCTCTTACCGCTCGTAATGAAGCCGAGGGCTTCGCTCTACGTGCTGAAGCCGCTGCTGAAGAAACCTCTATATTCGACCCTGCAAGTTTCATGCGCAAGTCGAACAATGGTTCCGATTTTGCAGATGTAAACGCCGCTCGTGAAAATATCGGGGCACAGATCAAGCTCGATACCGTGAGCCAGGCTGAAGCAACCGCGGGCACCGAAAAGATCGAGCGAAATTGGACCGCCGAAAGGGTTAAGCAGGCAATTGACGCGAACATCGCTTCAAAGGCCGATCTTAACTCGCCTGACTTTGCAGGGATTCCAACTGCTCCGACGGCAGTAGTCGGCACAAACACCACTCAGATTGCTACAACTGCATTCGTAAAGGCTGCGGTCGACGAACTGGTCGGCGCGGCACCTGGTGCTCTCGATACTCTCCAGGAATTGGCAGATGCTATCGGTGATGATCCTAATTTCGCCACGACTGTTACCAATCAGATCGCGTCGAAAGCCGATCTTGTTCACACGCATTCGGTCACCGATATCGATGGATTGAAGGCTGCGCTAGACAGCAAAGCGCCTTTGGCATCACCCGCCCTTACCGGCACGCCCACAGCGCCTACTCCGACGAAGGGTGATAGCTCGACTAATTTGGCTACGACCGAATTTGTTTCGGTTGCTGTGGCTGATAAGGCTGATCTAGCCCACACCCACGCAATTACTGACATTCTTGAACTGCAGCCGACTCTGGACAGCAAAGCGAACGCTGCCGAGGTTTCGGAGGCGCTGAGCTTGAAAGCTCCGCTCGACTCGCCGACTCTCACCGGTGTTCCCAAAGCTCCCACAGCGACCAAAGGCACCAATACAACTCAGGTCGCCACCACGGCATTTGTAGCAGCGGCAGTTGCTAATCTGTCCGGGGCGGAGCATGAGCATGAAATCGCCGATATCAATGGTCTGAAGGCCGCGCTGGATGGTAAAGCCGCGCTCTCGCACGAGCACGCCATTACTGACGTAACTGGCCTGCAAACCGCATTGAACGCTAAAGCCGCGCTCTCGCATACTCATAATATGGACGATGTTGCCGGTCTTGGGGCTGCCTTGGACCTGAAGGCGCCACTTGCTTCTCCCGCCCTCACTGGCTCACCGACGGCTCCAACCGCAACGTCAGGAACGAACAATACTCAAATCGCCACGACAGCATTTGTCGGCGCCGCAGTCTCCAAATTCGGTGATGAGCTGACGATCGCCGGTGTGGATGGCCTTCAAACTGCTCTTGATGCGAAATGGGAAACCGCCGACCTCACTCTCATATCTCAGGCAGAGGCAGAGAGTGGTTCAATGACGACCGCGAGAGTATGGTCCGCTCAGCGAGTTCGACAGGCCATTGATAAGGCAGCGTTTCAGATTAACGGCTCTATCGCAGCGTCTGTAAACCTGAATGATATGCTGACTCCAGGTCTCTGGCATCAAGGTGCCAACGCCAACACTTCAGCCGCACTCAACTATCCTGTTCTGCTCGCAGGTATGCTTCAGGTGACTGCGGCTTCTAATATGGTCTATCAAACATATACGGCCTACAGCACCGGCAAAATCTACTCCCGTGTCAAATATCAAACTGCATGGTCGTCTTGGGTC